TTATATATAATCCTAACAAATCTCCAACTGTCATATCGATAGAAGGAGGTAAGTACCAATTTATTTTAGTTCCAGCAATAGTATTCTTAAAATACCATCCATTAACAGCATATTGATTTACTAATGAGGTTGGTGGTTGAGAAGGTTCTATACCATCTGCAGATATAGCTATACTAGGGTATACTAATGATATGTTTGTATATAATCCTAGTTGTCCTGTAGGTCCTGTAGCACCAATAGGTCCGGTAGGTCCTGTTGCACCAATAGGTCCGGTAGGTCCTGTTGCACCAATAGGTCCGGTAGGTCCGGTAGGTCCTGTTGCACCAATAGTTCCTGTGTTACTTGATATTAAAAAATCGGGTTTTAAACTAATCATACAAACTCCTGTTGCACCTAAAATACTATTAAATTGACTATCTTCAAATAAAATAGTATGAATAGCTTTATCAAAATCAATGTAACCTGCATTATCAAAATCAAAATCACCAACATTTATACCTTGTAATGCTTGAAAAATATCTTTTTGCTTATTATAAGCAAATAATCCAGAATGTGTAATATATAATTTGTTTCCTTTATCAGTAGTTTCTGATTCATTCTTAAATGAAAATATTTTTGATCCTGTAACAATTCCAAACTGTTCTAATCCTTGTGGGGATTCCGAAAATTCTAAGAGCAAGTCACCTAAGCCAATTCCTGACATTTTTATATTTTAACAAGTTTTTTCTTTTCAGAGAAAATATTATAACCATATGTAAAATACTGTAGATATACATTTGTATATCTTAAATCTTAAACTAACTATATATTAATTTGTTAGCAATTATTTATTATTTATTAATAATAAATGAGTTTACAAAGAAAAAAAAAAGATCTCTTTAATTATATATATTTTGGTTTTTTTGAAGACAGAAATTTTGAAATCACTAGTATAGAAACAAAAGACATAAAATTTGATTTAAGTACTCAACTAGATAATCTTGAGCTAATAAATAATTCATTGAATTTATTACCAATAGATGCATGGGTCTTATGTCAAGTAATTAAAGTAAATACAGACCATACATTTATAGATATTAAAATACTAATATCTGGTAATTTTAAAATAAATCAGGATTATTTTCCAAAAATTATGTTGGCTGATGATGTTAAAAAGTCACATTTAGTATGGGGATATCTTACAGATTTACTCTTGAACACTAATTTAGTCTTAAATAAAAATTTTAAAAGCGAAGGAATAATAGGTTTGGCATTTATATCAGTTAAAAAACTAAAAGAATTTAATTCTAATCAAAATTTATTGAAATTTTTTCCAGACTTATTGCCAAAAGAATTACTTGTAGATAAATTATTATCAGAATTAAGTGAAAAAAAATTACTACAATTACGTCTTACATCCACTGAATTAAGAAAATTAGCTGATTTAAAAAGAACTTTAGTTTTTAAAAATATACCAGAAGACTTTGACTATACTCAAAGAAGCATAGAACTTTATTGCAATATATTTGGTAAAAATCCTACAGATTGCACTTTATGTCTTAATCTTAATTTTAAAGTTAAAGATAGCGAATATGAAACTCCAGTTATTGAATGGAATAGAAATTTAATTGAATCTACAATTAAAATACAGCTTAAAATAAGTTGTAGGACTTTTTGTACAATTAAAAGAAGCATTTATGATAATACTTATAGGAATCAAAAATTAAATATAGTGCATGAGTGTATTTCAAGTTTACGAAACATTGTATCACTAGAAATTGATTTTGACGGTAATTGGCTTATAAAAGATATAGGTAATAAATTCTTAACAAGTTTTAGTCAATCAAATATTACAACTCTAAAAATATCAAATGTATATTTATTATGGAAACCATTTTTACATTCTATAAAAAATCTTAATCTTACAGAATTAATATTAACTAATGTTACTTTATTAGATAATTTAAGGAGTATTGGCGAATATAATTCTGAGGATGAAACTTATGATCCTGAAGAATTTAATAAAGAGTTTATAGAGTCTTTAAGTGGTCTTGAATCTTTTGGAATATCTGGTAATTCTGAATTTGATTCCGAATCTAACCAAGAAGAAGATCGTCCGGAAAACATATTATTAATTAGGAAAGTGTTACCTCTCCTTAAAGATCTTCCTCTTCTTAGATCTTTACAAGTTGAAAATAAGCCTATTAATAGACATTTAAGTGTGGAAACAGATTTTAATGGTGAATATCAAGAACTAGAAATGCAAGATATGGATCATCTTGCACTAGAATTATCAACTCTCACAGAACTTACTTCACTAAATCTTTCTAATAGTAATTTAGATTTTGAAAGAGAAGTTGAATCATTATCTCGTCGCATTCTTAGAAATTTAAATAATATTACATCATTAAATTTAGCAAACACTCAGCTTAATGGAAAAAACTTATCTATATTAATACCAACAATAAGATCACTTCCACATCTTACATCTTTGAATGTTTCAAATAATATGCTTAGTAAAAGAGACATTCAAAATCTTACACAAGAATTAAAACTTTCAGAATTAGATAGCTCAAATAATGTGTCTGACGAAGAACAATAGTTGATTAAAAATCTTACGACCACACTCTGCGCATAACAGGAATTTTACATTTGTCATGAAAACGATAAAGACCTTTCCAAAAGTCTCTTACTTTTGGTGAAATATCTTTGGCACGAATCATTTGACCTATAAAAATATTAATGTCAGAAAGTGTATGATATTTTACTTGATCACTGTATGCGCCTGCCAATGTTAAAGGTGGATTATAAATATCAAGTTTATCATCATTAATTTTATCATTAATTATAATATTTAATGGAACCCAAGTTGTTATCTTAGTTTTTGTTTTTTGATCTGTATATAAATGTTCATTTTCAAGAAGTATTGGTGTTATAGTTAATCCTTCAACTAATTCAGGATTTGTTTCCTTAAGATGTTGGAAGTATGATAATGCAGCTATTGTTGTATATTGTGCATCCGTAAAAGTTGGATCCATTGTATCTACTATACGACCTATAGAATACATCAAAACATCAGATGGTATACTCCATTGATTAGGGTACTTTTGATTTAATTTTATTTCTGCAACACCTATAGCGTTCATAAATTCTGAAAGCTTACTTGTCATTTCCATTTCCTCATCGTAAAAGCTTGTGTACTCTTTCATATTGTGAGCATCAAACATACGAACAATTTGCTGTCTCTTTTTTTCCTTCAATTCGTCTTCTAGAGAAAAGTATTGAGCAAAAGCACGAGATATAGAAATTAATCTTATTAGATAAGATGAAGACACATTAAATGTTGGAATAGATTCAGATTCTTCACTTTTATATATAGTAAGCATACGGATTCGTTCTGACCAATCATTCAAACCAGGAAGTGCATCTTCAGGAATTTTTACCTGTCCATCAAGAGTGTTGATTATTGTATATGAATTTGGTTCCATTTTTGGAGAGTATAAATCGCCACTCCAAACTTTTTCACCAGTGTATCTGTTTTTAAAATAAATGTAACCTTTTTTTTTATTCTTACTTCTGCGTGGACTCCATTTACCTAAATCCATTTTATAATATACAAAATATTAATATTTATTGTCAATTTTTATTCATATGTATTCATATGAATAAGACAACTAATTTAATTTAGTTTCTTAGTTTATTTCTTAGTTTATTTCTTTGATTTCTGCACCAGTCCATTCTATTAGAATATCAAGATCGCATAAAAGAGGATTATAAGGCAATTCTTTATTAAATTTAGTTTTATTCAATTCAATGATTTTACGAAAAGAATTTTCCGATGTATAAAGAAAATCTGGATCTGAACCAATTCCAGCGTAATATATTATAAGAGTAGAATCTCTACCAGATCTTACACATTTCCCACAACTTTGAGAAAATAAATTACAATCTTCGTTGCAAAAACAACACTTTCCGATGGTTTGAGTCATTATTTAAAATATTATTTACTTTTTTATAAAAATTTTCAATTTTTTTTTTATAATTAAACTAATAATAATAATTATTATAATAATCAAAAAAATAAAAATGATATACAGTAAATATATTGACTTTTGTGGGTTTCTTTGTTCTAATACCATATCTAATATGTTAAAAGGTTTTCCTTCATTTTTAGAAAGCACAAGATTATTACAATAAACAACACAATTATGAAGACCTAATAATTCATCATGTGGATCTGTATCATATAAAGATTTTATTTCAGAAATCCAGGGAATACAACGACCATTTATACATTTAAATTTTTCATATTTCGTTTGCATAACAAAAACCGGAGAAATAATAGTTTGTGTCCATTCAGACAATTTAGAAGGAGGATTTGGATCAAAGCTTGGAAATATATTGTTTTTAAGTGAATGAAAATAAAGAGGAATCGTATTTGGAACTGGTTGAGTATATGTTGCAAAATATACACAATCATTTTTAATATTATATGGATCTTTCATTAGATATATATCTGTTGTAATATGGGGAACTGACGAAGATTTTTTGGCACACAAAATTTTCATACCAACAGGTATAGGACGAAAATTTGGTGCAGTTGCATAAAAAGTACCACCGAAAACCCAATTTTCATTTATTTTTAAATCACAATCGAAGCTAACAACATCATTTTTTTTATATTTTCTTGGTTCACTAATGTATCCTAAAAATGTATTTGTATCTAAATCGATATAGTGCCAAATACAATAAGGAATAATATCATCATCAACATTAATCATTTATTGAATACAAGTTTTTCTCTTTTTATTAGAAGAATTTTTAAATATAATATTATATTATTATATTAATAAAATGAAAGATCGTGATAATTGTATTACTGCTATTAACAGATATATAAAAAATCATGATATTATTATGGCTAAATTTAATTCTGAATATGAATCAGTTAAAGCTAATAATAAACAACTTGCTGATTCGAATGAACAAAATGAAAAAGATCATGCTACAAAGCGTGCCGCTTATCAAAATAAAATAAATGAGTTCAGATTGGACGACATAGCTAATAATACCAACTGTGGTTCAATTTCAGATCCTAGCAAATGGACATATGTTTCTAGTGATAGACCTAACATCTTTTCTAAATGGGTATGTAGATACAGATACTCACCGACTGAAATAAACAGGTTAATGAGTGTATGGGATGACGAGAATAAATTTATTCCACACACTATATCACCTCTTCCAACACCACCTAATGATACAGTAAATTTGAATTGTTGTAGTAATAAAATTGATTTATCAGATTCTGTTATGGCAAAAGACGCTTTAAAAAATGTAGATCAAAAGTGTAATCAGAGTATAACTAATAATAATCGTGATGGTGGTAGTGGTGATAGTGGTGGTGGTGATAGTGGTGGTGATAGTGGTGGTGGAGACTCAACAAATAATAAGAATACTGATTCAGAAACATCAACAAGTGATCAGTATGCAAAAAGACGAAAAATAATAGCACTGTGTATTTTTTTGTTTATTTTTTTGTTATTAGCGATTACAGTAGGTGTCTTTTTGGTATATAACTAACAAATTTATGCATTTTTAAAACATAATTCCATTTTTTATTAAAGAGGATTCTATATATTCTTTAATATTTTCTATTTTTATTGTATAAGGTACTTCAATTAAAAGAATTCCGTTATCTCTACACATTCTTCTTTTCATATCATCTCTATACTTTTGATTTAAAAAATCCTCTTTATTTTTATGAAAAAATGGTATATACTTATAATGCTGAATACCATTATATTCAACAGCAATCTTAAGTTCTGGATCAAAACAATCAAGTTCTAAATTAAAATCACCACCTGTAACTGGATTTCTTAAAAAATCAGGACGGTCTTTATGAAAACTTCTTTTAAATAAAAATTGTAGTACTCTTCTACATTCTGTTTCTCCTTTACTCTCACGTGGTGGTTGTCTGGTAGGTTTAACACTATAATAGTTTCTAAAATTAGTTTTAAAATGGTGGTTAAAATTATTTTTCTTTGTCCAAGTTCCTTTTCCACCAATGATCTTTCGATAAAGACCAAAAAATATAATAAACACAACGCAAAATCCGAGTGTTATTTCAAAACCATAATCACGCCATTTTTGTTTTAAATTTGATAACATTTAGTTATAATAAATAAATATTTAGTTTAGTCAATTTCGTCTATAACTGAATAATTATTAGAAATGTTTGCATTGCAAACTGGACAAGATGATTTGTATTTACACCATTCTTTTATACATTTTATATGATAAATATGCTCGCATTCTAATACTGAGACTTCGTCGTTCTTTTTATAATTATCTGTGCATATACAACAAGAATCGTATTTTTTGTTAGTTGTAGAATAAAGTTGTGAGCTAACATTAATTTCTACATTATCATTTCTATGTAGTTGAAGATCATTTTCACTATTTCGAATTGCTATTTGAATCGGATCTAGAATTGGTTCTAAAACATTAATCATATTCATTAAGGTAAAAAATGTATTCTCGATATTTTCAGATTGATTATACCATTCATTTTCTAATATTTCAGAATAATGTGGAACTCGATGTACACGAAATCGAATATTTGACATTTATATTTTAGAAACAAATTCTTAATTCATTTTAGAAACAAATTCTTAATTAATAAAACGGACTATGATTCCATCCCAATTCTTCAAATAATTCTTTACAAATTTCATCATGAAAAAATTTTCTGTCGATTGTTTTCAAAATAATAAATTCTTCTTTTTTGCAAGGATGACGATGTCTACGTAATAATTGAAAAAGTACATATTGAGTGTTGATAAAATTTTTACGATTAATATGTTTAAATTTTTTGTCATACAAATCAGTAAGAACATCAAAATCATCAAGAAGTTGTTCTTCTAAATACGAAATATCATCTGGTTTAATACCTGTAAAATTATAATGAATAAGATGCACATTTTCGTAATGTTTAGAATATCCAAGTTCTTTGAGAAAAATAAGTACATGATTTTTTGTAACATCCTTAAATCTAATTTCTTTATTTGTTTCTTTTCCCCCGTGTAAGAGATGATGACGTTCAAACTGTATTTCAAGATCGTCATATATTTTTTGGTGAATAGTACTGTTTTGTTTTCCTTGATATTGATTAATACAATCTCTAAAGTGAACTTTTCTATCGTATGTGTATTTACATGAAATATTAACTCTGTCAATATCAGTATACGAAGAATTGTGTTTCATCACAGTTTGTCTAGCGTAACATTTTGTACATATGTAAGTATTTACATCAATAATGTCAAATTCTTTTTTATTAAAACAATTTGGACATGATACTTTTTGTGGTTTACTTTTTTCAAATTCAATATCAACATACTTAGAAGCAATTTCCATATAATTTTCGATTATTTTAAGCTTTTCTTTATCATTTTTAACAAGCTTTCCTATAAAACTTACTTTAACAGGAACTTTTAAAATTTCTTTGTATTGTTCTATAAAAGTTACGGTTTCCATAATATAAAAATAGAGTTGTTTTTGTGTTGTTAAATCTTTTATGTAAAGTTGCAATTCATCTCTAGCTTTTTCAAGACTGCTTTTTATTCTGCGACGAAGATTTTCGTTTTTTAAAGTTTCTTCTATTTCATTTAACTTCTCCTTATGATCATCAAGTTTTGATGTCTGTTCCTCAAAATTCTTACGTATGTTGGCATCTATACTCAAAATATCTAGTTCTGACATAGACTTTATTATTTTAGTTGTCTCATTTAAGCTCGCATTTTGCATTTTTGTTTTTAATATTTAAAGTATTTTTTTTGTTAAAAAAAACAAAAATTATCTTGCGTTAATATAAAACAATGTCATCGATCTCTACTTCAAATGTAACATCAGGATTTATTGATCTTGCCACTTTTGACGAAATTGAAAAGTATCTCTACGGTGGGCACGACGCTACTGCTTATTTTGTTCGCGAAACGAGGAAAGCTACTTGGTTCACTCAAGTACCTGTTGTTCTCTCGCGAGCGGCCGGTTCGCCAGCTTTTGGACAAGAATGGTCTGTCGCAATCTCACGTGCGGGTGATTATATGCTTCAAACGTGGCTTCGTATGAATACTCCTCGAGTTGAAATTAAAGATCAGCAAGATAAAACAGGATGTATTCGTTGGACTCGAAACCTTATGCATAATATTATTCGTGAGTGCTCTATCACTTTTAATGATTTGATTGCTGCTCGATTTGATAATTATCATCTTGATTTTTGGGCGGCCTTTACTGTTCCTGAAGGCAAACGCAACGGATATAATAACATGATTGGCAATCTTGATGATTTAATACAACCTCGACAGGTAATACCATCAATGACTCTTAACTTGCCTCTTCCTTTCTTTTACAGTCGTGATAGTGGTGTAGCTCTTCCGACCGCTGCTCTTCCTTACAATGAGATGCGAATCAACTTTTATTTCCGCGATTGGACTCATCTTTTGATATATGAAGACGGACCGACCGCTGCCGCAGGATCGACTGGTCCTGATAGACGCAAGCCTGTATCAGCTGAGTACCTAAAAGATGGTACTCCTGTCTTAGGAAATACTCAAGTGTGGGCTAATTATGCAATTGTATCTAATGATGAAAGAAAGCGTATGGCATGTGCTCCTCGTGATATTTTGATTGAGCAAGTACAGACTGCACCCCGTCAGTCTTTTACTCCTGCTACTAATTCACAGCAATCGTTTGATATTCGGTTCTCTCACGCTATTAAAGTTCTTTTCTTTGCTGTACGCAATACTACTAGTATGGCTGAACACTCCAATTATCTTACCCATTCTCCATACACCGTTATTAGTGCAAGTGGTCCTACTGGTTTTGTAAATGGTTCAAACACGACTACTTGGACACCATTAGGCGGTGCGGATCCAATCGTTCAGACTTCTTTGATTTACGAAAATACAAATCGTCTTGCTCAAATGGGTTCTGATTATTTTTCGTTGGTTAATCCTTGGTATCATGCACCTGTGATACCTACTGAGACTGGTTATCATTCGTATTCGTATTCTCTTGATTTTATTAGCCTAGATCCGATGGGATCTACCAATTATGGAAAGCTAACAAATGTTTCAATTGTACCAGAGGCTAGCAGTCAAGCCAAAGCAGCGGCTGAACTATCGGGAACTGCCAAACAAACATATGAATTTATTGTTACTGCTATCAATAACAACATTATTCGTGTTAGCGGAGGAGCTTTAGGTTTCCCCGTTCTCTAAAAAGCGCCACCTTTTCATTTTTTTATGTTATTTAACATATAAAAAATAATGTTGTAATTTATATTTATTTTTAAAGAAAAAGAGAGAATTATTATAAGAAAGAATAATACAATTTATTTGCATTGACTCGGTCAAAAATAAGAGTTTGTATAATCAAATGATATACAAACTTACGTTAGTAAAACAAGACTTAGGATTTTTCTCTTAAAATGTCTAGTTTCAATTGGATATTTTGGAGTTTTAATTCGGAAATCTCTTTTTCCATATTTTGAAGTTTTAATTCTGAATTTTCTTTTTGCATATTTTGGAGTTTTAATTCTGAATTCTCTTTTTGCAAGGTTCTAATAGTCATTTTTAGGTCATTATCTTTTAAGAAATCTTCTATATTTTCAATAAAAATTGTTAGATTTTTAACTGGTTTATATATTTCTTTTTGATTGAAAAAATCAACTTTATAATGTTTCAAAAATTCGTGAATCATTTTCTCTATATTTTTACCAGATACTTTGAAAAGCCTAATCATTCTCCACTGAGGATATAATGACTCACTTGACATATGTTTTTTGTCTCTCTTAATAAGATTAGAATCAGTAAAACCAATCTTGACTAATCCATTTCCGATATAAGCACAATAAATAACTAACTCATTTGTATACTCACACATTTTAACTTCATTTTCTAGTTTTTCTGCTTCAATATCAATTTCTGTAAGAGTAGAGAAGCTCTTTACAGTTCTTTCTAGTTTGAAACTTCCTGTAGATAATAATTTATGAATCCATCCTGTTACATTAACAGCAAATTTAGGAGAAATCCATTGTGCAATATGAATCGCTACACGTGGGTGAACCCAAGTTGATTGATCGGAATCATTATATTGATTAATTTTTATCAAACTTACGTTTGTATTTTCGTGGCGGGATTTCCCGCCAGGGTCTGTTTTATCAGTTAAAATATCTATTTTTAGTTCTTGTGATAATTCTGTCAAAAACTCTTTTGTTTTTTCTAACCGAAACCAATCGTTATAATATTTTTTACCTGCTTTACAGAGTTGACTAGCATTGATATACCCATCAGACTGTCTTGATATAACTTCTACATTTCCAAGTGTAATTTTATCTTTTTCTTCATCAATTTTATCAAATTCTGTTAATAATTTAACAAGATCTTCTTTCTTAAGGTTATTATATTGAGTAAGTCCTTTATTTCTAGCAATAATTTTTAGAGTTAGCAAAGATATATTAGAATACTCTTCTTTTTCGTCTTTTGAGTAAGACTTTAAATCCTGTTTTCTCTTCTTAATGTTAGAGATTAGTTGTTCTTTATTTTGTTGGTAAATAGTGCACCCAACATCTTTAGAAATTTCTCTAAGTTGAAATATATTCAAAGCATTGTAATCAAGTTCTTGTTTGGTTTCTTGGTTAAATTCAATAGTTTTATTCCAAAAATTTTTGATACGACGTTCTACCATAGCCATAGATCTTTCTTGTAGTGTTTTAATTGCATTTGAATTAGCAGTTCCAAATGTTAATCCATATTTACGAACTTCTTGTCCAATCTTTTTTGGAGTTAGATTTTTCCAAGAGTTGTAAATATCTTCTTCAATTGGAGTATTAACCAACGTAACAAAGTCTTTCCATTCATCAAGTGGTTCTACCGTTCTAGGTACATAAGTATCTTTATCTTGTTCGCTTGGATTATCGATAGCATATTTTAGTGTATATACCCAATCATCTACCATAGATGAAGAAGTAGTACTTCCACCTCCTCTTTTAGATTTTCCTTTAAAAAACTTAGAACAAGCTTGTTTTCCTAAACATTCTTGAGCTTCAATTAATAGATCATACGTTACACCTACATCATCGCATTTTCTTTTAAAATCTTGAGGATTTGTTAATAGATTTGGCATTTTTATTATATATTAATTAGCTTTTAAATAGAAATGTTTTATTAATAGTAAATGTACGAACGTATTAACAAACTTTTTGACAACACAATTCTAATGAGTATTATTATAAAAAAGAATATGGTAATAATATTTACTAAAAGCATACTTTTCTTTTTTACATAGATATAATCTTTAGCATACTGTTGTGAAAAATAAATAATAAAATTAGATGATTGTATTTTAAAAATAAAAATTATCTTGCACTAATATAAAATAATGTCATCGATCTCTACTTCAAATGTAACATCGGGATTTATTGATCTTGCCACTTTTGACGAAATTGAAAAGTATCTCTATGGTGGGCACGACGCTACTGCTTATTTTGTTCGCGAAACAAGGAAAGCTACTTGGTTCACTCAAGTACCTGTTGTTCTCTCGCGAGCGGCCGGTTCACCGGCTTTTGGACAGGAATGGTCTGTCGCAATCTCACGTGCGGGTGATTATATGCTTCAAACGTGGCTTCGTATGAATACGCCTCGAGTTGAACTAAAAAAATCTGATGTTGTGGATGGTAATCCTGCTTATGTTAAAGGAGAAAGTATTCGTTGGACTCGAAACCTTATGCATAATATTATTCGTGAGTGCTCTATCACTTTTAATGATTTGATTGCTGCTCGATTTGATAATTATCATCTTGATTTTTGGGCGGCCTTTACTGTTCCTGAAGGCAAACGCAACGGATATAATAACATGATTGGCAATCTTGATGATTTAATACAACCTCGACAGGTAATACCATCAATGACTCTTAACTTGCCTCTTCCTTTCTTTTACAGTCGTGATAGTGGTGTAGCTCTTCCGACCGCTGCTCTTCCTTACAATGAGATGCGAATCAACTTTTATTTCCGCGATTGGACTCATCTTTTGATATTTGAATCGATTCCATCTCCCCTTAATGATACTAATGGTATACAACTTGATAGACGTAAGACTATAACATCTGATAAGCTAAAAGATGGTACTCCTGTTCTAGGAAATACTCAAGTGTGGGCTAATTATGCAATCGTATCTAATGATGAAAGAAAGCGTATGGCATGTGCTCCTCGTGATATTTTGATTGAGCAAGTACAGACTGCACCCCGTCAGTCTTTTACTCCTGCTACTAATTCGCAGCAATCGTTTGATATTCGATTCTCTCACGCTATTAAAGTTTTGTTCTTTGCTGTACGCAACACTACTAGCACCGCTGAACACTCCAATTATATTACATCTTCTCCAATAACTACTATTACTGAAGGTAATGGTATTACTGGTTTTGCTGGTTTGACTACTTGGACTCCATTAGGCGGTGCGGATCCCATCGTTCAGACTTCTTTGATTTACGAAAATACAAATCGTCTTGCTCAAATGGGTTCTGATTATTTTTCGTTGGTTAATCCTTGGTATCATGCACCTGTGATACCTACTGAAACTGGTTATCATTCATATTCGTATTCTCTTGATTTTATTAGCCTAGATCCGATGGGATCTACCAATTATGGAAAGCTAACAAATGTTTCAATTGTACCAGAGGCTAGCGGTCAATCCAAAGTAGCGGCTGACCCTAAACCTGCTGCTGATAATGTATTACCAGCTGGAATGAATTACAAACAAACATATGAATTTATTGTTACAGCTATCAACAATAACATTATTCGTGTTAGCGGAGGTGCTCTTGGTTTCCCAGTTCTCTAAAAAGCGCCACCTTTTCATTTTTTTATGTTATTTAACATATAAAAATAATGTTGTAATGTTTTAAAATTAAATTTGGTTTAAAGTATAAAAAATACTATAAAAACAAAATGACAATAGGATTGTTAGAAAAAACTATTACTAAAATAAATAGCATAATGGAAACTAAAAAATGTTCGGATTGGAAACCAGATACTGAAGATCCAAGATATATTAAATACAAATGTCATTGTGGAAAAGATGGAAGAACTCTTAAACAAGGAATTTTAAGACCTACTTGGAATGGTTGTTCTGAATGTTCAAAAAAGAAAACTTCAAATGAAGTGAAAGAAAACATAATAAAAATTATTGAAGAAGCTGGTTATGAGCTTGTATCAATAGAAGAAGGTAGAAATGTTAATTATAAATGTAAACATGCGAGTTTTCATATACACTCATCAAACTGTCAAAGAGGTAACTTTCGAGGAGGTTGTAATATATGTAAATACCAAGAAAAAGAAGAAAAAATACTAAAAGAAATTCAAGAACCTATTCCAATCTTACTGGAAAGAGGGGAATGGTATAGTGGTCGTCATCAAGGAGGTATTACTGAAACTAAAACTCATATAAAAGTAACTTTTCACTCAGATCAAGGTGGTAAAAGTAAGTCTTTTAGTATAAAGCAATATGGAAGAGATCGTGCTATGAATTTAGCAAGTAACTATAGAATTAGAGAATCTATTACTCGTCAATTGAGTAAAAATAGAATAAGAAGTGTTAAAGTTGTATCACATCCTGTGTTACCAAAAGATTATGAGTTTCTTGAGATATTTCTTTCAGATGAAAAATGTATGATGTTTGAAAAAGAACATTATGATATTATTAAAGATAAATCAATATATCTTAGTAAACAACAAAACGAAAAAACAGATTATGTTAAAATGTCTAAAAAATATATACATAATATATTTTATCCAGAATTTACAGAAGTAGATCATATTGATCGTAATGGTCTTAATAATTTAAGATTTAATGTTCGTGAAGGTGCTGGTAAAGTTAATGCGAATAACAAAGGTATTCAAATTAATAATAAAAGTGGTGTAACAGGTGTAATTTTTGAAGATGGTTTAAAATCTCGTTGGAAAGCTCAATGGAATGACTCGGAAGGTAAAAAGAAAACAAAGTCTTTTTCTATTAATAAGTATGGTGAAAATGCATTCATTAAAGCATGCGAATGCAGACAAGAAAATCATCAAGTTAAAATTGTTAAGATTAATTCTAGTAACTCTTAGTTTGCTAACCTTTTTATTTAACATAAAAATATCTCTTGTTATTGATTTTCGTACGTTTGCTATGTCTATTTTGCTACAATAACTTGTTTTATGGTAAGCAGAAAAATATATTACAAATTTGTAAATATAAGTAATCGCAAATTAAATATAAATTAAATAAATAAATTGTGCATTTCAACAATCCATTCTGGAGTAGGACGACTTGCTATTTTTCCTTTCCAAGAATGGATATTCATTTTTCCAAAAAAATAATATTGACGATATGCTTCTATAGAGTCATCATCTTTGTACATATTCGGCATTGCTTGTCTTGGTTGTGTAAATTCTAAATCTGGTAAATTTGGAATGTGTTGAGACAAATCTTCTATATAAGATTGACATTTGTGTATTTTTCCGTATCGATAAGTGTATTCTTTGCAAAGTTCTTTGCCAAGTTCACACAACCATTTGTAATTTTCTTTTGATTCTCTTGTCCATATAGAAGATGGATGATTTTTGTGAGTAAGTTTGTAACAAGGGGTGTAACAAGGTGTATTTTCATTTAGATTTGTCATATGATGTGCAGAGCAAAGAAGTTGAGTCGTTTCTAATATCATTTTTATTACATGTTTATCTATGTGCATTTGAGCACATACTTGAGGTAAAATATGAAGAAAAAAAATGTTCATTCTTATTTCTAATTTTATTTTTCAATAAAAATTCAATTTTAATGTTCTAATTATCACGTGAATCTTTTAGATTCTATTGTTTTATTAAATGTACCAATTGATAATAACGCAGACAGAATTTATGTGCATTAAATAGTTTAAAGATAAAAATGTTTGCCTGATAGATATGAATTTTGTGGATTATTGCCAAAATTATATGCATCGTTAGATATTTATTGTACACTCTTTCAAGAAAAACCGAGTTTGTAGAATAAATGAAATATAATATGATTTTTAAAATAAAATCATATAATGCTCATTACATTTTTTAGAACCGTTCCATTTCCATTGGGTCTTCATCTGGATCTAAATTTCTGAATCTATTTAGAAAAATAATCGCATCAATTTCATAGCTATGTAGTTCAGGTGTACTGTTATACAATTTGTCTAAATCGTCATATGAAAGAACACCTCTATGAACCATGTGTTTCATAATTAGATACCAAATACTATATAAGCCCATATTATATCCTCTAAAAATCCAAAATCTAAGAAGATCTTCGCTACTTCGATTTGGTTGATGCATAAATTGTTCTCTCTCAACCGGATTTGTTGGTATATATGGCTTTACTGGTTCTGATAAAAAATGTACAACATTGTATAAATTATCATATAATGATTCTGAATACAATCTTTCTAAATCATCATATGAAAACTGACGTCTCTCATTTAGCTGTTTCATAATTCGAATCCAACACCAATCAGTATTTAGTTCACTATTATATACATTATTATTTACTTGAAAAACAAAATATGCACGAAGTTCTTCTTCTGTTCTACCAGGCTGTAGCATCCATTCTTTTCTATAAAATGGATTTCTTGGTGGAAACTCTAACATTGGATATTCTGGATTTTGTTCGTTGTATAATTCTAGAGTCATATTATCAAGATCAAGATAATCATCAACACCACCTCTTAAAATACTATCACGATGAGTATAAGACTCTTTTTCTAAATATATATTTGGAATATACATTATGAATATATTAGATTCATCCTGAAATGTTTCTAAACTTCCGTTTTTATTAGGAACCTTCCATTTAGATTCATTTGTTAAAATATTTGTATAATATGGTTTCCCTGATTTTGTTGACCTGTTTTCTTTCCAAACACTAATCATTTATTGTATAAGATGATTTTTTTTAAACAAAAAAGTGATTATTACAAATTGGAGACTTGTAATTTTTATATATTTATTTATATATAAATGATTAGCTTGAAAAAGTTTTTGAATAAGCAGTGCTGGGAAGAAAAATGGAGCAAAAGTCATCAAAAGTATTATTACGTGAACAGAGAAAAAGGTGTATCTCAATGGTCAATACCACAAGAATTACTTAATCTTCCCCCAAACTGGAAAGGATATATGAGTAAAAGCAGAACTGATACGGTTTACTATATACATAAGGATTCAAGTACTGCACAATGGTTTTATGACATACTGTCAGGTGAACAGGAAGAAACATCAACTCAATTACCTATAGGATGGGAAAAAAGATCTACATCTTGTAACAACAATTATTACGTAAACACTCAAACAAATACGTCTCATTGGTATTTACCAAGTGTACCAAGCGCACCAAGCGCACCAAGCGCACCAAGCGCACCAATTGTACCAATTGTACCAAGCGTACCAATTGTACCAAGAGGATTAGAATGGACAGGGCAAAGCTGTTATTTAGATAGTACTTTATTTGCTTTATTTGCTGGCGATAGAGGTCCTAATGATTTTGTAACGAATATGTTAACTATGGATCTTGATACAATTGATCCGGCACTTATGGAAATTAAATGTTCTGATAATCCTAGTAAAGATAAAGAACGCCGAAAATTGGTGCAGAAAGAATTAAAACTTATCTCTGAAAGTATAACAAGAGTAGAAGGAGCACCTATAGTAAAAAAATGCACTAACCTACGTGAAGCTCTTATAAAATGTAAAAGTGGTTCAATATATAAAAAACATTTAACGGCTGATTCAGGAGAATTTATTATGTATTTGACATCATTATTTCAAACAGATCCAGTTATAAAAAAGGATACTATATATGGAACTCATAATACTATCGATGACTTTGAAACACTAAAAGCAAATGGAGAACTATTTAAAACTAATACTCGAAATTTTAACTCTTCCGGCTTTATTGATGTAGAATACGAAGTTTTAGAACAGACACCTACAATTCTTCTATCAAGTTTACTAACTAAAGATATTGATGTCGAAACAAGTAATAACGTTTATCCACGAATAATAACAGTTAGGGAAATTTTGAAAGCACCTTATTTAATATTTAATCTGTTTAGATTAGGAAATGAAACTTCCAAGAGAACATATACAGTCACTGAACCTCAAATATGGTGTGGAAATGAGGTATTTTATGAACCAACCATTTCTGTTGGTGATGACACTTTATCATGTTATGCTATTGTTATACACTCTGGTTCTTGTCATTATGTTGCTGTTGCAAGATATGGAAATTTTTGGTATTATTATGATGATATTATAAAAACATCCAAATCCAAATATACTATAATTCAATTCAATAGCCTTGAAGACATAGTTAAAAAATCTAGAAAGGGTAGAATCTTTAATCCTCTAACTAATGGAACTCAATTTTATTACAAATGATAATAAATACAAAGCTCGAAAGAGTTGATTTGTACTCTTAAGCGTTTCATAACAATCTAATAAAAGTGTTGTTAGTCTGAAAACGACAATTTACACTTACGAGTTAAAAATTTTTGTCGCAAATAGGTAGAATTAAATATGAGATGTAAAAGACTCATTATGTTATATTTCGGCGTTAACTCAAAGAGTGGTGATTGAGTTGTTTTTTTTACCTAAAAAGTGTAATTTATATAAATTCATAATTATATTATAATATTTATATATTATAAATATGAATGAAATGGAATTTGATAATAGATATAGGTCTAGGTCTAGGTATAGGTCTAGGTCTAGATATTTGAATCTGAGGGGCGGTGGACCAAAAATTGAACCAATACCAGATGAAAATCCTAAAGAAGCGCAAATTGCAGATAATATGGCCGAAGAGTTGGTATGCCCAATTTCATTACATCTTATGATAGATCCAGTTTTTATTAGTTCTGGAAAAACATTTGATAGAACCTCTATTATGAATGAATTTTCCAGACAAAGAGAGATAAATCCAAGAGGAATACTATTTTGTCCAGTTACTAAGGAACCATTAACAGATGTGTTGACTCCAAATTTACAGATGAGATCAATAACAGAAAAATTCTTTTATCAATATAAAGATGTTCCATATAGAGGATCTACTTGGGATGAGATCAGAAGAATATGCGGTGTATATCAAGAAGAACAAACATCAGAAAAAATTAAAGAGAGAAGACGTATACATGAAATAGAAAATGCAAAAAGGGCGGATGAACGTAAAAAAACACAAGAGCAGCAAGATCAAAAAATACAAGAAATGGAACGCAGGCTTCAAGAGAAAAACCGTCTTATACAAGAAATGGAACGTGGGCTTCAAGAGAGAGAACGTCTTATAGAAGAAAAAAGGAACTACCGATTATATATTAGAAGATTAGAAAGTGGTATAGAAGATTATGAGAACGAAATGAGAAGTCTACAACTTTTATTAATAGAAAGAGAAGAAGAATTACGTGCAGAAAGACAAATAAGACAAGAAGAAATTGCAAGAGAAGAAGAATTACGCACAGAAAGACAAATAAGAGAAAAAGAAATTGCAAGAGAAGAAGAAAGAGAAGAGCAAGAACGAGAAAGAGAAGAGAGTGAACGAATAGAGCGAGAGAGAAGAGGAGAGGTATTTAGACAACCTATAAGACAACGAGATATGGATAGTCAACTATCTCGATCTCGATCAGCAGAACTACGAAGTGATACTTACACTCGAGATCCTGCTTTTTGGGCACTTGTCCGTGAAATTGAAAGAGAATCTGGATCACATCTAAGGAGATGAATATTGAATTGCTTCTAACCTTTTTTAATTAATTTTATACTGAAATGTTAATTTTTTTAATTTATAATAATCTTATAATATAAATATGAAAAATCGGAGTAAACAAAGTGATTATTGGAATTTGAGGGGAGGTGGTATAGAAGAAGAATATAGATCTATTATACCACGAAGAGGTGGTATAGAAGAAGAACATATGAAAGCTTATCAGACTGCAATGTCATTAATCTGTCCAATAACGCACACACTAATGTTAGACCCTGTTACTATTGGTAATGGACATACATATGAGAGATCTGCTATTGAAGATTTTTTTAAATATGTTGGTGCATATAGTGATCCAATCACACGTAAGCCATTGTCTGACATAAGTATTATACCAAGTATTCTTGTACAAACATTGACTAAACAATTTGTCGATTTTTATGAAGGCAAACAAGGAGAAGAATGGGAACGTGTTGTACAATATTGCAATACATATAAAACTACACTTAGAGAAGAGCGTGAAAGAGAACGTGAAAGAGAACGTGAACAAGAAAGTCAAAGAGAACGTGAAAGAGAACGTATTCGAAGAGCTGAGGCAATTAACCGACCTACAACAATGACATTTGATCCATCTTTAATTTCATCGTCACGAAGAGATGAAGAGGAAAGTTTACGTAGAGCTCGTGTAGTGCAAGAAGCTCGAGATGCATTAAGAAGACCAACTAGAATTGTAAATTCTATGAACAATCAACTAGCTCAAGCAGAAGCACGACGTGCTGCACGTCGTGAAGAACGTCTCAGAGAGGAGGCAGAAAGACAAGCAAACGACGATTTCCGTCGCTATATTGAAGGTCGATAAATAATTAGAGAGAAGACCGTAAAAATCTTCTCATTTAATTAATTTATAAAAATTCCTTTATTTGACGATAATCTATGGAGCAACTAAAATTATATCTTTTCTTAATTTGTGTAAAAAATTAAAAAACATAATTTCTCTGTATATGACATTATTAACACTGAAACATCACTTAGAAAAAGGCTAACAACTGTTGCTCTTATTCGTATGAATTAGTAAGAACATTCTTTTTTAAAAATAAAAGAATATTTAATTCGTAAGTTTTTTAATCAGATAATTGCTTTCATTACATATGAATTACTAATTTTAAACTAAATAATTATGATTTTTCATTTCATTTGAAGTGTTTTCTTTTATAAAAATGATTTTTTTACAAAATTGTATATAATAATATAAAAACTTTGATATCAATCATTGAAGCACACATTCGACGCTATACAAAATATATTCATGAAGACTTATCAGCTATTGAAATTGACACAGCTACATATAAAGATCATTTACATAAATCATTTGAATGGTTTGCATGTATAGAACTTAGTAAAAAATATAATTCTATCTTTCTTTCTTGGAAAGACGTTCCGCCAGATTTAAAAGAAGAAAAAGGTATGCCCCGTGATATGGGGATCGATGCTTGGAACATTGAAGGAAATCGTGTAGCACAGATGAAATTATATCAAGGATCTATACAGTGGAGACACTTTTCAACATTTCTTAGTTGTTGTGACGTATTTGAAAATCCGGAAAAAATTCTATATCGTACAAAACAATCATCTGTTTGTGATATGATACAGTTTCGTATTGATAGAAAGATGATTACAGATATTACTGTAACGGACTCTACATTTAGAGATGCGTGTAAGAAAATACAAAAATTAACATTTACATCACATACATTACCAGAAGAAACAATTCTTCGTCCTTACCAAATCGAATCTATCGCAGTTTTGGAAAAAGGAAAAGATACTAAAAAGAATGTGTATTTATGTATTCCGACTGGGGGAGGTAAAACTATGATTATTCTACATAATCACATTAATAATATATCGGAACGATTACTTGTGTTAGTTCCACGTATTGTATTAATGGAACAATGGGGCGAAGAGTGCACAAAACTTGGTATCAAGCCGTACCTTATTGGAACAGGACAACATCATAATATGGAAAAAATTAAAGACGAAACCATTGTTATTTGCGTATATGATTCTTTTCCAAATATATATGAACACAAAGATAAATTTCAGCGATACTGTATTGACGAAGCACATAATATTAAAATACCAGAAAGATATATGGATACTCAAATAGATAATGATATTGAAATAGATGATGATGAAGAACTATCTTATATGGAATGTATTCAATCTTTATCTGATAGTAAACAATCCATTTACATTTCGGCAACACTTGATAAACCTAAAGATGGATCTCTCTTTTATGAATACAAACTTCGTCAAGCTATTAATGAAGGATATTTGTGCGATTATCAGTTTGTGTTTCCTATATTTGAACAAGAGAATGTAAGTAATGATCATCTTGCACATTACTTGCTTCATAAAGAACACGTATCCCATTGTGTGATTTATGCTTCATCTTGTAAAGAAGGTGAAGAATTTACACAAATTTTAAATAAGTTACAAAAAGGATGTGCTGGATATATTGATGCACATACACCATATAAAAAACGTAAACAATTATTTGCTGATTTTGAATCTGGAAAAATACAATTTTTGATAAATATTCGTGTATTGACAGAGGGATTTAATGCACCTCATATTCGTTCTATCTTCTTTCTCCGTATATCAACCTCAGATATCTTTACCATTCAAGTCATTGGAAGAGCATTACGTGTGCATCAAGATAAATCAATTGCAACTATCTATTTTCCTTTCACGCAAGAGAGTGATTTGGAAAGAATACAGGCATTTCTTCATCAATTATCTACATATGACGAACGCATAAATCAGACTATTTCTGAAAAGAAAATTGGTGGATATATATCAATAGAACACGGAGATATGAAAGATAATGATGAAGAAGATGATGAAAACATACAAGATGTATTTACGTTCAAATATAATTTAATCGTAAATAGTATGGGTAAATGTGATAAAATAGAAGAAATGATGAAAAAGAAAGCTGACGCATTAATCGAGTTTGTTAATCATAACAATAAGGTACCAAAACAAAGTGACGTTGTACAAATGATTGGTTACTCTGACTTTAAGGTAGGAAAGTTTTGGCGTAATATCAAACAAGGAAGAAATGCTGACCTTTACATGAATGTGTTGTCAAAAAATAAGATACTGAGTGCAGATTATGAGAAGACAAAAAAAAATAGAGAGGAACGTATGTGTATTAAAGTGATGAGCGTTGAAGACAAAGGAAACTATCTTCTTGCCTTAACTAAAGTACCAAAAACAAGTGACGTTGTACAAATGGTCGGTTACTCTGAATTTAAGATAGGAACATTTTGGGCTGATATAAAACAAGGAAAAATTCATAACCTTTACAGGGATGTGTTGTCAAAAAATGAGATATTGCGTGCAGATTATGAGAAGACAAAAAAAGACAAAGAGAAACGTATGGAAGTTAAAGTGATGAGCGTTGAAGACAAAGGAAAACATCTTTTTGCCTTAACTAAAGTACCAAAACAAAGTGAAGTTGTAAAAATGATTGAATATGGGGACTTTAAGGTAGGACAGTTTTGGAATAATATCAAGCAAGGACGACATCCTAACCTTTACAGGGATGTGTTGTCAAAAAATGAAATACTTCGTGTAGATTATGAGAAGACAAAAAAAGACAGAGATGAACGTATGGAAGTTAAAGTAATGAGCCTTAAAGAGAAAGGAAAACATCTTTTTTCATTAGCCAAAATACCAAAATACAGTGAGGTTGTGAAAATGGTTGGTTACGGGGATTTTAAAATAGGACATTTCTGGCATAGTATCAAACAAGGAAAAAATCATAACCTTTACAGGGATGTGTTGTCAAAAAATCCGATATTATGCGCCGATTATGAGAAGACAAACCGTATGATCAAAATATATGATATACTTGATTATAGTAAAATGAAAGTTGATGAGTTAATATATTTATGCAAAGATAGAGGAATAACAAGATATTCACGAAAGAAAAGAGTAGAACTCATTAGTATGCTTTCAAATCAACATAAACTAGCTGATAAATAAACTATATTAATTGTGTCTGTTTTTAAAAATTTAATTTTTAAAACGTAATTGGAAGCATATATTTTATCTTACATTACTAGAACAATGATTATTGAGTTTAAAAAGGATTTAAAGTTAAATAGTCTATCATTATACAACGAATGTATGATGAATACATTGAATTCTATAACATATATACAAAAAAATATGGATCAAAAACGGGAATATTTATGCAGGTAGGATCGTTTTATGAATTATATGACATTATGAATACAGAAACGGGAGAAACAAAATGTAATGTTCGTGAAATTGTTGATATTCTTGGTATACAATTATCCAGTAAGAAGAAAGATTTTGGAAAGAATCATGATGCTTTGTTTGCAGGCTTTCCAGATTATGCAGTACATAAGTGGGCTGGGAGATTAACGTCAATTGGATGGGCTGTAGTTATTGTAGATCAAGTGAAGGATTCAAAAGGAAAGGTAAAAGAACGAAAGGTTTCACGTATTTTATCACCCAGTACTCACATTGAAAATATTCAGACTAATGAAACTCCTTATATTATGACATTTTATTTTCAAGGAGTTGCCAATCAACCTCCTAATTTTGGAGCTGCTATTTTAGATTTGACAACAGGAACAACGCATACCTATTCAGGGAAAGCGAATGGTAGATCTGATATTTGGTCATCGGATCATTTAATTCAAATGATAAGTGTATTTCAACCAAAAGAAATTTTGGTTTATTGGAAATCTGATATACCAATCGAAGAATCCTATTTTAAGAGAGTATTTGGTTTGCAAAATACACCGATCCATATTCGCAATCTAGATAAAAATCATACTGATAATTTCTCAATTGAGTTGGTTCGTTCAGAGTATTTAAGAAAAATATATTCAATAAAATCTCTCTTACCAGAAAAGGTGTTTTTAGGACTACGTTCAGATTATGAAGAGTTGGCTCTTTTATATTTACTGCAATTTATCGAAGAGCACTATCCAAGTATAATGAAATCATTTCATAGAAACGAACCTTGGATTCCTCATGCAAAATTGATCTGTGGTAATCATGCTCTAACACAATTACAAATGACTGCTATCAATCAAAATGAATGTGTAATCGGTTTGTTTAACGCAGCTATAACTCCTATGGGAAAAAGAGCTATCAAACTTCGTCTTTTATCACCTTATTCTCAAGCAAATGAAATTCGTGCAAGACTAAATGAAGTAAAAGAACTGATGGAATGGCCAGAAAATACACAGAAAAAATTAGATAGACAGCTTCGATTTATGTATGATCTTCCAAGACTTCATAGAAAATTACTATGCGGATTAATAACACGACAAGAAATAGCTGGATTGTTTCAGACATATAATTCTATAGAAAATATTATTCTTCATATTACACCAGACACAATATTAAAACAACCATTTACATTTGAACAATGGACTACCTATATCACATCGTTTAAAGAAAATTTCTCTGAAGAAAAGGCATTACAGGACTCAAACGATATAACAGCATTTAACACAGAAAAATATACTGAAATAGGTGCGGTTGAGAATAAGATACAGACTGTTCTGAATAATTTTCAATTTCTTATTAAGGAAGTTGCAGAAAATGCAGAAGTAAATGAAGATGCTCTTCGTTTAGAATCAAGGGAAAAAGAACCATTTGGAATCAAATGTTCATCCGCTACTTTACAAAAACTAAAGAAAAATAGAAAAAAACTACCAGATGGTGCTAAAGTAACAGAGTTAAAATCTGGTGGATGGTTTGATTGCAAATTACTGCAAAATTTAAATCAACAACTGGTTAAACTAAGAGAAGACCTAAAATCATTAATACACACTTATTTAATTGAAGCTTGTCATAATATATCAGAATCTGGTGAAAAGATTTGGGTTTTAATGGAAGAATGGGTTCAGCATATTGATTGTACACAATGCATTGTACGAGTTTCAAATAAGCTAGGTTTTTCTTGCCCAAATATTGAAGATGTAACGGAAGAATCAGGTTCTGGTTTTACAATTCAGAACATTCGTCATCCGTTAGTTGAAGCTACTGCTTCTCGTGTTTCATACGTAACACATAATGTTTCACTTGGTATGAATGGAGTCAAAGGTTGGTTAGTTTATGGAATGAATGCAAGTGGAAAATCAACACTAATGAAAGCAACTGGTATTGCTATTCTTCTTGCACAAGCAGGTTGTTTTGTTCCGGCGACAGAAATGATATTAAGACCTTTCAAGGCTATCTATACAAGAATTTTGAACCAAGACAATTTATTCTCTGGTCTATCATCATTTGCTGTCGAAATGTCTGAATTAAGAGACATTTTGGTTAATGCAAATCAAAATACATTGGTATTGGGTGATGAATTATGTTCTGGGACTGAATCAACATCTGCACAAGCATTAGTATCTGCAGGTATTCAATATTTATCGGAAAAAAATGCAAAATTCATTTTTGCAACTCATTTGCACGATATTCCAAATGTAATTGATGTAAAATCTCTATGTGTTGACGTATGGCATCTTCACGTTGACTATGATCCGATTAGCAAAGTATTAAAATACGATCGAAGTTTAAGAAAGGGTTCTGGATCAAGTTTATACGGTCTAGAGGTTGCGAGAGCAATGGACCTCCCTTTTTCTTTCATTGAACAAGCTTTAAAAAATAGGCACGTCATTGATGGTTCAACGGATGTTACAAATGCAAAAAATTCATTTTGGAATTCTAGCATTATTAGAAAAGAATGTGAAAATTGCGGGTTGCAACTTAGTAAGGAATTGGAAGTTCATCACATCAAAGAAAGGAATTCAGCAATTAACGGAATTTTAGAAAATGGAACACATATGAATAATATGAGAAATTTAATAGTTGTTTGTCAAAAGTGTCACGATAGCATTCATAACAATAGTATTGAAATTGGTTCGGTTATACAAACTTCAGAAGGTTCGGTACGAAGTAACGACGATAGTGTTAGCGAGGTTAGTTCTCGTTCAAAGAGGAATAAAAAAGCAAAATGGTCAGATGAAGATTTACAGATAATTAACACCGTTATTGCCAAGTTCAAGACTTCAAGTCTTAAGGCAATTAGAGCATATTTAGAGTCAAAACACCAAATTAATGCGAGCGAAGGTGTTTTAAGCAAAATGCGGAAAGGAGAGTATTAATTAAGAAATGTACGAACATTCATTTTTCACACTCAAGACTAATTTTTTTATAACAGAATCAGCTTCTTCTGGCTTTAATAAAACCTGTTTTAAGTCCAGTAGTTTATCCTGAACAAACTTACCAGGTATCAATTCATAAATTTCTAATCCAGGTGGTAACTCTGATGACATTTATTCTTACAAATAAATTAAAACTTTTGTAACCAAAATCAACTTAAAAATAAAGAATAGCTTGTTGATTAAAAATATTATATTTATAATATTTTTCTACATATAATAAATGTGCTGCACAATCAGTTGTTTTATTGCTGCAGTTTTCTTAATTGCGATGATTTATTTTAACATATCAACTTTAAACAACAAAGTTGTAAAAAAATACAAGGAGTCTTTACCATCGGACTTACAAGTTGTATACGATAAGATTGCTAAAGAACGTTTATCAATAAGTATGTGTGGATATGCTATCGGGTTAGTTCTTTGTATTATAATAATATTTTACAATACAAGGATTAAAGGAAAACGTTTAGGAACTAAATCTCTTGTTTGTATAGTTGTAACAACTAGTTTCTTGACTAATTACTTTTATTATACTCTCTCTCCAAAATCAGATTGGATGTTAAATCATTTAAAAACTCCTGAACAGAATAAAGCTTGGATAGAGATGTATAGAACGATGAAATACAACTATCACTTAGGATTTGTTTTTGGAATTATTGCTGTTGGAATCTTAGCATTTGCATTCAGATGTGAATCTTCGATAGAAAACATGTAATAGAATTAATTCAAAAGCGTCTGGTATTGGAATGTGTACTTAAGTAGATAAATAACATTTACCGTGTTGTAATATATTTTTTTGCAAATGTGTGTACATAATCATTTTATTTTCTTTATAAAATGATTACTAGCGAATCTGTATTAAAGCAACTGTGTAGTTGGTATGTTTGGGATCTCTGTAATAAGATTTCTAGCAGAAGTTCTAAGAAGAGCTTGTAGTTCTACAAATGGAGAGTGTAATGTTTCAGAAGAAATTTCTACATATGGACAGTTGTACACCATTTGAAATGCAACAATGTCTTTTGTTTGAATTTTATTATCTGCATTGTCGGATTTTACACCAACTAATATTATTGGTATATCTTTTTCTACAATTCTAATACATTGAATCCATCTAGCACATTCATTTAAACCAAATACGTTTGTTGTGAGTGAGAACATCACAAAAAAAGCGTCTGTGTTTTCCCACTCACGAGCAGCATATTGATCAATTAAAACACGATGATGTAGCATATCATCTATTTGTCTGATATCATATTTAGAATCTTTAATGTTAAACGCTATTTTTCCAATACTTGTAGGAAAAACAACTGTTCTTATTACATAACCTCTATCTTCTTTAACAAATATATTTCTTGAAAGCCTTTCTGTAAAGCATCTTTTTTTATCAAGTTTAGGTCCAACTAATTGGATATTGTATGTTCTAGATCTTGCTAGAAAAGTAATAATTTTCTTTGCTATTTGGAATCCAAATTTTTGCGAAAAATGATGATAAATATTTCCTATATCTCGAGATAACTGATTTGTTCTGAACATATTTATTTATATAAAATATTTTAAGTAATTTTTTAAGTAATTTTTTAAGTAATTTTTATACAGAAAAAATTTATTAAAGATTAATTATATTCTTCTAATTCATTAATAGATGGTAAGCGATATTCATTTTTTGGCACATTCCAAGCTGACTCACGAGTCAGTATATTTACGTAATATGGTTTCCCAGTTGTACTACTAATTTTTTTTATCCATATATTCATTTATTATAAAAACATAATATAAAAATGTATCAACTAAGATTTAGAAAACGCATCACTATGTGATGATCTGGATTAAGTTAGACACCTTTAGAAACATATGTTTCTCTGATTTTATAAGATTCAATAACATTTTGTTCCTTTAAATTTTCAAACGTTTGTTTCAAAAATGTATTCATTTCTTTTTTTGATTTTACTGGACCATCAAATTGTTCTTCTCGAGTGTACAGTTGTATTTTTTTTGATCCAATTGGACATGTACGTCCACTACCAATCCATTCCCAGCCATCTGGAAATTTATCATATTTCCAATATTTTTTAGGCGTTGTGTAAAATACAAATAATGTTTGCTTATAATCTTCTTGATCAAAAGGTAAGTATTTGTCTAGCATTTTATGTATTCTTATGTCTTATAGAGAGTATTATAAATCCATTTATGAATATATAATTTAAAAATTAATTATAAAAATATGGTTTTAATATAAATGTTGAGCAAAGACGGTCTGAAAAAAAAACGTTTTAAAAAAAAATTACCTATAATTACATTTGTAGCATCAGAAATATCTGACGAATGCAATGAATTTATACATTTAGCCAAAAAAATGGATCGAAATAAAACGTATGATGACTGGGAACAAGTTGGAGAGGGTGCAGCAGGAAATGTTTATATAAATACAAAGAAAGATTATGATTATGTCGTTAAAATACAAAAAGCCGATAATATTTTTTTATCTGAAGTGTTAGCTTTAACAGATTTACAAAAGTATTTGAATGAAGGAGGTGTTGGCGTTGTTCCTAAATTATATGCTAATTGGACTTATAAAGGAGATGGATATATTGTAATAGAAAAATTAAAAGATTCTTACGGAATGCGTGCAGATGAAATGGATAATGCTTTAAAAAAAATAGCTGAATATGGATGGTTGCATTTAGATATAGGTACTTGTAATCGCATGAATGATAAATATGGAAATTTAGTTTTAATTGATTTTGGCTGGGCAGTAAAGAAACCAGATAATTTAGAACAAATTTATCCTTTACATCCTTTATCTGTTGCTGCGTGCAAAGCCTTTACATATAATGAACTAAAATCTATTCAAGATTTTGATTTTAAAACAATTTATGGTCATTATCTTGGCGTAAAACAAGATTTAGATGATGATTTTTTTGTACCTTCTAAAACAGAAAACACTTCTTGGTGTACAATAATGTAATAATTCAAAATAAAATATGAATTATGACACAAATACTATTTTTCAAAATTTACTAGGAATTTCCTTACCTTCTCAATGAATATTGATTATACTAACATTTTTGTATTTATTTTATCGAAGAATATCCTTAGCAACTGTTCGATAGTATGTATAATTATCTTGGTTATTTATAGTGTTTTCAAACAATTGTATAAATTAACAAATCTATATTTATTTAAATTCTTCCGCAACTTTGTTACAGTATCTATAATTCTCTTGGTTATTTATAGTGTCTGCAAAATTAAGAATAAAGTGTCTCATTTGTTCACGAGACATAGAACTGTTTCTTATTATTGTAATTACTGATTCAATTATTAACCTCTCAAGTTCATTAGCATTTAAGTTTAATTTTGTTAACCTATAAAATTCTTCAAAAATTTGAACTTGTACATTCTGTCTTTCATTATAATTCAATCTAGAATCACCCGGTATAGGATAGGGATAATCAGAAGTGAAGGGTTCTGTACTTAGAAGTCGTTCTATATATATAAGTTGTTCTCTTAACTTATCGTTCAAATAAAAATATTTGTTCAGTATGTTTGGGTCATTGGTAAGACTAATATATACCGGAATTCTATCACCAACTTTTTTGGCGAGCTCGACTTTGGAGAGACCTGGGAATCTGAGGCTGTTATGATTAAATTTATTAGCTTGTTGTTCAGCTAATTTTTCAGCTATCATTTCTATTGGTCGACTTGGTAATTTCATAAAACCAGAAGTAAGGTCTTGAGCTTTATTAGATGCAAGAGGCATTTGATAACTACGCTCTCGTAAAAGCATTAAATTTGTTAATGTTCCAGGTTGTATCTTACGTTCATTTATACTATTCATCATTACATTAAAAAACTCTGATTTTGCATCTTCTTCAGAAACAAGAGGATTATTTGTAAATGCATATATAGCATCCTTAAACGCATCATCAATAATGTATTGATCCAAGTTAGGAAATCTTTGTTCTATGATATGTTTCGTTTTATCAAATGCCTCTAAATATGATAATAATCTTATAATTTTATTCACGTTATTAATTTCATTCTTACTAAATCTTCTTCTTCTAATTTCACGTAATATTGCTCCTGGGGGTTCAGAACTCAATCTTTCTATGACTTCATCCATACTAGGTGGTGGTATAGGTTGTGTTGTAGTCATATTAGGACATAATCCCCCATTACACAGTTCGGGAATAGTTGTTGATGGTTGACTTAATAATGTATTAGGTGGTTGATTAGATTGTTGATTAGGCATAGATAATTGATGTATCGAAAGTGCCGGCGCCGGCGCCGGTGGAGGTGGAGGTGGTGGATGTGTATATTGAGAAAGTTCAATATAATCATCTTCTGGAAATTTCCATTGGCTTTCATTTGTTGTTGGATTAAAATAATATGGTATACCAGGGTTAATTGTTCGACTATAACGAACAACCCATGGTTGTGGAGGTCTTCGGGTGTCTGAAAATTCAGTTGGGCTTCTTACACGTCTTGGAGAACTTCTGAAATTTCTTATTTGTGACATAATTTTAAATATAATCAATATATTTAAAATTAATAAAAGAGTTTAATACATAATTAAAAATATTACTAACCATACATATTTTTAGCAACCTCATTTCTACAGTATTTGTAAATAGTATCATCATTTAAAGTGCTTGCAAAAAGCATCATAAAGCTTTTCTTTTCGGTATAAGACAAAGAAGTAGTATTTCCTATTATTTGTCTTAAACATTCAACTTGTAAAGCTTCAAGATCTCTCTCTTTACGATTTAATTGTACTAAAATATAAAATTCATCAAAAATTTGAAGTAGTACAGGCAAATACATTATAGCAGGCTTCCAAAGACTAGCCCATTTTTCTATTTGTAGAAGTTGATTTTGTACCTTATATGTCAAAGAGAAAAATTGTTCTATTCTCTTGTCACCAGTAGGTATAAATCCTGGTGCCCTAGTTACTGGTTCATTTGATTTTGGAAATCGGGGGATTTTCTTTTGAGGTTGAGATAATGGTTGAGGTAATGGTTGAGGTAATGGTTGAGGTAATGGTTGAGGTAATGGTTGAGGTAATTGTTGAGGTAATGGTTGAGGTAATTGTTGCGACTTATCAGATGACATAAATTGTACAAGAATAGCTTCTTTTTCATCCATATTCAAAGAACTTCCTTGTAAACTATAATCAAAAGCATTAAGATTAGTTTCTCCTAATTGTTTATATACTAAATATGTATTAATAATGTTCTTTCGTTCATCATCGTTCAAAATTATTTTGCTAAGCACTTGTCTAACTATTATTTCATCCGGTGTAACACGTCTAACACTTGGTTGAGAAGTTTGGGTTGACGGATGTTGTAGTGTTGTCGGAAAGTCCCATTGAGTTTTACCTGTTATTAGATTAACATAGTATGGTCTACCGTTATCAACATTTTTACTAATACGAACTTCCCAATCTGTTGGAAGTCCTCTGTTTACGTTTTTAATATCAAAGACATATTTATCATTTGTTCGATGTGGCGAACGGATAAAATTATTTGCAGCCATTTTATTATTTATAATATAAAATTAAATTATAAATTAATTTTACAAACTTATATTTTTGGTGTAAATCGCATAGATTCTCCAGACTGAAAAATAGTTAAAGTACCTAGAGAAGTATATTTTTGATGATATATATCATTTTCATTTTTATACTTTATTATTTGTGTTTTCAATGCATTATGAGCGTCTAGTACATTATTTATTTGTTCAGGAATCTCCTCGTGTGTTAATGGACTAATATCATATTTTTCCACAGATCCATACTCCCATTGTGATTTGCCTAACCTAACTTCTTCTGCTTCAAGTGCTCGTTCATCTCCATACTCAAAATTATCAAATATAGGTTGTAACTGTTCTGGACAATCTGAACGATAGTTCAATAGTTTTTTTACTCTATATAATAACAATAAATCGTGAGTTATATTACGAACAGATGAACTAATAGAATAACCAAGACCATACTCACTTTCATCAAAATTCGAAAATCCTTGATCCTCTCCGCAATATTTTATAGGAAAACTTTTGCTATTACATTCAGGTATATTGTTACATATAGATTCATATATAGATTTTGAAGAGCCTGTTATTTCTTTATTTGATTCATCATTAAAAAAACAACGACCATAATCAATAATTTTTGCAATATATCTAGATTTAAATTCTACAATAGTTCCATCGTCCAAAATATACTTATAATCAATGTATTTTCCAGCAACTGGTTCATAAATCAAGATATTCTCAGCATGCAAATCATAATGAGTAAACGTTTCAGACAAAGTTGCTAACGGCATATATATCTGATATAACACATATAGCAAACTTTTAGAAGGAAAATTTAGATGCTTTTGTATCATAGAATGCATACTCTTTGCATTTTTAATATGCTGTATCAAAATTGATAAATATGTTGATTTTGCACATGCTACTTTAAAAAGATAATCTATTTCAGTGCAATCCTTTCTTATAAAAAATCTAGATGTTTTGTTTTCTGAGCAATTATTATTGATACCCGAGTCACGATAATTTTGCACCGCATCTTTTCCAATTATAAGAGACGATTTTAATTGGTCGGCGTCAATATCTATAGTTTGTTTCATTTCTATCCAATCTTTGCGTTCTTTATATTGGTACCATCCGTATGTTTCAATAAAGCAAGGAAACACATAACATTGTTTATTTATATACTGACCTACTAGATACTCAAATAAAAGATTATCAGTATCTTCTTTGATTGTTGATTTTAGAATAGCATTTGCTTTAAATCCTAATCTCTCATATGTAAGTTCTTTAATAAAACCATTTGCACCTATATTACCACCAATACTTTTAACGGGGGATATTAAATATTTAAAATCAACAAATCCATTAAAATGTTTACTTATTAATTTTTTTTTTATTCCAAAAGCCAAACAAATTCCTGCATCTGATGTACATATACGCGACAGAAAATTGGATCTTTTCATTGGAATATTTTTTATCCCTTTAGAAAATTCTTCGGATTTTGGAGAAAATTGTGATCTATCTAATTTTGTTCCTTCTATATATTCAAATTCTTTTGTTAATTCATTATATATATATTCACGTATATCATCATCTGTATTACCTGTTAAATTTTTATTATATAATGTATCATACTCTTTTACTATATTTCTATCTTCTAAAAATTTATTAATTAATTCGTTTATTTGTTGGTCTGATAAGGTTTTATATGATATATAACCATATCTTTCAGAAATAGTCATAACATAATTAACAATAAAATCAAATATAGGAGACCGAAATGACTCAATATGAAACTTTTTATTTATTATTCTGATTGGAACAGGATAAGTGTAATTTGAAAATGAATATCTTTTTTGTTCAAATCTTAAACTAGGGTAATTTTGGTTACAATAGTCAACATAACCTGCATATGGATCTGTTCTAAAAGTTTTTTTGGTTATTGGATCATAAATTGATAATATAATTTGAGGTGCAAGATGTCCACTTCCATATATTCCACCAGTAATTCTAGATGTAATGAGTTCTTGATCAATATCAATCATAACATTATATTTATCTTCTAATTCTTTCTTTGATAAAATTGGTTCACTAAAATGTAATAACGATTTAAAATTATTTAAATCTCTATTAAAATTATATCGATCAATCGAATGTTGCATTAAATCAAAAACAATTGTGCCACCGGATATTAATATGTTTTCAGCAAGAGTAAGATAATCGATTGGGCAAAAATAAGCAGTGCATATGTCAAAATGTATTTGACTAACACGTCCCACTAAATATGATCCCATATTAGAAAATACATTTTGATATCCAATTGTATACATATCGTATTGTCTTTCTATATTGGTAGAATCTTCTCTGTCTATATACAAGTTGTATACGGTAGAATTTTTGAATCTGTAATAATCATAATCATTATAATGCATATCATCATACATATTAGTAGCACCTACTAAAATAGATAATTCTTCTTCAATTAAATTATAAGATAACAACTCATTAAATATTTCATATGCATTAGCTTTATCACGTTTTTTATTTGTATACCATTCAATAAATTGTTCTTGATATACTGGATTTACAAGAGGTTTTCCACCTCTTAACAAATTTTTTTTCTTGTAATTTTGTAGTTTGAAAGTAAGAATATTTGAATCATTAATGCTCCATAACGTGCCATCATTTATTTTTTTTATTATTTTACTTGACAATAAAGCAATTCCATCATTACCTTTTTCATCTTTGATTAAACATTTTATAAATGAACCAGATGGGATATTTTTAAATTTAAAAGGATTAATTCTTATTAGTCTAGGATGGATATAAGTCCATTGATTAAAAAAATTAATATGTATAAAATCGGTATCTATATCTTTTAACATTTTTAATATATAAAAATATATTAAAATTAGAAAATAATTAATCATTGTACGAATTAGATTTTTGTTCCTTCTATATAATCATATTGTTTTGTTAATTCAAAAAATATCTCTTTTTCTATATCGAAGTGTGTAGTTAATCCATATTCTCTAAATAATTTTGGCGTATTTGCCACTCTATCAATTAATTCGTGCATTTTGTCATATGATAACCTTTTATATTTTATATAATCAATTCTTTCAGCAAGAGTCATAACATTATTAGCAATAAAATTAAATATATTATTATATGAATCAATATGAAGTTCTTGGTTTATTGTTTGGATTGGAACAGGATAAGTGTAATTTGAAAATGAATATGTTTTTTGTTCAAATCTTAAACGAGGATATCTTTGTCTGCAATAGTCAATATAACCTCTGTATAGATCTTTTTTAAATTGTTGGTTAGTTTTTTGATTAATAATTTTTGCTGAAATTTGAGGCGCAAGATGACCACTTCCATATATAACATCAGTAATTCTAGGTGTAATGAGTTCTTGTTCAACATCAATCACAACATTATGCCTATTTTCTATTTCTTCCTTTGTTATTTTACCTGAATCAAATATATTTAATTCTCTATTAAAATCATATAAAACACTTAAATGTTGCGCTAAATCAAAAACAATTGTGCCACCGGCTATTAATATGTTTTCAGCAAGTCTAAGATATTCAATTGAACAAAAATAAGCAGTAGATATGTCAAAATGTATTCGACTAACACGTCCCACTAAATATAATCCCATATTAGAAAATATATTTTGATATCCAATTGTATACATATCATATTGTCTTTCTATATTGGTAGAATCTTCTCTGTCTATATATAAATCATATACGTTAGAATCTTTGAATCTATCATAATCATGATACATATTAGTAGCACCTACTAAAATAGATAGTGATGATTCAGTTACTCCATACGAATCAAGATTTGCACGGTAACGTAACAAATCTTTATATATTTCATATGCATTCTCATTTAGGTCATCTTTTTTATATGTATACCACCTGACAAAATCTTCTTTGTCAAAATGATATAATATATTTGTTAATTGTTTTCCACCTCTTAAATGACTATCTCTCGAATTATGTCCACGTATTTTAGGAGGTGTTTGTCTATATATAGTGCTTTCTGGAAAATCCCATTTGCTTTCATTTGTTATCCAATTAAAGTAATATGGTCGATTAGGAAAAATATTATTACTAATACGACGTTCCCAATTGGTTGGAAGTTTTCTGTTTTCTTCTTCGTATTTACCAATATGTAAACTTTTTTTACTTGGAGATCTTGAATACATTGTTTGTTATTTTCAAATAAAAAAATAATTTAATTATTTATTTGAAAATGATAGTCACACCCCTCGTGGATTTACAAATGTGAAAACCGACTTTTTAAATCTTCAAGGGTGTAAACGATTTATCTTCTGTAAATGCTTCTTCTAATATATCACCTATTTTTTCTAATGGGCGAGATGGCAAATGTGTTACATAAGAACCAAATGAAGAAGTTTTACTATAATTACGCTCTCGAATGAGCATCAACATTGTAAACACCTCTTGTACTTTTTTTTGATGAAGTTTTATATTTTCCATTGCATCAAGGTAAAAAAAACCTGCCGCAAATACGCTAAAGCGTCCAATTAAATAATCGTTTTTAGCATCCTCAACTGCAGAGACAATAATTTCAATTGGTAAATTAGGAAATTTTTGAATTAAAGCTGCTTGCACTCTGCCTGAAATTTCAAGATAAGCTGCATGTTCGTATTCGGATTATCTCATTTATCGTATCAAAATCTTTAAATTTTTATTTACAAATTTATAATTTGATTGTAAAAAAACTCTAGATAAAGGATTAGAAGCTCGAAAGAGTTGGATTTGTATGAATCTAGTAACGGCTTAATTAAAATTAAAATATTTAAGATTTTAAATGTGTAAAAACCTTAGTTGACAGCGGATGGAGTTTATGTTTTGACATCAACTCAGCAAGTTGTGATTGAATGACATTTAAAATCAGCAAATTAAAAACTTAAACAAATAAATAGAATGTATTTTTGTATGCCAAAAGTTATATTTCGATCTTTTTGTTTTTTGAATATAGATTTTTACAAACATCTTCGGTTTTATAAGATAAACACAAAATTCTAAACTGTAAATGGATTCCACGTTCTAATAACTAATGTCGTGGTTGCCAAGGTTGCCATCCTCCAACAGAACCAGTCCATACAAGGTGGGGTTCTGCTTCTTGAGCATCTCTTGTATTATGTCCAAGAGTAAATGGTGCTATATGTGGTTCTCTATCTCTTGTCTGTTCTTCTCTTGCACTCGTTCCATCACCAAATGGTGCTATAGGTGGTGCTCTATGTGATCTATCTCTAGGTGCTCTAGGTGGTGGTGCTCTAGGTGGTTCTGCATGAGTTCTTCTTTCACTAAATGGTCTAGGTGGTTCTGCATGAGTTCTTCTTTCACTAAATGGTCTAGGTGATGCTGTATGATTTGGTGCTATATAGGTGGGCTGTATGATTTTTCTTCTTTCTTCTTTTAATCGAAGTTCATCACGAATTTGTTTTTCTTCTTTTAATCGAAGTTCATTTACTTTTATATACTCAATACACATATTTTTAATATCATTCCAAATTTCACCTCTTTGTTTTCCATATTTCTCTGCAAATGCGTCTAATATTTTTTTTGCAAATACATTTGGTATAAAATTACCTGTTATTTTTTCTCTTGACATAGGACACGTCCTATTTTGCAAAAACCATTTGGCTATTTCTGTTTTGTCATAAGTATGACCAGAACTACAACCACACATGACCGGATAATGAATCAAATCTCCTGATATTTCTGAAACTAAGTCTCGAAGTTGAATAGTAGCACTTGATAATTCTTCATGTCTCATATCTAGACCACAAAGCTCTCTTATAGATCTTTCACTTAAATAAGAATGATCAGTTAGACTAATTATGTGAAAAGCTGTTAAACTAGCATTTTCCCCAAGTTGTTTATGTTCTGTTTTTTTAATATATTCAATAATAGTTTGTGGTAAAACTGATGCTTGACTAGCAAGATATTGTAAACTCTCATCAATAATACTTTCTGTCTTACAGTTAAGACGACTTGCTACTTCTTCAAAAAGTTCTACTCTTCTATTGATTTCATCCTTAGCTGGTTGAGTTTTTAAAAGTTTTAAGTTTGAATATGTTTCTTCTGTAATCTTTTTTGGTTCAATAGTATTGTCTTTTGTTTCTTTTTCTTTTTCTTTTTCTTTTTCTTTTTTTGGTTTGTCTTTTTTTCTGCTTACTGTTTGCCATTCCTCCGAATCAGGTTCAGATTCAGGTTGTGGTGCATAAGAATGAGAAGTTACTCGTGCATTTTTTTTTCGATCACCAATATGTTTGTATACTTCCTTGTTATTTGAAATTAAACAAACCAATCCTTTAGGAAGTGGAATTTTTGTGCCAGAAAAGTATCTAGATCCCCATTGAGTTTTACCTGTGAATAAATTTTTGTAATAGTATTCACCAGAAGAACTTTTTATTTCTTCAAATTGCATTTATTACTAATAAATAATAAATATTTATTATTTATTAGTAATAAATGCAATTTAACAAATCGTGTTTACACCTGTGAGTTTAACTTTGTATAATTTCAAAAGTTATGATAAAGAATAAATCAATATTGAAAAAGTGTTGGATATATAATTTACTCTTAATGACTTGGTGTCAAAAATTATAAGTCTTTGTTTTTCACCAAATTTTGTAAAAGTAACACAAAAATCACCTTTTTGATTTTGATAGAGATTGAACCATACGAGTGATGACTTTGGTAAGTTTACAACTGATTTGATAGTTAAATTAAATTATAAAAGTTGTAATTTAATTACTGTTTCTAGTAAAACTTCATAAGAAGATTTTTAAACTAATTCTCTTCTGTAAATGCTTCTTCTAATATATCACCTATTTTTTCTAATGGGCGAGATGACAAATCTGTTACATAAGAACCAAATGAAGAAGTTTTACTATAATTACGCTCTCGAATGAGCATCAACATTCTAAACACCTCTTGTACTTTTGTTTGATGAAGTTTTATATTGTCCAATGCAGTAAGGTAAAAAAACTCTTCTGTATATACGCTAAAGCGTCTATTACTATGTCCAAATAGACTTATATAATCGTTTTTAGCATCCTCAACTGCAGAGACAATAATTTCAATTGGTAATTTAGGAAATTTTTGAATTAAAGCTGCTTGCACTCTGCCTGAAATTTCAAGATAAGCTGCATGATCATATTCGGGTTCGTATTCTGTCATTTATCTTATCAAAATATTTAAATTTTTATTTACAAATTTATAATTTGATTGTAAAAAAACTCTAGATAAAGTGTTAGCAGCTCGAAAGAGTTCCATTTAAAATCAGCAGCAGTCTAAATTAAACACTTAAACAAACATAATATGAAAATAAATAGAATGTATTTTTGTATGTCAAAAGTTATGACAAAGAATAAAATCAATGTATCACACGGAAAAGTCTTAAATAAAGATATAGCAGAGTATTTTGCAGGCAAAGATTACTTTTATAATGGATATCATATTATATCATGGATAGAAAAGGCGGATAAACCACATAAATGTAATGTTGATTTATGTCCATTACACCGTTTATACTTTAAAAATAAATTTTTAAAACTTGGATCAAAAATATTGATGTATGAAGAGGCAAAAAAAGTTCTAAAAAAAACTCTTCCTGATGACATTGTGATATACATATTGAAAAAATGCTTTTGCTGAGGAGGATAAAATATTAAAATTACTAAATAATTTTAATATTATTAGTTTTATAAAATGTTTAATTTCCGAAACGTAGAACAGCCACATTACACTAGACCACTTCCACTTCCAGCAAATTGGACTCGTAATTTTAACCATACCGGTAGAATCTACTACACTAATATGTCAACAGGACATAGTCAATGGGATTTTCCTTATCCGGAACAAGAAGAAAGTCGTCAACAATATGACGTAGTAGCAGATGAAGTTTTTCATATAGAAGCTGAACTTCAAGCTCGTAATGAACGTGCTCAAGCTGAACGTCAAGCTCGTTTAGAAGCTCTTTTAGAAGCTAGTTTAGAAGCTGAACAAGAATATCGTGACAATCTACTTGAAAAATTACGTGAAAATTTAGCATTAATAAGTAATAATAATAATTTTAATGAATATAATATGGATATATTGAGTTCATTAACAAGAATGATATTACAAGATAATGAACAACCTATCAATAGATTAACCGTACTCACTTATATATTAGATTTAGAGTCATTGATTTCTATATTAAGAGATAGAAACGTACATTCTAATTTAAAATATCTCTGTGAAAATATTTTTGAAGAGATGTATGAAAAACTAGCCAACGAAAAGAAACTAATTGAAGACGGATTTACAAGGCATAATGAATATGATACTACATATTTAAATGAAGAATTAAATAGATTAAATTCTATATATGATAGTTTTATGTATACTATAAATAACGGAACGCACACTAGATATTAGAAATGCTGGATATAATTTAATTGAAATGTCGGGATCTGATTTTGACAATTAAACAACACTATCATATATCAAAATTTATAAAATAAAAGAAACAGAAATCTTTTATTTTTATCTCATAATTTTGATATTAAACAAAAAACGTTCTTTAGAACTAAAATTTAAAAAGTTCGGAGGAGGAGCAAAATAAAAAGATAATCCAAAGGAAATTTTCTACGAATTTTTCAAATTATTTAGAGAAAAAGAAAAATGTTTTTCCTCCTCCTCCGCCGAACTTTTCGTTTTTGCAAAAATGATTTTGGTGATCGGTCGCCAGATTAAATAGTGTAAAAGTTTGACGGAAAAACCTTTTTTTCTTGCAAAAATGATTTTGGCGTTCGGAAGAAAAAAAGAATGAATTTCGTACTTTTCTAAAATGGATTTCATTTCCACACACACACATTTCAAAAATGTTGAAAAAACAAATTTAATCAGAGAATTGTGACTATTTTTATTTTTTTTCTACTATTTCCAGCAGTTTCCGGCATTTTAAAAATTAGTAGTAAAAAACGATATTTTATACAAAGAAAAATGATTTTCTTATTTAAAAACAAATGATAAAAAATGAAAAGCAAATGGAAAAATGTCAGTTTTGCAATAATATGTTTGGAAATACTCAAATGCTTAGACAGCATCAGAAAAAAACAAAGTATTGTCTTAAAATACAAGAAGCTAAAGCTAAAGAAGAGATAGAAGCTAAAGATAGAAAAGACGCAGAAGAACTAGCTTTAAGAGAAAAACAAATACAATTAACTTGTCATTTCTGTGATAATAATTTTAAAACAAAATACCTGTTAAATAAACATCAAACACAAGCTAAATACTGTTTAAAAATACAAGAATCTCAAAATTCCGAATCAATTATAACATCTTTTGTTACTTGCACATTTTGCAATAAGAACTTTTCATCATCAACTTTTAATAGACATGATTCAACATGCAAGAAAAAAAATCAATTTCTTCTCAATCAAAAAGATCAAGAAATTGCTATGATGAAAATGAAGGCGGAAAATGCTGACGAAATTGCTATGCTAAAAATTAAAGCAGAAATTGGTTCAATATATAAAGAATCTGCTGAACGTGCTCAGGCTACAATAGAAGAAATAGCCAAACAACCTACTTATCAGAAAAACAGCACCAAAAACATTCAGAATAATTTGATGCTTTCAAATCTTACCCCTCTTGATTTATCTCAAGCTCGTGTAGACAGTATAATAGATGAAAAATATACAAAAAATGATTTTTATGAAGGTCAGAAAGGTGCCGCTCATCTTGTACATAAATACATTGCTACTGATTCTGAAGGAAAACCTCAAATAGTTTGCACCGATACAGAAAGAGGTATATTTCATCACAAATCAACTATTGGTGATCATATTGTTGATTATAAGAATGTTCATTTGATTAAGAAAGTACATTCGCCTCTTAAAAGAAAAGCGGGTGCGTTTGCAGCAGAAGAATCTGTGAAAAATCCAACTGCTTTAAAGGAAATAATTAATAATATGAGTTCTATTAGAGATCTAGAAACGAAACCTTGTTTGTTCAATAGAACATTAGCTCAACTTACAGGAAAAAATTGTGCAAAACAAATAGATACTGAATCTTTAATAGGTGAAGATATATAAATAAAATTTTATTTATGATCGTATATTTACCTGTGATAAGATCAAGAGATTAATGCAAATGTTCTCGTTTTGTAGATTTGCACTTTGCATATCATGAAAACACTTAATCTCAAATAAACTTGATTTTTTGGATGAACTCTTTGAAGACAGAAAATGAACTCGATTACTATTACTAAGTTTATCATCAATTTTCTCTCTGAAAACGGGTCAGAGGATCTAATTGATGAATGGAACACACAAAAAAACTTAGATACATTCAACATTATAGTAAAAAATAGCAAGATCAAGGATCTGAAGAAAGAGAGTTTTTTTAAGCTTCTTGTATCTATTAAAGAGGAGGCATCCAAAGACAAATCAATTTATGTTGCACCGTGCCAGTTCACTGCACCGTTATTAAGCACTTTGAGAGCTTCTGACGAGCATGATTCAAACACGCTATTGTTTAAAATTAATAATTTAATTGAAGGATATGTTATAAAAAGACCTTCTGCATATATTAAATCACCTTATGTAGCGGACGTTAATACAAATAATTCGGATGTATCCGTTTTGGCTCATACTCCATCACTCGGATGTTGTGGATTAGCTGATAAAGGTGCTTCAATATTAATGAGTTCTGTCACTAAAAAACAAGATAAAAAATTACATTGTGAATATAAAGTGTATTTATCAGTAATTAAAGAAAAACATAATGAAATGATTGTAGGTATACATCCAAAACTTGCCGAAGAATTATCAGAATCAGCTTTGAAAAATAATATGTTAAGCAGACTTCAAAATGTTAGTAGCTATAAAAGAGAGACTTCTATATATATAGAAGGCAAAGTTGATTCACGTTTTGATTTTACAGGTGTTGATAGTAATGGCATTCCATTTATTATGGAAGTTAAAAATGTTCCACTTGCAGATTATGAAGACATTAGCTCTAAAGATCGTAAGAAGAAATGTTACGATCATCGTGAATACAACTCTAAGGTTTCTTATTTTCCTGATGGTTATCGGAAGAAAACTACCGACACTGTTAGTCCTCGTGCATTGAAGCATATTCAAGAGCTTACTTTAATTAAAAATGAATATGCAGTTCGTTGCATAATGTGTTATGTTATACAAAGAACTGACGTTGAATGTTTTAAACCTTCAATTATTGATCCTCATTATAGACAAGCTGTTAAAGAAGGTATTGAAGCCGGAGTAGAAATTATAACTATGGTTGTTCAGTGGACTAAAGAAGGAGAAGCATATTTTATTAGAGATGATCTTCCTATCACTCCTTTTACATAATCAACTGAGTAAAGTAGATGGATACGATAAAAAAACAAATAATGTATATGAGTTTCATAGCTGTATTTGGCATAGATGTTATAAGTCTGACTATGTGAATCCTATAAATCATAAAACAGCAGCTAATCTTTATTCTAAAACTATAGAACGTTCACTAGCTATTAGAAATGCTGGTTATAATTTAATTGAAATGTAGGAGTGTGATTTTTTATAAAATAAAAGAAATTATATTCTTTTTATTTTATCTCTTAACTTTGGTATTAAGAAAAGAACTTTCTTTCGAATTAAAAATCAAAAAGTTCGGAGGAGGAGCAAAATAAAAAAGATAATCCAAAGGAAATTTTCTACGAATTTTTCAAATTATTTAGAGAAAAAGAAAAATGTTTTTCCTCCTCCGCCGAACTTTTCATTCCGAACTTCAAAATAGTTTTTGCAAAAAATGATAATGTAAGTATAAAAATTTTACATTTTTTACTGATAAAAAATATTTCTTCCAAACTCCAAAAATGATTTTGCACAAAATAAAAATCACGGATGAAAAAAATGATTGTTTTTGAACAAAGCGTCCAAAAAATATTTCATCTCTCTCTCATTTTTTGTGTTTGGTGAGATGGAGAGTATAAAAATACCTAATATGAAAATTGTCTGATTAAATACTTAATTTACTAAATTTTTCAAAAAACATTCATGAATTTTCAGAATTTTTCAGAATTTTTTCTGAAAATATTTAAAGAACAAATAACCTAATAATAAATGGAATGTATATACTGCAAAGCAGTATTACAAACAGTTTATTCATTAAAACAACATCAAAATACTGCTAAGTATTGTCTTTCTAAACAAAATAAAGATCTTTTACATCAACATTTATGTGGTGCTTGTGGCAAAGGATTTACTAGAAAATCTTCATTAGATGATCATTTAAAAATATGTAAAGCAAACACTCCTGTAATTCAAGAGCAACTTCATTTATTTGATCAATGTAAAAAAGACTTAGAATCATCTCTTCTTCGTGAAAAAGAACTTATCACGTCATATGAAAAGAAAATAACAAAAATTTACATTGAACACGAAAAAATTATCGAAGATTTGAAAAAAGAAATAAAAGATTACAAAGATAAAATGTTCATTTTAGCTTCTAAACCTACAAACATTAACAATAATATTGGTAACACTAAAACAACCACAAAGACCCAGAATTTAATAGTATCTGACTGGCGTCCAGAGGTTATACAAGATAAGGTAAAAGAAAATTTTAAACTTGAACATATAGAGGATGGTATTAAAGGAGTAGTCAGATTTACAACTAAATATATCACACAGGAAAATAATGGAATCAAAAGTTATCAATGTACTGACAGTAACAGAGAAGTTTTTATGTACAAGGATGCAGACGGAGTTGTTCAAAAAGACATTAAAGCTAGAAAGTTAAAAGATGCTATCAAAGAACCTATATTAAAAAAGACAGCTGAGTTATCAACAGATGAATGTCATCGTCTAATGGATCTTATATCAAGTTCTAAAGGAAATAATGATGTTGTTGAGATTAGTAATATCAAGATGGCTATTCTAACAAAAAAAACGCAAGAAATACGTGACATTGATGATGGATCATTTTCAAAGGAGATGGCTGTTTTGAGCGTATAAAAATTTTATTTTTACTTATAATAAGTAAAAATCACTCGCAACAATTAGCTTTTAAAGTAGAAGAATCTGTAAAAAACCCAACTGCTTTAAAGGAAATAATTAATAATATGAGTTCTAGAAACGAAACCTTGTTTGTTCAATATAACAGTAGCCCAACTTACAGGAAAAATTGTGCAAAACAAATAGATACAGAATCTTTTGCAACAGAAGATAAATAAAATATTTTTATTTTATTTCAAATTTGTATGTCCAAATAGACTAATTTTTTATATGAAAATAAAAATAAGATTTATGGTGGTATACATCTACCTGTTATCCTATCACGTATTTGATGAGGTAGACAAGGAACTATGATGTCATCTGGTAGATTCCATTGAGTTTGTCCTGTTATTAAATTAAGATAATATTTTTTACCTGGATCATTTATTCGACTAAAACGAACAACCCAGTTAAATGGAGGTAATTTATTATCTGCGTCTAATGAATTTCTAGGATTTCTTGGAGAACCTACAACAATTTGGTTTTGAGGCATTTAATTAAAGTCAATATTTAATTTTTATAAAATGTTTTCAATTTTACACACAACAGATGACATATCCTAATATACAAAAGGCTGAACGTTTTGAGTCAAACATAATAACTTGTTTTTTGTTGATATCATAAACATATCTTCAATTCGGATTCCTCCTATTTTATAATATTTGGAAGGTATAGAAAATGGAATTGTTGATTTGTTAAAATATAATCCTGGTTCAATTGTAAAAACGCATCTTTTTTGTAAGATTGAATCACCATCTGACATTGGATCATGTGTTTCCAATCCAATATTATGACCGATCGAATGAGTGTAAAAATAACGAATAAAATTACGATTAAAATTACGATTCTCAGCTATATTTGAACGACAACTCATTATGCCTTTTGACCATTCTTTATGTTTTTTATCTGTTGATAATCTACCAAATTGTTGTATCAATGTTTGTATACATATTTCTTGTATTTGATTAAAAGTTACATTTGTTGACATAGTCAATTGCTTTTCAACAAAATTAACACAATTTGTATAGGCTTGTTTAACCATATCAAATAATTGTCTTTGTAAAGCCGAATTTGGGTTTATGATTGTTCTAGTCACATCACTACAATATCCAAATTCACTTCTAAATCCACAATCCATTAGAATAACAGATCCTCTCGGTATCCTAGAATTGTATTTGTTATAATGAATAATTGATGCATTTTCATTAGAAGCGATGATAGGTAAATACGAAGTTGTATAGTTTCTTGAGTAAAGTTCTTTGTAGTATAACAAAGCTAGTTGAGATTCTGTTAAATTGTATTCTGTCTTTATTAAATTTGTTAATTTATCAAATAACTGAACTGTGGCTGATATGCTAATTTGCAATTGATACAATTCCCAATCATCTTTGATTACTCTGAGTTTATTTAACTTATTTCGTTCTTTATTATTTATGTAATTTAGTGAAGTAGGTAAGTCTGAAGACGTATATAATTTTATTTTTATAGATGACTGATTTGAAGTAATTTTTGCAATGTAATCTGTTGCAACTTGATGAATTGCCATCATTGTTACATACAGAAACAATGGATCAATGGTTTTGCTAGGTGTGATAGCTGGTATATAAATTGATTTGGTAAGAACACCTAATGCATTACGTATATTATTATATCTGATTTGACGATGATTCATTTATTATAGTAAGTTTTAATTTTCTTTTTGTCTGGTGATTAGTAGATACCATTGTATATTACAATGGTATTAGATTAATTTTGTTATACATATCTTAAAAGTATGTTCTTCACTCTTTTACAAGTTGGTAAATCAATAACTTGTTAATTATTCAATATTTTGATGATTTATTCGTTTATGTCTATTGTTGATCCATCAGAATATAATATATATCAACAATCTTTAAAGTGATTATAATTAATTCAGAAAGAATCAAACTTTTCATTTTAAAATTGATTAATAATTGATTAAATATATAATTGATTAAAAATGTATACAGGAAGAATTTATAAAATCGTTAACACTCAAAATAAAAATATATATAGGTCAAACATACAAAACTCTTTCTCAAAGATTTACTAATCACAAATGTGAGGCTAAAAAAGGTATTGTTAATAGTAATCTTTATAAAGCAATTGAAAAATATGGAAAAGAATTCTTTACTATAGAAGATATAGAAATTAAAGATTTTGAAACCAAAGAAGATGCTAAGATTTGGATGAATGAAAAAGAAATTCATTATATTTTTACTCTAAAACCTCGTTATAATATGGCTCCAGGTGGTTTAGGTCATACAGGTGTTGTTTGGTCCGAAGAACGACGCATTAATTTCAAAAAACTTATGTCAGGATCTAATAATCACAACTTTGGAAAATCTCTTTCAGAAGAAACAAAACAAAAACTTTCAAATGCGCTAAAAGGTCGTATAATTCCAGATGATGTAAGAGTTAAAATTAGTCATACTATGAAAGGTATACCAAAGACTCAGGAAACACGCACAAAAATGAGTGAATCTCGAAAAGGTTGTGTGATGCCTAAAGGTAAAGATTCGAAAAGAGCAATTTGTATTGATCAATTTGATTTAGAAGGAACGTTTTTAAAAAAGTTTGCTTCAATTGCTGATGCAGCACGTGAATTAAAATGTCATAGCTCAGGTATTTGTTTAGCATTAAAAGGAAAACTAAAAATGTCAGCTGGATATATTTGGAAATATAGTATAAATACAGATTTATTATAATCTATTTACATTCTTTTGTCATATTTTGATATATAATATGACAATTTTATAGTATTACCGAAGTCGAAGTACTAAATGTAAAGTCGACTCCTTGGAAATATTGTAATCTTGGAGAGTACGTTCGTTTTCGAGCTGCTTGCCCGCAAAAATAAGCCTCTGTTGGTCTGGTGGCAAGCCTTCCTTGTCTTGAATCTTTGCTTTTACATTTTCAATGGTGTCAGAAGATTCTACCTCGAGAGTTATAGTTTTTCCGGTCAATGTTTTTACAAAAATTTGCATTATCTTATTCTATTATTAATAATTTTTAAATTAACATTAATCTTAATTTTTGGAAGAGTCATTTAGAAACCTATAATCTTATAATTTTCTGTATAATCAAAGGTCTTACTTTTTGAGGCTTTACTTAAAAACCAATCATTATCAAAATTTTCTTTTTCTCTGTCAATTACGTCGCATCCAAAATGTTCAGATTTTATTAACATTGCATAGCCTTTGCTGTCTATCAAAACAGATTCAGGATTATTTTTAGATTCTTCAACTATTGAATAAATAAAATCTTGACCATATACTTTATTTTCGTCTAATGCGATAATAATAGTTCCACATTCTTTTTCTCGTAACAACATTGGAATTATTTTTGTACCTGTACCATATTCTCTGCCAGCTGGAAATACGTTTGCTACATTTTTGATATATTTTGGTATATCGTACTTTTTGGAATTGTCTTCGTCTTGTATAATTATCATAGCTATCAAGTCAACTTTTACTGTTTGATCCAAAATAGAATTTATAAAAGGTTTTAATTTATTTATTTTATCAGGTGTTGTAGAGAATGAAATTATAATTCTGTCCTCAAAAGCTTTTGGTAATGTACTATATTTTTCTATAAGAGAATCTGAATTTTGTACATAGCACATCAAATATCTATTTATTCCAAAATAGGAAAAAAAAGTATAAAATAAGGAAACAAATGTTGATACTATAATGATAGCAATAATTGTTTTACGATTTGTCATTTATTTATAATAAATAAGATTTATTAATGAATTTATATTTAAGAAAAATGCATCAATCAACAATTGAAATCCACAATGGAATAGATGAAATTTTTTCTCCTGATTCATTATACGTTTCCATCCATCTATAACCATTGCTACAATTTTGTATAAATAAACGAATATATTGATTATAAGTTCGTCTTATAAGTATGACATTATTATTTTGTGTACGAGGTTCTGGATTATAATAAAGTTTTTTACGACAAATAGGACATACTTTTTTAATAGACAAAGCTTTCTGAATGCATTTTAAACAAAAAATATGAAAACAATGTGACACAAACATCTGATTTGATATTTTATTGTAGCAAATAGGACATTCTAGCATTTTTAATAACGTGTTATATAATATTTTTTTTTTGAAATTATTCATTTCAAATTTGAACACGCACATATCTATGTTTAGATACTCATCAAAAAAACAATAAAAATTGTTACATAAAAATGACAAGATTTAAAAGACTTGTAGGAATTTTACCTCCGTGAATTAAAAATATTTGATTTAGGGTTTTTGTATAATAAAGTTTTAATCCATTCATTTCTTTGAATATATTATATACATTATCATGCCATACATTTTGTTCTAAAGAATATACTTTACGTACAAAATCTTCCATTACAACGATTATCAACTGGAGTAAATCATATACACTTTTTATTTTCATTCTTTTCTTTTCTCGATTCATTAATTTTGTTTCCCAAACAGAACAATCAAATTCATTAAACAAATATTGTATTCTAAGATCAAGATTATCTTTTATATTATTTACTCTCCATTCTCGCATAACAACATTACGAGTATGAATAATAGTACGATGTAAAGCTTGTAATTTAGCAATCCAAGAAGCTATATCTGTGCATGCAATAATTTTTATGAAAAACATATTTGCATCTGGAATTTCACCACAAGCAATCACATCAATGTTTGGAGATGCAGAAGAAAGAGTTGCAAGGTATTCATAGTAATGAGGATTATGAACAAGACCTAATTCTATTTCTCCTGATATCCAACTAAAAGCTGTATTACATTGCGTACAAAACATTTGATCACAACCTCCAGATTTGAAAATACATGTTAAACATTTTGGACAAGGCTTTGTTGAACTAGATACTATACTAGCACTTTTTATGTCATCTTTATTACATTTATGTCCTAATTCGAGTTCAAAATGACACAACTTACAAATAGATTTTTTACAAGTTCCACAATCGTAATTATTAGATATAAATCCTCTGCATTCACGTGGACATTTAAATATATAATGAACTGTCTTTTTTGAATTGGTAGAAGTTATTCTGCCACTATATGTTATAGTCTGATCTTTTTTATCATTTATAACATTCAAAACTTTTTTTCGAAGTTCTTGCTTTTCTTCTAAAACATTTTTTAACAATTCTGAATCAAAATGTTTATACATACGTTTTATTTTTGCATTTGTTGGCAATTTATGAAGACCTTTTAAAAGATTTTTTATTTCCAAAACTTTTGATGCTTCTTCTTGTGTTTCTGGTAATAACATTTTTTCTTTCTCAAGAATATACTTTCCAATATGTTTATAAACCCATTTTTTGTTTTCTGCATTATTTAAAAGAAATTCACGAGACCATATTTTACCGCAATTCATACATATAGGTTCTATAAGTCTATCTTCAATAAATTTTTGATTACATAATTGACACGCTTGAAAATTACAATATGGACATATAAATTCTGATATTTCATTATTATAACAAATTGTACATATACTCATTTTTTTTATATTAATAACGTTCAGTTTAAAAAATCAAATTTATTTTAAATTGCTAATATATAAAATATGGCATCAACTTTTTTAAAAATTATTTGCTTTCTAGGATCTTTGGTTTTCTTATTAAAAGCTATTTTGTTTATATATATTGGTATAATGTTATACAAAGATAATTATTCTCAATACAAAACAAAAGATGATTGTAATAAATCATCTCCTGATATTTTAAAAGTAATTTGTCCTTTTTGGAGTGGAAACAATTCAAAGTGTATAAACGGTATGTATAACGATGAAAATAATTGCACTCCACGAAATTCTATTTATTCTTTTGGTGGATTTATAGTTATGGGTTTATTATTTGGGTTAATGTCTATTTATATTGCTTCATTTGTGTTTACAAGCAAAGGAAATAATTATCCTAGTGGTTACAATAGTATTTATCCTGGTATTTACCCTATTGGTTATACTGGTAGTTACCCTGGTAAAGATGGTACATATATATAGGTTTCTACTTAATTAAAGCACTCTAAATAAATATTATAACTAACTATTTATAATATTTTAATTTATTCATACGAAACGCTAATTTAAAATTTAAAACGTCTCTTTATCATTAGGATTATCACTAAAAAAATAAATATAACTAATATAGAAATTATAATGATAAAAGTAATTGAAAATCCAGTAGATTTTTGTTTGCTAAATTCTGCCATCATTTTTTTACTTTTAGATACAGATGATTCTAAAGATTCAGAGTAAACACTTTTGTAGAAATTGTCTATTGATATTTGATCATTTTTATGATACATTTTATCAATCCAAATTACATCTTGTCCCGACAAACGAAAATTTTGTTCTGTTCCAACGTTATTTTTAGTTAAAGATGCTGGAAAAAAATAGAGCATTATAGAAAGAGGGTCAAAGTCTGATCCGTTAATAGAATTTTTATCATATTTATTAATAATATTTTGTTTAGTAGTTTGTTCACTCCATCCTTGTGAATCTTTAGCCCATTCTATTACTTTTTTATCGTCCCACATAATTTTTTGTCCTTTAGGATTTTGATGTTCGTGTATTAATCCAATCATATGACCAAATTCGTGGATAACTGTTGGAACATCAAACCATCCAAAATTCATAGTCGCAGCATTTTTTTCTTGTAAATGATCTGTTCCAACTAAAGACCAAGAACCTCCATCTTTATCAAAACTTATTCTGACATCCGCTTCGGTTGGATTGTCAACAAATGAAATATCTAAATTTACAAGTGGCTGAATTCTTTCTTTTACAATTTTTTTTATAGCGTCTTGAATAGATAATGACATTACTTGGTTTTGTAATGGATCTAAATCTTTTCCTTTTGTAATTTCAGACATATTTGTTCTTGTTATTAAATCACCAGTGCTTAAAAATCCAACTTTTATTTTTGACCCAGATGGCCATAATTTTTTTGTAAAAAAAGCGGCCTGCAATTTTTTAGAATCATCATGATTTTCTTGGTTTACACAAAAATTAAATTCATCTTGATGATTTGGAAGAATCTGCTGAATGCAAATTTTCGGATGAAATGTTTTATCCATTTATTAAATAAAGCTAAAAATAAACTATTTATAAATAATAAAAGAATGTCAGCTGGAGGTTTAAGCTATTCAGGTCTTGTCAACCACGGCAAAATTACTTTGCCATCTGTTGGAAATTGGGGTACAAATATGAACATTTTGAGAGATCCGCACAAATCTATTACTACTAGGAGAATTGATAAAGTTGGTGAGACAAATTTTATTACCGAAACAATTGATGATAGCGGTGGAAGAATTAATGAAGCTATTCAGGTGTATGCTCGCGGAGTAAATCCATCAGTTAGCGTGTCATATAATAATTATAGTAATAATGGAGGACAAAAATCTGGTGGAATTGTAGAAGGAGGTGGTAGATCTGCAAAACTTCCTTATCCTATTATGAAAGATGGTGCGTTTCGCCCGCCTATTTTATTACAAGAAGATCTTTTTCCTCTTTCTCGTTTACCCCGACAAAAAACCAATGCTTCCTCAAATTCCGGATTTACAGATTTTTCTCGAAAACTGAAAACTCCTGGGACCGCGGAAGAAACAAAAGAAGTTAAAAATCAGACAATAAAAGGTCACGTTAGACCAACTGCTGTATATAAAATTGAACCACAATCTCAAAAACCATTTGAGGTTAAATACGTTATTCAACCTTTTATTAAAAGATCTGTTGGATCAGGAACTCGCACTATGGATATTACAAATCAACATGTCGGAAATCCAACTAAAGAAGTAAACAATGATGTCAGACATACGACTGCAAGATCTAATTTAACAGATAACCGTTACGTAAATAATAATGAATTTCACTCAGCAAGATTTATTCAAGAATATAATTCACATCCTGTTGTTAGTAATGCATCGTCTAGTAACAATTATAACTCTGCAAATACGGAAGTTGAAACAAACAGATTTATGCAAGATAATTTGAATTATTCTGTTACGAGTAATATGTATGATAAAAATAATTATAATTCTGAGAATACGGAAGTTGAAACAAACAGATTTATGCAAGACACTCTAGTTCATCCTGTTGTCAGCAATATTTATGATAAAAATAATTATAATTCTGAAAATACACAAGTTGAAACAAACAGATTTATGCAAGATCATTTGAATTATCCAGTTACAAGCAATATTTATGATAAAAATAATTATAATTCTGAGAATACGGAATTTGAAACAGGTAGATTTATGCAAAACACTCTAGTTCATCCTGTTGTCAGCAATATTTCTTCTAGAACTAATTACAATTCTGATAATACGGAATTAGATTCATCTAGATTTGTACAAAATACTCTAGTTCATCCTGTAACTAGCAATATTTCTTCAAACGTACGTCATACTTCAATTGAAGATATTTTTGATTTGTCAGATATGCCAGTTCACAACAAAATTATACATGTTAATATTAATGCTCCTGTTTCTGGAGTTGAACAAACTAAATATTTTCACAATGATATTATTTTATCTAGAACTTTGCCAGAATACACAGCTAACACAAATATTAGTAATCAAAAAACGTATAAACAACCAGAATACGATAATCAAATTGAACTTTCTCGAAATACTCCAAAAACGAGTTATATTACTAATAATATAATTTCTCCTGGATCTTCAGATCATTCATCAAGAAACGTTAATTTGCCTCAAAAAATTAACCCTGGTAGTTTTGATATTCGTGCTCAAATACCAATGACTGGAAGAATGCAAGATGTTGATGAGAACAAAAAAGAATCAGAAAAAGCAAAAATGAATCGTATTGTAATGGAAAATAGAAATATAAGATACCAAAAATAATTTATAAAAAATTCTTATTTACGTTTTTTAATCTTGTAAATTTGCAAAATGGAAAGCTTGCAAGAAACTTTCATTTTAGAACAATTGAAAAATGATAATTCTCATAATCAAATAAAAAAATACAATCTGGATGAACTATCTTCTTATTTAAACTTGTTATTAAATAAAGAGTCACCAACTGGATCTGATATGAAAGCGATTGCTTATTTATTTGATAATCTTTTCTCAATTGGTTTAAAAAAAGATTTGAAAGAAAAAGGTCTTTCTAATTTATCAAAAAAAATACAAAATTGTGTAAAAAAAATGGAACAATTACAGGTAAAAAGTAAAGAAGGATTCATATATATTACAGATTTTTTTTCATCTGATATTCAAGTTGTTATTAAAATACCTCAAAATTCGAATAGTTTTAATTCAAAAGTAAGGGAATACTTTATAGGTATTCGATCTTTAAACAATCTTAGATATTTAACACCAACTTTTGTATATACTCTTGGTGCTTTTTCATGTCCTAAACCATCTAAGAAAGGTAAAATTGGTCAAACAAATAAGATAACTCCATATGTTTTATATGAAAAAGTACCAGGTGATTCTTTTCACACTCTTTTGAAAAACGATAAATTAGATTTTAAGAAATGGTTGATTTTATTTTTTCAGTTGCTTTTAGGTTTAGAAATAGCTCAAAGAGAATCACGATTTACACACTTTGATATGCACTCAGACAATGTTATGGTACGTTCTGAAAATGTGTCTACCTACACTATTTCTTTAGATATGACTACATATACTGTAAACGACCCTGAATCTGTACCAGTTATAATTGATTTTGGTGCATCAACAACATATATTGAAGGTAAATATATTGGATGTTATGATTATATTAAACACGGTATGTTAAATTTTATGGTACCTGGTCACGATATGTACAAGTTTATGATTTCTTCTATACGAAAAACAACAAATAAAAAATTAAAAGAAAAACTTATATCATTATTTCACTTCTATCAAAAAGATGACGATCCTTATTCTATTGTAGAAACAGGTGAAGATGGTGTAAATACAGCTTCTGATGAATATTGTAAACGCATTACTTTTTCTAAAGTTGCTAATTACACTCCTCTTATGTTTATAGAATGGTTGTGTGAACATAAAGAATTTTCGAATGAATTAAGTTCAATTATTAGAGTGTCCAAACGGGAAAATTATGTTTCAATTAAATATTCAAATATAATTAGAGAGTATGAAAATATTTTTAGTTGTATAAAAAATGAACAAAATAATCCAGAAAAAATAATAGAATTAGGACACACGTGTCTTAAAAAAATACCAAGTTATGTTATGTGTAAATATATTATTACAATATTAGAAAGATATAATACATTTGCAGAATCTGAAGATTTAAAGGTAAAAGTAACTTTATTGAAGAAAAATATAAAAAAATCAAAATCTTTTTTGTTACAATGTGATTTAGATATGCTTAATAATGTTTTTTCTATTGAAATGCCAAGCCAAGAAGATTTTGATCAATGTGTTAGTGAAATATTAAATATACCAATACGACATCCTAATGCAAAAGAAAAAGAAGAAGCAGTCAAAAAGCTTGAAACACTTTTATTTTATCAAAATGAGTTAAATCATTATTTACAATTTTATTTTACGATTTTAGAGCTAGGACTTGAGAAAAACTTTAAAGATTTTTTAAAAAAATTTAAAACGTCTACTATTTATTTTTTTCATATTAATAATATCACTCAAACTCAGAGAGCAATAAGATGGGGGCAAACTTTATTGGCATCTATAATCTAAAAATTATTTATTAATTGGATTGTAATTAATAAATGAACGATTTTGAGAATATACCATTGGCGAAACAACCAAAAAATGTAACAAAAATTTTGTTTAAACATCAGTTGTCGAGTATATATCAAATGGAAACGTTAGAAAGAGAAAAGCATGTACAATGTAATGATGGTTTTAAACAAACTCGAATCGGAATTAACGCTGACACAACAGGATATGGTAAAACGTTATCTATGATTGGATTAATAGCAAGAGATAAAATGGAGTGGAATTTAGATATTCCATTTACAAAAGAAATTATAAATACAGAATCGGCAGGTTTGATATTAAATCATAAATTTGAAAGATATGATAAAATACCAACTACTTTAATTTTAGTACCTACTTCTATCGTTTCACAATGGGAAAAAGAATTTTTACATACAAATCTTAGAGTTAAAGTGATTGAAACAAGAAAAGATGTTGAAACGGTTGTTGCTGAAAATTATGATGTTGTTATAGTAACAGTTTCTATGTTTAATAATTTAGCAATATCTTATTCTCGTTATGCTTGGAAACGTTTTATTTTTGACGAACCAGGACACGTTCGAGTCGCTAGTATGAAAGAAATAAACGCTGGCTTTTATTGGTTAGTTACTGCCACGCCAGAAGATATTAAATTAAGACATTTAAATTGTACTAATAGTTTTATGAAAAAAATAATCGGAGATGAGATATGTAAAATTGAAGAACAATTTGAACATATGATAGTAAGAAATGATTTGTCTTTTGTTTACTCGTCGTTTAATATTTATCAAACACAACATCATTATCACAAATGTTTTCAACCCATTCTTAAAGCAGTATCTGGTATGATTAATAATACAATACATCTTATGATAGAGGCAGGCAACATTGAAGGAGCTGTTATAGCTTTAGGAGGTAAAAAATCAGACAATATACTTGAATTGGTTAAAAGAGATATTTTAGAATCTTTAACTAAGATAGAAGCCAATATATTAATTTATCGTGATATCAAAAAAGATGATAAAAAATTACAAATTGCTATGACTAATGCGGAAGAACTTAAAAACAAACTCAAACAACTTGAAAGTAGATTTGAATCAATGTTAAAAGATATATGTCCTATTTGTACTGACACTTTAAAATCCCCAATAATGGAACCATCTTGTCAAAATCTTTTTTGCGGAAAATGTTTGCTTGTTTGGTTACAAAATCAAAAAAGTTGCCCTTTGTGTCGTGCAAATATAAATAATGCTGAATTAGTATGCATTGAAAATAAATTATCTTCTTCAACTAATCAAATTTGTAAAGAAAAAAAATATACTCATATAGAAAAAGTTATTGATATATTAAATTCCAATACCAAAGGGAAATTTATTATTTTTTCGGCTTACGATGCTACTTTTAAACCTATTTGCAAAATGCTTAAAGAACAAAATATTACTTTTTCTCTTATTATTGGTAATAGAAAGACACGTGAAAAAAATATAGAAAATTTTAAAAATGGAAATACGAAAGTAATTTTTCTCAATTCAAATTTTAATGGTGCAGGTATTAATCTACAAGAAGCAAGTGATATTATTTTGTACCACGAAATGACATTATCAGTTCAAAATCAAATTATAGGTAGAGCTAACAGGATTGGACGAAGTGAATCTCTAAATGTTCATCATTTACAAGTTGAAATATAAATAAATTATATATAATTTATATATAAATTATATAATTACAAATGGAAACTTTTTTATGCATAGATGGTTGTTGTAAAATTCAAATTAAAGAGTATAAACAGCAATTGTTAGACTCAAAAAACAAAATAAATAAAAAAAAAGCGGGTGTTTTTATTTACGATCCAATTACTAATAAAGTTCTTATTGTTCAGTCCAGAGGTAATTTATGGGGGGCACCTAAAGGTACAATTGAATATGGAGAAACAAATATAGAATGTGCTATAAGAGAAGTAGAAGAAGAAACAGGATTGATAATATACCAAAAAATGTTAAATGAATCTTTTATCATTTGTAACCAGGCAACATATTTTTATTTAGAAATGAATGAATGCGATGTTAAAGTACAAGATAATTGTTTGCAAAATGATGTAAACGGTATAGGATGGATAAAATTAGAATGTTTAAGAAAATGTATCAAATTAGGAAATATAAGTATAAATCAACATTTTCGTGTCCTTTTAATAAAATTATTAGGATAAAATGATACTTCCATATATTATTAATCCTTTCAAAAAGAAAATGCTTTTGGATTATATAAAATTGTAATTAAGTCAGGGATTGAAAATGATTTCCTAAAAGAATAACACCTTTTTTCGATGCAATTGAAATAGATTACCAAAAAGTTCGTTTTGGATTATCTTTTTATTTTACTCATCCGTTTTTTTGAGTTCAGTTTCTAAATCGTCTTAAAATAAAAGTTATTAAACAAAGACTTAAATACGATTTTTAAGAAAATAGACTATTAAAAGAAAAATCAAGAACATTATTGTTGGTAAAATAATTTTTAGAGTACTATTAGTATTCGTATTATTTTGTAGACTATTATTTTTTACATAATTTGTTTTAGTTTGCGGTGTTTCATTATAATTTGTGTCTGCTTGAAGACTTTCCTGATCGTTTTGTCTTTTTATCTCAAAAAATGAAACTGATGGAGTTCTTCCATATTCTGGATATCCTTTCCATTTTACTAATAACATAATAACACATAATCCAGATTGATTCAAAAAATTTGGACGATCTGAAAGTTTATTATTTAAAATACCAGATAATACTTTATCATCATATACTGTTCCAGAATTCTTAATTTTACAACCAATTAAGTAATTATTTTTTTTAGCAAATTCTAAAAACTCGGCATCCGGTTTAATATAAATTGCTGGAAATGTGGTGTTGCTAGTTCCTTTGTTTAGTATAGCATCAAAACGTTCAATTGTGTATTCTGTCATCTTTATATATAAAAAGAAAAGTAGCAATCGCTTTTTTGATCTAAATATAAAATTTTTTTTTTCTAAAAGATGTCAATTAAATCGTACGTAGATGAATTAGAAGAAATTCAAACTGAAATTAAAAGAAACAATATGAAAAATACGCAACTAAGAGAAAGAACAAAAGAATTGGAAAATAATATAAAAAATTATTTGGATGAAAAAGGACAACCTGGATTGAAATACAAAGGAAAAGCAATAATGATAGAAGAAAAAGAGGTTAGACCGGCGAAGAAAAAGAAAGACAGAGAACAAGCAATGATTTCTTTATTTGAAGAAATGGGTATTTCGGATCCAAAAGAAGCTCTTTTGAAATTACAAGATGTTCAAAAAGGAGAAAAAACTGGTAAAACAGTTATAAAATTTAAAAAACTTCCAAATTCTACATAAATTCAAAATTGGATTTTAATACAAAATTTGTATTAAAAATGTAAGCAAGATATAAAATGACAACAACATCGTCTTTTCAAAAAAATCCAGATTTTTGGGAAACAAAAGAAGAAGCTTTGAATCACAAAGAAACGGCAAATACGAATCCCCGATATAAAAATTTTACGCAAGATATATTTCATGCGGGTGATGAAGATCAATTTCAACATTTTCGAGATGCTACAAACGGAGCGTTTTGTAGCGATCAACCTTCTTTAAAATATAATTTATTTGAAAAAAATACTATGGAGGAAGTGTGGATTAAATATAAAAACGTGACAGCAAATGCATCTATTGACACTTTTAGATATATTTTTCACAAGTTTAAAAAAGGTATTTTTGTAAAAATTGCAAATAATAAATTAAGAGTATTTTTGCCTTTTTCAAAGGCAAATTTTACAAACGAATGGGGTGAAAAAATACAAATTGACCCTAAATTTCGTTCGGTTAATGACTTTTTTAAGTATATTACAGACTTGGAAGGTTTTTATCATTTTAGAGAAGGTGGTGTTAATCAAAATTTTAATGAATGGTACGGAAATAATTGTCTTGTACGGTATGAATATCCTCTTTCAGAAGGTGATTCAAATGTTGGAAACGTAAAAAATATGCTAGAAGAACTCTGTAGTAAATTGAAAGTTCCTGATATTGAGTTTTTTATTAACAGAAGAGATTTTCCTATTTTGACTAAAGATGGAACAGAACCTTATAATCATATTTGGGGAAAAACACAACCTTTAGTTTCTCACTCGTATGACAAATATCTTCCTATTTTGAGTATGTCAAAGACCGATCGATATGCAGACGTATTAATACCTACTTGGGATGATTGGGCTAGAATTCAAAGTTATGAAAAAAAGTATTTTCCAGCAACAGAGCAAGACTATTCTGCTACTTTTGATATTCGATGGTCTGATAAAAAACAAACTGCCGTATTTAGAGGAACATCAACAGGATGCGGTGTTGATTTAGAAACAAATCCACGATTAAAACTTGCATATCTTTCGACTCTTACATATCCAACTGATGAAGGTGTTCCATATTTAGATGCAAAACTTACAAAATGGAATCTTCGTCCTCGTAAGTTAGAAGGAGAAACATATTTGAAGACGATTGATATTAATTCTCTTAAAAGAAAAAAGATTGATATCTACAAAATTGATGATAAAGGAAATTACATAAGAGACAAGACACAAAATTATTACAGAAACGATCATGGAAGATACATAGTTGACAATGAAAACGGAAAATATATAAAGAACTATTCTGGTTACAAATACGTAAAACATGGAAACAAAATACCCAATTTTTTATCTCCAAAACAACAATCTAGTTACAAATATATTGTTCATGTAGATGGTCATGTTTCAGCTTTTCGTCTTTCTTTAGAATTAAGTATGGGTTCAGTTATTTTATTAGTTGATTCTGAATGGAAAATTTGGTATCGAGATTTGTTGTTGCCTTTTGGAGATAAGTATAATGAAACGCTAGCACACTATGTTCCTATAAAAGAAGATTTGTCTGATTTGATTGAAAAAATACAATGGTGTCGTGATAATGACAAAAAATGTGAACAGATTGCTAAAAATGGTTTAGACTTTTTTAGAACTTACTTGCAAAAAGACGGAGTATTGCAATATATGCAGAAAATTTTGGTAAATCTGAAAAAAGAAATGGGTACATATCTGTATAACTCAAAAACTCCATTACAAATTATTATAGAAGACGAATATAAAAATATTAATAGATCTTTTCCTACTATTCAAAAAAATATAAAAGACTTAAGTATATGTCCTCATATGGAACGTTGTTATGGTATTTTACAAGGTATGGAATTTGTTGTGAGAAAAATTATCGCGGAAACAAATTTTGAAAACGTTGCATTATTTGGAAATAAAATATTTGAGAATAGTCTTAAAACAGTAATAGTTAAAGAAACTAAATTAGCTGGATTTTCAATGGTAGTTAAGACAACATCCGATTCGCAAAAAATAGAAGAGCATATTCACGAGGCATTTGTAGGAATAATGTCTATAAATAAACTTCTTAAGTTTATACCAAATTTTGCTTATATTTTTGGTCTATATGAAAACAAAGAAAAAGGCTCTTATAATCTTGTTTCCGAATTTATTAATGGAGAAACATTATTTAATTATATAAATAGTGATAAATTTTCTGTTTCAGAGTTTATTTTTATTGTATTGCAACTTTGTTTAGCATTAGAAGTTGCACAAAACAGTTGCGGATTTGTACATTACGATTTAACTCCTTGGAATATCATTCTTAAACGAACGGATAAACCAAAAACGTTTGATTATATTATGTCTCATAAACGAGTTATTCGATTACGTACTTCGTGTATACCTGTCATAATAGATTTTGGTAAATCTCATGTAATACACGAAGGAGTTCACCATGGATTTGTTAATATGTTTAAGATGAGTACAGTTCAAGATATTATTATTTTATTAGTTAAATCGATTGATCAGATTATAAATAAAAAAAAAAGATTAGAAGAAAATGACCGTAAAAATATTATTGATTTGGTGAATTTTATTTCGAACACACGGTATTGCCCTAAAAAATTTAGTTACACTGATGATTATGACCTGCGTGAATTTTTAAAGAACGCTAGAAAATACTCATCTCTCATTTCTGATGATAAATATGAATTGGAAAGTCGTAAGCCGTTTGATCTTGTTATTTACATTAAAAGTATGGTAAATTTCACATTTCCAAAAATAATAGGAACTGTAAAAGATTATGAACCAAGTATGGATAAAGGAAATGGCAGACAAGTATTCGAGTTTGTCTTTTCTAAAACAGATAACGAACGTTTAGATACGTATGTTAATGTTTTTTCTCGTTTAAAAAAATGTACATTGCCTCAATCAAAAAATCTTTTCTTTATTTATTATGCTGCTCAAAGTTTAGAAAATAATTTGACTTCCGTTCGAAATAATATGCTTACGTTTTTAAAATATTTAGGTAAAGATTCAACTTATTACGAAGATATTTACAATGATGTTATAACTTTTTTAGAACACGTATATAGAAAAAAAATAGAAACCACAAAAGAAAAAGATATAGATTACGCAGATGATGTAGCTGGACATTTTAATGATTTTATTCAAGCACCCTATACTGAAGAAACATTTCTTGATCCTCAAAAGATACTTGTTTTGTTAAATGATCAACCTATCGATTTTCCAGAAGATTTATCTGACTATAAAGAAATTATTGAGATTATTCTTCTTAGTAAAGGTACGTATAAACTTAAAGATACAGATTATGAAGATTATTTGATAATTTTTCAAAAATTATTAGCTAAAAGCTCTTTAAAAATGAAAAATAATAGTGCAAATAGAAAAACGCTTACATTATTGGCTAAAAAAATTTATGAAGAAGATAAAACAAAATTAGAGTTTAAACTTTCTCAAACGGGAACAAGTTGTTCTTATGCAGACACATATATAGAATTATACAAAAAATGTATAAAATAAAATTTATATAAAATCTTGTAGAATTTTGTTTTTATTTTCTTTACTGATTATAAATAAAATGTTTGACGGTAAATTTATTGCTACAATTTTTGCAATTGTGATTTCAGTTTTCGCAATTTGTAATTTTAATACTAAGAAAATAACAAGTATTGAAGGATTTTTTCCAGCAAGAACTGTAAAAATTGATCCTGAATACCAAGTAAATGGTAATTTTTATAGCACGCCACCCAATTTTCAATTAAACCCATCTTTCCGGATGCAAAATGCGACTTTATCCCCATATACAAGGCACCATTTGCAAACTAACCCTAATGCACGTGCTAATATGGCAACTCCTCAGTTAAAACCTACAGACTTTGCAACTATGGCACGTGAAAATTTTACTCACGAAAATTCGTATAAAGAGCAAAGTCACTCTGCTGGTGATTTTAAAACTCTTGTTCCCGATTATTCAACCGCAACTCTTCCACCGCAAAATATGTCCACTATTAACACAATTGGTGAAAATGGAGAAGAAGTTCAAGCAGTTGTTTACGATCGTTTAATTTTTGCTAATCGAAATAGCAATCATCGTCGTCACGGAGACAAAATTAGAGGTGATTTACCTATTGCTCCTCGTAAATGTGGTCTGTGGGATCCATCAGTCAATCCACATATTGATCTTGAACCAGGAGCCATAAACGTAATAGCTGGTATTGGAAATGAAACGTCAAATGAAATGGCTACCTTTTTGAATGGTTATAATAAATCATCTATTGTAGCGGGTGTTGATATGACTTCACCTGATTCATTAGCTTCGATAAAAAATATACAGAGCCTTTCGAATTTTTCCACATTGCAAGTTAGTGCTTTTTAAAATAATTTAAAAGATTGATTATAAATATATAGTCTTAGCAAATGTTTATGATGAGCTCGACTATAAAAGTCTAGGAGTATATTAACATTTTGCAAAGGCTGATAATTTATTTATTACCTATTTTGGTAATAAATACTGGATTATCATTTTTTTATAAAAAAAGAATAATCTAAAAAGAACAATCTTAAATAAAATGAGCACTTCATCTAAAAAAATTGTACTTAAAAAGCTTGTGTCACATAATACTATTTGGCACCCCGAATCAACTCTTGTTTTCAAATCTCAAAAAGATAAGCTTGTGATTGGCAGATACGTAAATGATGAAATTATCCCATTAGATGATAATGCATTGCAATTATGTGAATTGTGGAAATTTAAACCAGATGAATCTCTTATTGACGAGCAAGAAGATGATCAAGAAAACAATCAAGGTGATGATCAAGAAGATGAACAAGAAGATGATCAAGAAGACGATGAACATAAAAACAATCAAGAAGACGAAGTTAAGAGCGAAGTTAAGAGCGAAGTTAAGAGCGAAGTTAAGAGCGAAGTTAAGAGCGAAGTTAAGAGCGAAGTTAAGAGCGAAGTTAAGAGCGAAGTTAAGAGCGAAGTTAAGAGCGAAGTTAAGAGCGAAGATAAGAACGAAGATTGGGATGATGTAAAAAATTTGGAAAATATAACAGAAACTTTTAATTCTCAAATGTACACATGTTTTAAAAATTTGTTACACGAGAAAAGATGTTTATCTGATCAATTAAATCAAAAAGAAGTTGAACTTGATGATTTACAAAAGAAATATGATGATTTTAAGAAAAAGTTTGACGTTATGAAATCTCTTTTTAATTAAAATAGAGAAGTGTTTAATTTTTAAACAAAATGTTTAAAAAATAAGTGTTTAATCAGACTCTTCGCTAGCCGAAGAATAATCGTTTTCGCGATTAAATTTTTTGGTTCCAGTTTTTTTAGTGTTATCTGATTTATTTTTTAAAGTTGGTTTAGAAGACGATTTTGTCTCTTTTTGAGAAGAAATATATTGTTTAATGAGCTGTTTTTGACTACGTTCGACCATTGTTTTTATACGAGACTTTAATTGTTCCGACACTTTATCAACTAGTTTATCAATTTCTTCATTTATATCGAAATTACTCATTTTGTCGTTATAAAAATTTAGTCTTTAGACTAAGATGATCTTTGTAAAAAGCTCAAATATTTAGACTTAAATTAATATGTAACTTTTTTGTTTTATCTTAAAAAAAGTAATATTATTATAAAATGAAAGTTTATTTAAGATGGACAAAATCTTCAAGATGTTCATTTCCATTTGTTTTTGATGTTTCAGAAGACACAACAGTATCTCAAATTTGCAATATGGTAATGCAAGAGAATAATCGTAATAATAATAATCCAACATTTTCTATTGTTAAATTACGTGATAATAATATATTTGTAAATGACTCACAAGTCATTAGTAGTTTTCCTCCGTTTTATGGTGCTTATTATTTTGATTTTGATGCTGAAATAATTTAATAAAATGAACGCTTCTTCTAAATGTAATGTAACAAATCTTTACGATGTGTTAGATCAATATATTGATAATCGAACGGTATAGGTAATTTTTAAATTGAACCAGCTGTCTTTTTTATTCCTTTGTTTAATTCTTTTTTTAATTCTTTTTTTGGACTTGTACTTGTTCTTTTTACTTTTACAATTTTTGTATTAGACGATTTTTCGTATTCATGATAATAATCATTCGGACTCCTTTTTACACCAAAAGCGTTCATAATGTATTCTGTATTTTCTGTGAATTTTATACTTGGTTTTTTAGAACGAAACATTACATTACATCCCCAATTTTTCTTAACGTCTTTTACAATTACACCAAGATTTGGATCTTTTTCTGGAGGCCATTGAGAAAATAATGGTTGCATAGTCCACTTCTTATGCGACACAGTATCACGAGCCTGGTCTTTACTTTTCATATTTACGCAGTTACTAGGTTTTTTTTCATCTTCTAATTCCGCTTCTCCTATATCTGCTAATAATTCAAAACCATTTTGTGTAAGAAATTTTCTATATTTTGCAGAGTGCCCATTTCCTGCATATATAATTATGTTGCGTGCTTCGTCTGGTTCATCCGTACTACGTCTTTTTTCTTCATTTTGTGAATTCAAATCAAATTTTTTAAATATACGTGCAAGAAGATAAGCGTCAATTACTGATGCATTTGCAGATGCTACTAAATGAATTAGCGACTCGAAATTTTCTATAAGGTCTAAATCTCTTGATGGATTTCTATTTATGAATTTACTATTATCCATAATTAATTTAGCAATAATATTTATTAATTCACAACAAGGTGTACATGGATATACATCGTTTTTTATTTTTTTTTGCAATTCTAATTTCATTTCAGATTTGATAAATGTTTGAATTTTTTCTCCAATATTGTAATTATCTCCAAGATGCTTAAACTCTTTTGTTGTATAATGATTCTTTAATAACATACCGTGCCAAAATTGAAAATAAGGTGAATCTTCATTATCATTTATTTCTAATAAAAATCCATTCATAATTCCTTCGTATTTTTTTGTCATTTGAATAAGTTTATACGCAAAATGGTATGCTTGTAGACTGTTAATATCTTGAATATGAGGGTATTGTTTTATAATATGAAAATATTCAGATATAAAATGTGATACAGGGTCTGGTCCTGTTTGTTCGTGATCCTGTTCAATTGATCTAACATCAAAATAATGAATTCGAGAACGAGAACATATTGGTTTATTTTTTTCGGTATCGCGTTCAGATGCATTTATGCATGATGAAAATGTTGTTGCAATCTTAACTAATCTATTATTTGAATCATCAAGTTCTGATAAAGTCCTGGTATAGTTATAACCTTTATATCCTTCAAACTCAACAAGCACATCTAAAAAACAATCGGTTATTTCTATCAACTCTTTTAAAAAATTTTCTATTAGTTTTTCAGATTTCTTTTCTTTAAAATTGTTACAATCAGTTTCATCTGAATGTGTTTCACCAAATATATATATAAGTTTTTGATAATACTCACTCCAATGACATGTAAAATTAAAAGGCCCACCTATATAAGCAGGTAACAAATTTTGTCTTCTACTCTCTAAATTAGGATTATAATGACTCTTAATAAGTTCTTTTAAAACGATCCTTTCTTTGTCTTTTTGTTTATTTGTCGTCGCACATATTTCTGCTTTCTTTTGTGCTTCATTTAGTAAAGCTTCTTGCATATGTAAATCCATCTTACCAAGAATTGTTGTGTTATAAGTATTTATCAATTGTGAACAAAGAAGTAGATTTAATGGTTCAAAAGGTTTATGAGTATCCATATGAGTATCTATTTGAGTATCCATATGATCATCTTCCATATGAACATCTTCCATTTATTTATCTTACTTATAAAAATTTTAAATATAAACTTTCAACTCTTGAATTAAAAAGATAATTTTCTACTTAAAATGAAATAAAGACTATTGGTAACATATGACATCTGAGAAGTTAGAAGAGAATAAAAGATTCTCTATTGACAAATATGAACTTGAAAAGATGTTTGCAGAATCTGAAAAAAACTTGTCTGAAAAGCTCAATGAAATTCACATAGATATAAAACGTCTTATTGAAATGCTTGAACCTGTTCACTCTCACGCAGAGTGGGTTGACGGCTTGCGTACACGTTTACATAATATAGGTTTGATGCGAAACACTTCACGAATCGAATAATTAAATTTGATTTCAAAAAAAATTATTTATATAAAAAGAAAAATGTCTACCGAAAATATATTTGAGATGAATATGTCTCTAAATTGCAAATCAGATTCAAAGATATATGAACTACGTGAAGACCTGAGAGAATGTTTGGAGTTGTTAAACAATTTTTTTAATAATAAAAATAAAGAGGTATCTCAGGTTTACGAGATTTTATATAATTTTAAAAATAGTTTTTATCCTTACAAACAAAAATTTTCTACTATTTGCACTGATATTCAAGATTCAATTATATTGACAGATGACGAAATAGATGAAATTTTAGGTGGAATGGAATTTGATATGCAAAATATATTTTTTTCAAACGATGAAATTTTTGAAGACTTGATAGAAGTTTTAGGAGACGATGAAAAAACAGCTCTTCTTTTAAAAGAGAGTCAAGATAGTATAACGAATCAATTTGAGTCATTTGATAAAAAACTCACAGAGCTTTATGAAAAAATTAATATGTAAATTTTATTTAAATTGTTATTTAAATAAATAATGAACGTTAGGGCAAAATCTCCTACGCGTAGATCTAGATCTAGACTACTTAAACGTAAGTCTCCTAAACGTAAGTCTCCTAATCGTAAATCTCCTAAACGTAAGTCTCCTAATCGTAAATCTCCTACACGTAGATCTCCTACACGTAGATCTCCTAAACGTAAGTCTCCTAAACGTAAATCTCCTAAACGTAGATCTCCTAAACGTAGATCTCCTAAACGTGGTTCTCCTAAACGTAAATCTCCTAAACGTAGATCTCCTAAACGTGGTTCTCCTAAACGTAAATCTAGGTCTCGTCATAATATGTTAAAAGGAGGAACAAAGGAAGAGAAGAGATGTGACTTGTGTCATGAATATGTAGCAGAAAAAGATGGTGTAGAGGGTACAGGAAAAAATCGTATAGGTTTCTGGATACACAACAAAGATAACGAAGCTTTCTGTAAAGAGACTGTACACAAAAAAAAAATGGCGCACGAACTTAAAGAAAGAGTGAATGCAGAAATTATAAAAAGAGCGAGAGCCAAAGCTGTTGCTATGGAAAATTATAAGGATAAAAAAAAATACCAAAATGCTATAGAAAAGGTAAGACGTGAAATGGAAATTGAAAATGAGAGAGTCGACGCATTGTCTGATCATGATCAAGAGCGTGAAGAAAGTGGTGATTTTTTTCCAATTCCTCATCCTGAAACTCAAGAACAAGCAAAAATAATTTTCGACGAAAGACGTAATCGTTATGCATATAGAAAAAATCAAACCGAAAAAACAAACCGAGAGATTAAAAATTTACGAGATTTAATGCTATATGATGAATCTACACAAAAAGTACTTATTGTTTACAGTGTAGCCTCAATTAATAAAACAAATCCAAGATGGACAATACCAAATCCATATAGCATTGAAATTCACTGTACAACATTTAGACCTGAAAATAATACGAATGAGCCTCCTCAAAATTTTTACGGTCATGTTTCATTAAATATACACAGAGGTATAGACGAAGATACTAATACAATTAATTCAGAAAATTATCATTACGGAATATATAATAAAGATGGTAAAATAACGAGTTTCACTAGACAATTTTGGTCAAACAAAAAACTAATTACAAAACCGGAAAAACTTATTTTTATAGATGATGGTAAAAATTCTCACCTTGCGTTTCTTTTTCCAACCATATCTGCAGGAGATTTAATGATACAATATTATAACTGGTGTATTAGAACTTGTCCTGAAAGTGTTATACCGTTTTCACTTGATAGAGACACTTTTAAAAGATTAACTCGTTGGGGTTTTGAGCCCCCGCACCCATAAAAATGTTATTATATTTCATTTATTATATAATAAATGAATGTTCTTGGTACAAATTTAAAATTATGTGGTTCAAATCCTTTAACAGAAAAGGATATGATAAAGCTAGTCATCTTGTTTGTGCAATAGTAACAAAATAATTTCTTGATAAGAAATGGATTTCGGGGATTAAAACCAAGTGATAGGTTGTGTTTATAGAAGCATATAAGAACTATGTTGCACCATTAGTTGATTTATACTGCACTCATTCGGGTGTATTACATATTACTTAGATATCCAATTTGAACGAATATACTTTACTTAAAAAATGCATTTTCAAATAAAATTATATTAATAAATGGAAAATTTAAGAAAAATATTCTTAGAACAAATCAACAAATATACTGATACTTTTAATAATTTGTCTAGTTGCTTGTTAAATTCTATTATGTTACGTGATACTTTATCCGGATTGCAACAAATTAATCCAACATATACCCGTACTAACACAAAACAATTTTTATCTCATTATATAGTGTATTACTTTCCAAATGAAGTTTTTGGTGAAACAAATCTTATTGCTGAACGTCTATTTGAAGCATCCAAAATGCTTTATAATACTCATCTTAAAAAAGAATCTTCGAGTATTGAATTTGTAAATGCATTAAATGAGTATACAATATCTCTTATTGAATGGCAAAAATTTGATAAAGAACAGCTGATTGGAACATATCGTGACGCATATCGTTTGTTATCTGAAATTAAAGTATCTTCTCCAATTGAAATACAAGAACCAATTGAAAAACTTGAAAATACTCTTAATAAACATACATCTCAAATTTTTGGAAAGGATGCAAAAAAGATATTAAACAATGAAGAAGAAACAAGTAAAAATATTTTACAAGAAGATACATTACGTATAGAAAAATTTGTATACGATTCTTTGCACGATTTATATTGGCAAGATATAGCAAAACAATTAGAAGAGAATTGTTTTGATAACTTATGCACTGTGATAGAAGATGTAAAAGTTTGTATGTTATCAGTATGTCAAAAAAATCAAAATAAATGTGATGAAATAGAATCATGTTTAGATGTCGCATTTTTGAAAAATGTTTTAAACGTCGGAATGGCACAAAATCAAGTTAAATGTTTACTTAAATATTGTTTAACATTTTTACGTGAATATGGACAACCTTGTTATGATTCAGAAATTGACGAATTAATTAAAACAACCGATTTACTATATACAACAGAAGTAAAAAATACTATTCAATTACTGATAAATATTATTAGACAAATAGTTGTTCGTAACAACGTTCTAGTATCTGTTATTCATGAATTTTCTAAGTATCTTTAAAATTGATTTTAAAAAACGAAAAAAAGAGTAAAAAATTAAATGCAATTCATTAATGCCGGAACACAAAGACTTTTTTTTGAAGCTCACCGCTTAAGACGAAGAAAGAGAGATCTTGCAATGGTAGAAGCTTCTATAGAGCATCGTATGCAACTAGACGATAGTCTTGATATGATTTTATGTCATCATCCAGATATATGGTGTAAAGGAACTGGTGTTTTGTTAGTCGCTCCAAATATTCAGGAACAAACTGAATCAGCAAAAAGAGCTATGTTTATGAGATCAGAAGCTCTTTCAGATCATTCTTATATAAGATATGTAGTACAGTACGAAAATGAACATATAGGTTTTTTTATTAGAAAAACAATTGAGTTTCGTGAGAGAATTCGTCTATACTCTTACAATTCTGATCTTACTGGTGAAACGCTTTCTTCTGAAGTAGAAGAAATGATAGAATATGTTGAAAACAACATTACGTACGAAATTGAAAATTTTTGTATTCAATCAGAACGTTCTCGATGTATTGGAATCAGAAAATTTGGTCTCGATTTTGATTATCATCGTTGTGTTACAAAATACTTACAAGACTACCAAATTATTGATCAAATAAAAGCATTTTACCAAATTGAAAGAGTATGTGATCCTCTTAGAAATGTTTTATTGAACATATTTCCAAATTTACTCGATAATGAATCGGTAGTAAGAGAATTATCTTTTGAAGGATACGATTCAGACGTTTTTTCAGAAATATCTGAATATGACATTAATATTCCTGAACTAGTGAATTCTTATGGAGAATGTGTAGTTTGTTATAATGATGGTGATGTTCTTGAATGGCCATGTCATCCATCACACATCGTGTGTCAAAAATGTACCGAAAAAATTTTTATGAGAGGTGCTTTATGTCCATTATGCAGAAAAAATTTTTACACTGATTTTTTTTAACGTACACATTTAGTAAAATTGAATTTTTATTGAAAAATAGAATTAAAAATAAGAATGAACATTTTTTTTCTTCATATTTTACCTCAAGTATGTGCTCAAATGCACATAGACAAACATGTAATAAAAATGATATTAGAAACGACCCAACTTCTTTGTTCTGCACATCATATGACAAATCTAAATGAAAATACACCTTGTAACACACCTCGTTATACCCCTTGTTACAAACTTACTCATAAAAATCATCCATCTTCTATATGGACGAGAGAATCAAAAGAAAATTATAAATGGTTGTGTGAACTTGGTAAAGAACTTTGCAAAGAATACACTTATCGATATGGAAAAGTACACAAATGCCAATCTTATATAGAAGATTTAGCTCAACATATTCCAAATTTACCAGACTTAGAATTTACGCAACCAAGACAGGCAATGCCAAATATGTACAAAGATGATGACTCTATAGAAGCATATCGTCAATATTATTTTTTTGGAAAAATGAATATACATTCTTGGAAAGGAAAAATAGAAGGTCGTCCTACACCAGAATGGATTGTTGAAATGCACAATTTATTTGTTTAGAAAATAATCAATGTATTAATATTTCAACAAATATTAATATGCTTAGTTCCAATTTACATCCGGGTGGTTGGAAAAGAAAGGTTGTGGAAAGTCTTCCATCCTTATACAGTTTGCTTTGATATTATTTCCTTTTTCATTTATCATTTTAAAATCAAGTTCATTTTTTAAAAATTTTCTTACTCTTCTTGCATGAGCGTCACCTGCGTATATAATTATATTATGTGGTTCGGAAGGCTCATCTGTCTTACGAAAACTCGAAAAGATTGCTGGAATTTCGATATCAAACTGTTTAAATATACGACACAAAAGGTAATAATCAGCAATACAACCATTAATTTTACTCAATTTTTCGGCAGTATATTCTAAGTTTGTTAATAGAACATCATAATCAGAATCACTAATAGAGTCAATCTCGTATAAACCAGATGTGTCGTCTTTATACTTATCTACAATAATAATAACTTCTTTAACTTTTTTAACAAGTTTTTTTATTTTAGTATTAGCATCAATAATTTCTTGTTTAATAAAAGATTTAATTTTTTCGTGGATAAATGATTTGATTACTTTTTTATTAAGAAAAGTATGTTCATCTATTTGTTTATTCCAAAAATCATAATAATCTTTGTTTGTTTTAATTTCGGAAAATTCGTTAAGAATTGGTTTAATTTTTGTGTTATATCTATATTTTACTAAAAATCTGGTAATATCGTAGTTATTTTTATTTTTTAATATCTGTACAAATATCTTTAACATAATAGATGCGTCAGACATTCTATTAGGAGTTAAATCAGAAGCAGATGATCTAACATTAAAATAATGCATCCTAGATAGCATACATTTTTGATAATTAGTGTTAGAATTAGGATCGTATAAGCAGTCTTTAAAACGTTTAGAAATTAACGCAATTCTGCTATTACCATATATGTCTTTGTATTCTCGTCCTGTTTCAAGATAAAAATCTATGAAAACATCTGAATTTTTAAACAACTGATCTAAATACTCTTCTATTAACATTTCAATAAACTCTCCTCCTAATCTAAACTTATCGCAATCAGTATTTTCGCTGTGATGTTCACCAAAAATATATATTAATTTTTTATATTCTTTACTCCATTGCATTGTTAACGTTTTTGGACCGCCAATAAAGGTAGCAATTGGTTTTTTTTCTTCTTTTGGAACTGTTTTATCTGACTCCTTCGAGTGATTAACGATAAGTTTTGCTAAAACTTTTCTGTCTAAACTATATCTACGTTTATGTTTAGTTTCATCTGCACATTTTTTTGCTTCTAAAGTACACGCTTCCTTAAAAATTTCGTTTGAACTATCTAAAACAGATGTGTTATACGTTTGTACAAGAGTATTGCAAATATTGTGTAGATCACATTTAGGTTCCATTTTATAATAAACAATATTTAATTTATTGAATAATTGTATTACCAAACTTTTCTTCTTCAAAATAAGACTTATTGAAAACCTAAAATTTTATTATTATATTTGTAATAACAAAATATGTCCGAAAATACTGAAACTAATTTTGGCTTTTTTAACGAAGAAATTGATAAAATAGATGTCTTAAAAGTAGAGACAGATATAATTTATGATTTCCATTTGGAAGCTGATAAACTTAGATTAATTATGAGTAAATTAAGTTCTCTATCACCTAAATTCTGTATATTGTGTCAAGTAAAGTATATAACTGGAAAAAACGCAAGTGTTCGATTATTATTTACAAGTTTATTACCAAATTATCCAGATTTTTTATATACAAACTTGAAAAAGCAATATGTGAACAATACTGAGTATATACTATCTGGAACTCTAAAACAAAATCTCTTGACATTGACACCTGCTTTATTAGTAGGCTTAAAGAAAATAGAATGATTGGAGTATGTTTTATATCAGTTAAATTATTACTTGAAAAAATAACAACTTGGGTGAATCAAAAACGATATTTATCAGATGTTCTAACAACTAATGTTTTAGGTGATGGTCTAATTAAATACTTGTCAAATAAAGACTTATTAAATCCAAGACTTGTTTCAAAAAAAACAAAAGAGAATATAGACTTTATAAGGTCTCAAGTCACTTTTGAACAAAGCAAACTTCCAAAAGATTTTGATTACACACAAGATAGTTTTGAAACTCTTTGTGCTAAATACGGTAGAGAACCTAAAGATTGTGCTTTACATATTATTTATTCTATTGACATTGATACAGATATCAGAGGAAGAAGAACATGTGTCGCAAAACTATTAGATGAAAAAGGAGAGATAATAGGTATTGACACAACATTATTTAGTATTTTAGCTCAATGTGATATAAAGTTATCAATTAAAATTATTATTAGTCCTTTTGCAATTGCATACTATGATAGAAGTATATCTTTATTATGTTCTATTGTAGAAAACTTAAAAAATACTATTTATTCTTTTGAAATTGATTTTGGAAACTATTATCTTACAAAAAATAATTATGATAGAGTGTCTAAAGTACTAATGAAAATTCCAAATCTTACAATACTAAAATTATCTAATGTACATATACAATGGAAACTTTTTTTATTGTGTATAAAAAGTATCCAAAAATTAGAAGAGTTAGATCTATCAGAAATTAGTATGTTTACTGAAATACCCTTATTTAATGATACTGATTCTGATTTTGAGGATACTTATTCTGATTTGGAACGGCAAGAATTCGATATCAAAGATTTTAAAAAAATATGGACTGAATCTTTGAAAGATTTAAAAGGACTTAGAATAGCTGGAAATAAGTCTGTTATTTCATATAATGAAACAGTTTATGTCGTTCAATTAGATTTAATGCAAACAATATTACCTTGTTTAGAAAAAGATTTTACGCATCTTCTCTCATTTGGTTGTACAGCTGACCCTATTAACGATATTCATATGGAGAGTTTTATAGACTATTTATCAAATGTAAAAAACTTAACTAAACTAAATCTTTCTGGTAGTAATTTGGCAACTTTTGATGAATCAGAAGATGTAGCCAAAATTTTAGGTTTTTTACCAAATCTAAGAGAACTCGATTTATCAAGATGTTATCTGGATATGAGATTTTTTGAAATAATATTACCTGCTATTCAAAAACTTAAAATGCTGAGATATTTAGATCTTTCAAATAATGAAGATTTTTTTCCTGAAGATATTAGAATAATTAAAAAACTATTTGAGAACCTTTTTTTAAAGATTGATAAATAATATCGTATTCTTGATTTTAGTTAGGTGTTTTAAAGAAAAAAAGATAAGAAATCTAAAATTATTTTCACTTATAGCAACCTTCTACCAACTCTTTTACAAAACTATTCTGGTCTCAATCCATCTGACGTCTCATTTGCTTGTCTCTTTTGAGATAAAACTTTTATAGCAAATTCAAGTGCTTCATTTGTTTGATTAGAAAAGATAGTACTTTACAAAAAAATTATCAAATGATTTTTTTGTCTATATATTGCTCATAAGAATACTTATAAACTCTTCCTGAAAAATAGAATCTTCTATATTTCCACACTTAAGTCTTACATTGTCGTTAGATTCTATTAACTCATATGTTCTTTCTCTTACTGATTCAAATAACATCTTTGACAACATCTTTCCACCGTAATCTGTTATTATATCACCTTTTCTATCCTTATACTTTATAAATGTAGGATTTGAATAATCTTCTTCTATAAGTCGATCATTTAACGGATAAGACAATGCATAATCCACATATCCTTCTGGCCCTCTTAATATATGTTCTATCATTAAGAATTTTGCATTTTCTATTAACCATTCTTCCGTGATAGTCAAATCAATATTTTCTGACGATTTTACTAATAATGGTCTTACACAATTTTTTCCTGTAAGTTTTGCCATTGTTCTGTTGAACAAACCGGGTTTTGTTTCTAGTTCTCTGACAGAACTTTCATTCATAACAATATCTTTATAAGCAGTAGGATTTTTTACACATTCTTCTGATGCAAATTTACTAGCTTTTCTCTTAAGAGGTAAATGAACTCTGTTGATTAAATGAGTATTTTTATAATCAACAACGTGTTCACCGTTAACATCAATGTGATGGAATGTACCACGTTCTGTATCAGTACAAACGATCTGAGACTTTCCATCGGAGTCTGTGGAAAGATACTTGTGAATTACTTGAGCGGCACCTTTCTGACCTTCATAAAAATCATTCTTTGTATATTTTTCATCAATTATGCTGTCAACTCGAGCCTGAGATAAATCAAGAGGAGTAAGATTTGAAATCATCAGATTGTTTTGAATGTTTTTAGTGCTATTTTTCTGATAAGTCGGCTGTCTAGCTATTTTTTCAAATCGTTCGGCAAGATTTTTATATATTTCTTTCTCATCTTTTTCTTTTTCAGTCTTCATTTTTAGAATAGATATTTCTTGTTCTTTTTTCATCATAGCAATTTCTTGATCTTTTTCAGATTTTAACTTGTTATTCTCATCAATAAGAGATTGATTTTTTTTCTTACATATTGCGTCGTGTCTGATAAAATTTCCAGACGAAAAATTCTTACAACAAAATTTACAAGTAACTAAAGACGAGATAATTTCTTCAGAATTTTGAGCTTCTTGTATTTTTAAGCAATATTTTGCTTGTTTTTGATGACTAGAAAGTATATATTTAGTTGTACATTGTTTACCACAAAACTGACAAGTTAATTCTTTAGACTTTTCTTTTAAAAAGAGTTCTTTTGCTTCTTCTTTCTTTTTAGCTTCATCAAGTGTTTTATCTAAAGCTTTTTGTATTTCTTCTTGTATTTTAAGACAATATTTAGTGTTTTTCTGATGTTGACGTAGCATTTGAGTATTTCCAAACATATTATTGCAAAAATTACACTCCATTTGCTTTTATTTTATTTCATTTATTTTTAAATTATAAATTCATTTTATTTATATAAAAACATCACTTTTTTCTGATAAATTAAAAAAAGAGAAAAAAAGAAAAAAAATAAGAAAATTTAAGACCAAATAGTCACTATTTTCTGATTAAAGTTACTTTTTGAAAAAAATTTGAAATGTGTGTGTGTAGGACGCTTTTTAAAAAGCCATTTTTTTCAAAAAAGATTTTTTCCTCCGGATTTTTAAAAGTTCGGAGGAGGAAAAGTTTTTACTTTTTTTTGTTTTCTAAATAATTTGAAAAATTCGTAGAAAATTTCCTTTGGATTATCTTTTTTATTTTGCTCCTCCGACTCCGACTTTTTAGAATTTCAAATTTACTATTAATTATATGTTTCAGTTTTGAAAAGACATAATTAGTTAGAGAGTAAAAAACAAATTATTATAAATATAATTCATATGTGTTTATTTAGTTCTAAATAAAATTTTGTGATTAATGTATTAATCACAAAAATAACGTATCTAATTATAAATCAATAATTGTTGTCCGTACACAACATCTCTTAATATCTCCATAATAAGAACGAAACTCTCCTGGTAAACTCGGAAAGTGATCATAAATATACGAACGACCAATTATATTACGTTTTAAGTCATTATTTGAAACTTTACTCAAAACTTTAAGATAACAATCACGAACTAAATTAAAATTTACCATAGGCAATATTACAATACCTTCCCATTCTTTTCGTTTACCTCGAAGATCAATCTCAAACGTTTCTGGACACTGGTCTTTTAAAGGTGAATTTTCATCAGTTAAAAGATAACAAAGAGGCTCCGGGATAAGGTCTGCACTTTTTGGAGGTAATACACAAAGTAATTGTTGAAAAGGAGTGCTTGGAATCGTTTTTGTGTAAATTGGAAAACGAAATGTTTTAACGTGTTTTGATAATACAGATGCACAAGGAGCGTAGTGATAACGAAAATTCCACTTCCAATTTGGAACGCCTCTTGTGTAATAAGATAGAACCCATTGCATTCCTTCTAGATAATCGTGACACAAAATTTTTTCATCAGTCAATTTTGGAAATGAAGACGTAAAATACTCATTTTTATATTTTTCAATATCAACATCCCATTTTCCGTAAGAAGTTTCATTTGCACAGTTTTCTAAAAGTGGATCTGGAAAAAAATCTTTCTTTGCGAGTTTACTTTCTAAATTTTCCTTTTCATAGTTTCCAATTGCATTCAAAAAATTTTGAAGAGGAATATGTAAAAATTCAACTCTATCATTTATTTCTCTTGTAATATGACCATACATCTCTCCTGTCTCTTTATAAACATCTAAAATAAGTTCAATACCTCTTTCTATGATTTCTATAGATGGAATATGCGGTAGAAAATCATTACCAACCATAAAGCAAAGAAATATAAAATCATTAATTGCACATTTTTCATTAAACAAAACAACATCATTTTCTTTCCAACGTAATTTATCTGCAAGAATAGGACGAATAGCTCCTATATCAACACACAGAAAATCAATATCAAAAGAATACATATCTTCACGTAAAATATAAAATTTTGGCATATGTGTGCCAAGAGCAAGCATAATAAGATCTGCGTCGACGCCACTGATACAGTATGTATCTTCTTTGTTTCCATAATATCTTATATAATTAATAATTTTATGTTCTCCTTCTCCCGGAGCTTTTTCGTTTGAAAAAACAACTTCTACTTTTTGCCATTCTTGATCTTCGTTAATTCTCTTGCGAATATACCAGTCAATGTATTTTGTTAAATAATCCATAAATTTTGTTCCTGGAGTGATACAATTACTATTAAAAGGGCAAGATCCGGTTGATTCAAGCGCACTTCGAAATCTGCGTTGTCTTTGTTGATTTTGTTTGCTAAGAGGTGCCGGTCCATCTACACATAAAATCAATCTTTTTTTCGGCTTGGACATAATAAAAAGATTTTCAATTGTTTTGCAAACATCCTCAAAAAGTTTGATTTGTGTTTGAACATTATTTTTATATCCAACTTTTTTTCCTTTCATTAAACGAGGATTTGGTTTGCAATTACCGTATTCATATATTTTTTGTGCTGATGCGTGAAAAACACCATTCATATCAATCATTAAATTGTCGATATCAACTGGAAGATTTTGACCTTTAGTCATTTTATAAATGTTTCCATCAAATTCTTTTTTAAACCAATGAAAGAAATGTTTGATTCCCATAATTTATTTATTCTTAAGAATCTTGTCCTTAAAAATCAAATTAAAAAAATCATTACCAAATATTATCATCCATTTTAGATTGTAATACTTTAATTTGACGAATTTTAAAATAAGCCTCGCTATAAAATACTGGTTTGGCATGAGATCCTCTAAATTCAGAAGACATACCCCCATCAAAACAACCAGTATCTGGGTCAATACCTTTTCCTTGGTTAATTGCTTTTTCTGCACTAGCATTAAAACATTTAGGTATATAATCACCCCATTCACTCTTACCATTGACTGAACAATATTTTGGCATAGAAGATCCACCCCAGCCTCCTCCTAAAGCAATATTGATAATAATACCTTGATAATTAAAATCACAACCAGCTGAGAGAGAATTTTTATTATTTAAAATATAAGAAGCGATTAGAATCTTTTGTTCCGCTTTTGTATTAGAGTTTGCAACATTTGGTTTCATTTTTTCTGGCCATTTTGTAGGATTTGGATGTTTAGAAAGAGGTCCACCTGATGATTTTAATTTCCTTCGTGAATATAAATTATTAGGCCACCACCAGACATTAACTCTATCTTTAGGAGTCCACTGTAGTGCATATACACCTCCACCATTTTGATTAAATACTTCACCAAAGCTTCCGCTTGGTGCAATAATTTGAGTATTTCCTGCATTTACGGCTGCGTTTTGAGGACAATTATACCTTGATGTACCATTTGGAAGTTTTGTACTGTCACCACCAACCTCTCCAACTTTGCTCGCATTGTTTTTACAGCCAGAATAAGGTCCTAATCCATACGCCGCAGGAACAGATGGATCTAAACTCTGTCCAGGCCAATAAGTAGCACCACAAGCACTTCGTGCACCTGATTTAGAATAATCGGGATCCATATTTTGAATCATATAATTATTGTCGTAACCGTTTGTAACTTCACATAAAGGTCCTGAATGAATAGATACTAAATTAGTATCCGAAAAATTTGTTTGTTCAAAAATATCAAATTCTCCACCAGACGGCCAAGTAGCTAGATATATATTTTTACCCATATATTCAGTTAAATTAGGTTCTGGTTTATCCCCTAACAAAGATTCTTCAGGTCCAGAACAAGTATGATTAAAATTTTCTTTAGAAATAGTACTTTTTACCAGTTTTTTCATACCTTCATTATACAAATCAGTTCCTTTCTTTTCATGATATTGATCTTTTCCACCTACAAAACCATTTAACCATATAGCCGGCCATACTCCACATCCAATAGGGCAATGTGCAATATCAAAAATAAAAAGACCACCTCGATAAAGTTTTCTGCTCATAAGTCGTGGTGCACCAACAACTCCATTCTCAACTTTATCAGCTAGTTTAATTATAATTCCGCCATCTATATCATCTTTAATAAGAACCGGATTTGATGGAATTTCTCCCCAAGTTGTATCACCATTTACATTTGGAATAATTGCTTTATTAATATCTCTGGGAAACATATAAGAGTAATCAACCATACTCATTGTTGGATCTGATCCATCACCATTTGGATTATCCATAACAAAATGAGTGCGAAGATCACTAGCATTTGTTACTTTAAAAACTTCACGATACTTATGTTTTTTGTTAAACAAAGACACTAAATTAATTATTAAACATATTCCTAATAATAAGAATATTACTATTATTAATATTTTCATTCTCTTTACTTGTACTAAAGAAAAGTTTTGATAAAAAACTTTTAAATTTTCTTCATATTCAAAAAAAATGAAGAAATAAATATTATTTTTATTTACCTAAAAGTCTTTTTAGTGGTTTTACTGGTTCAATATCTTCATCAGAGTCAAATTCCATTATATTTGTATGTAGAGTTTGCGTTTTTACAACTCTGTTACCTGATATTTCAATTCCTTGATGCTTGCAAAGTGCTTCCATCATCTTTAGTAAGATATCCACCTTAACTTCTAAATTTTTTGAAGATTCTTTTTCAAAAGTGTTTATTTCTTTTGGTTTGAATACTTCAGTTTCTGATTTTTCTACACTTTTACAACCTTTAGCAATCCAACTTTTAATTTCTTGTTGTTTTTCATTCCAGAAAAGCCAAGCACCAAATTTATCTCCTGATTTCTTGTCAGTAAGACCGCTGTTCCATTTTCCACCCAAACTTTTTAAAGATTCTTTATGTTCACGAGTATCACCTCGAACAACAAAAGACTTTGGAGAATATTCTTCAATGAAAACTGATGACATTTTTATATTTATTTCTAATGTTTTTACAATATTTCATTTTTATTTTTCTATTGTATTTAAAATATTCCGTGTTTTACAGAGTGAAGAGTGTTACACCTAGATCCGTCGCATCCACCACTACAATTAGGATCTGTATACAAATCGTGACCTTTTGGATGAGGTCCTTTTGTTTTTACACAAGTGCATTTTTCATCACAATATGAATAAAAACCAGAATTATCAGAAGATGATGGTCTGATTGGTAATTTTTTACCGTGAATTTGTGTACAATAATTTTGTGCTAGGTTACTAACGTCGTTTAAGCAATTATTGTCATGTACACAATCATGTTTTTTCATTGCACAAGTATTAATAACGTCTTCACAGTTATACGGAGGTTGTTTTTTTGCAAGATTTACACAATTATTAAAAATACTTTCTGCTATTCCAGGTGAAGAATTTGATTTATCTTTAGAATTATCTTTAGAATTATCTTTAGAATTATCTTTTGGCTCTATATGAGTTTTTTTACTAAAATCGGGTGCACCAGGATCTTTTCGTCTGTTTCCTTTGCATTCTAACATAATAGTAGTTACTGTCTGAGTTAATTCTTTTTCTGATTTAATAGATTGTGGATTTTTGTACGCTGCAACAATATTATTTACTATACAATTTACCATTTTAGGGTTCGATTTAAGTTCTGGTTCGGCACTAATACGTTTTTTTAATTCATTATACATTTTTTGAGTCCAATGATCAGGCATATTAGTAGGCATACCATCACCAGTTGGATCACCGGTTGGATCACCTGTTGGATCACCGGTTGGATCACCGGTTGGATCACCGGTTGGATCACCGGTTGGATCACCGGTTGGATTACCGGTTGGATCACCGGTTGGATCACCGGTTGGATCACCGGTTGGATCACCTGTTGGATCACCGGTTGGATCACCAGTTTCGCATTTTTTGTTAATACATTTGGTTCCTACAGGACAATTACAAACTTCTCCGCAACAATGAAAATGTTTCCATATAAAATATCCAGATACAGACGCAACTGTTAAGATAATTATTATAGCAACAACAATAATAAGAATTTTTTTATTCTTTTTAAAAAAAGTTTGTTCTTCAGTGCTCATTTTATTATAAATACAAGAAACTTATAATGATTAATTTTTAAAATAAATATTTAAAAATATATAAAAAATGCAAAATATGACGTTTGCTTAGTGTAAAATTTATCAAAAATGATTTTAATTAATACACTCTAATAAAAACCAACGTTTTTTCCAAAACAAATTTTTTTTTTCAGACGATTTTGGTTCAATCTTTGCTTCAATCTTTGCTTCAATATTTGGTTCAATCTTTGTTTCAAGACGCTTTAAAGACAATTTAATTTTAGAGCTATCATTTTCGATGTTTTCAATACTTTTAACAAAAGCATTTTGTATTTTTTCATTTTGTGTAATATTTTGTGTAATTATTTTTATTATTGTTTCTTCTCTTTTTTTAAGAGCTTCTTCAAGAGTTTTCTCTAAATTAGATAATTTTGTATAAACACACGTTTCTTTATCTTTATCAACACACGTTTCTTTATCTTTATCAACACACGTTTCTTTATCTTTATCAACACAAGTTTCTTTATCGATATCTTTTAATAAAGAATCAGTTATTATTCTATTTGCTTTCATATATGCAGATGGTGATACCCAAATAGCCAAATCTAAAAAAAGGATAGGATGTAAATATGTTCCTCTTATTTTTTTTAAACCATCTACAACATGTATGGAAAGATCGTCAGAGTATTGAGTTATGTTTGACATATAATAATTTATTAGAATTTTACACCTAAGTCCATCTATATACTTAACTATTCTTTTTGATTTATCTTTTGTAGATAAACATAAATTTGTCGCATTAATATAGCCATTTGTAGTGTCCATAATACATTCTAATCCTAGATATCTGGCTTTGTAATATCTATCAGTAATTTTTTCATAAGCAAGTTTTGTAATATCAGTCATTTAACTTTTATTCAAAAAAGCTTTTTAAAAATTAATTTTAAATTATTTTTTGCTTTACAAATATTTATAACATTTGTAAAATTAATGATTGTTACAAGTTTTGTTTTTAACTAGAATCAAAGGGAGGTAATTCATCTTCTACATCATTTTTTAGAACATTTTCTTTTACAGAAGGAAGAACAGAAGAATATGCGATATTTTTTTTGTAATGTGGTATTTCTTTTCTGTTTTCCTGTTTTGGAAGTGCTGCAATATCAATACTAAGTTTTATCATACCTGTGCCAATTAAAGCTCTTTTTCCACAAATAATAGAAGCAGACACACCATTAGTTGGTTCTTTATCACCTTCTTGAGCAGCATTCAAGAAATTATCCATTGTTTCTTCAAATGAGGCCTTTCCAAATGGACCACTCTCTTCTTTTTTCATAGTATATCTGGTAATTGAAGAAATTGTTCCACTATGAGTCATACGGTCTACTAAAATCATAGCATGACAAGTGTTAATACCTTCCATAATTGCCATAAATTCTTCAATCAAAAACTGTCTTGCCGCTTCAATATCAAGTACTTCGTAAATATCCCAAACGTTATTAGAAATTGTTAAAGTATAATCAACATCTGGATGAGCTAGCAACCTTTTAAAAGATGAATACTGTTTGGAAATTGTCTTGCTACAAAAACCGTTTGTTTCAACAATCCATTCCTTTCCTTCTTTCAAATAAAACACCTCTGAAATTGCAGGTATACCACACACATACATTTGCTCTAAAGTAGTTTGGACTACTTCTTCTAGATATATCTCTACTGCATTCTCTTGATCAACAAAGAGAAGTCTATTTTCCGGTAAAATAATGTTTTGAGTATCTACAAAAACGTCTATTTGTCCATTTGCAGGTGGTGAAAAAACACAATATAAATCTGAATATTCTTGATGAATATGATCAACTATTTCTTGCATTGTAAGTTTAAATTCAAATAATTTTTTCATATCAAGAGTAAAAGTAATACAATGATTATGTTCAGAAAATTTGTCGGAAAATAATATTTTGTAGGCGTTGTACCATGGTTCCTCTTCTTTATTCATATTTGCTTTAATAGACTTAGATATATTTAACATTGTCAACCCAACTATGCTTGATCCTACAGTTTCTCTCATATTTTGAATAGTATCATTACCCCTGTTAAAAAAGATTTTATGATTAACAATACGTGGATTCTTTGTAGCATTTAAAAGTTCCTGAAAACGTGGTACTCCCTGCGTCATTGTCTTATCGGACTGCCCCGAACGATGGAAAGTATCTTTTTGAGTCACTCCGTTCCACAGTTGAAAGTTCCTTGTTACCGCTACGGTTAGATCGTAAACATATTCTGTCGTTCCATCTACGTATTCGACCGACAAGACTTCGTCAAAATAAACATCACGTACAGGAAACTCGGTTTGAGATTTCCCAAGATTATATTTGTACTTTTTAAATAATGTAATAGTATTCAATTTTTCTTGTTTATTATGTTCTGTTAGCGGGATATATGTAGCAAATCTTTGAGCAAATCCATTTGATATGTTTAATCTATACATTCTCTTAATATTTTTACTTCCTATATTATTCTTCTTTTGTAGCAAGTTATTTAATCTTCCAAAAATTCCAAAATACGAAAGAAGAAAAGATATTCCCAAAATTAGATCTTCAGATATAGAACCAACAACAACAGAACCATCTTTTTTACTAACTGTTCCATCACCACTCCAATACCCATCAATCAAACCTTTGATGAATTCTTCAGGAGCTGTATAAGAAAATTCCGGAACTCTTTTGTTTGCAGAACCAGTGTCACAAATAATTTTGAACATACGTGCAAGAAGAGTTGAATGAATCTTCAAATCATTACTTGTTCCTTTTCTAACATTTTTACCTTGACTTGTAACAAGATGATATGTGACTCCATATCTGTCACACCAATCTGTTACACGTTTTCGAATTACTTCATCATTATTGCTAATACATATGAAAGTCTTGGTACAGCATCCTTCTGCAAGATAAATACCTATCAGAAACCCAAAGTCATTGTCAAGAGGAATTTTATCGGGAATATGAGATACAAAGGCAGCGCCTGTGTGAATATATATCAAGCCAGGTTCACAAGAAAGAAAATAATTTTTTCTATTTCCAAAACAAACATCAGGACGATTGTAAGGAACTGTAAAATGAACACTATTTCTTTCTAACCAAGATTTTTTTCCAGAGAAACGATGATCTCGTGCTTTTATAAGCTCTGTTGTGTACAGATATTTATTTTTTGGAAATATGGTTTCCATATCAAAGTATGAATGTTCGACTGTTGGTTTTCTCAAACTTGTTGTAGTTGGAAGCATATCACCTACTTTTACATCAGAACCAAGAACACCTTCAAACTTTGTACCATCCCAAACAAGAAAAGATTTTGATTGAGTTGCAGTAACTGTTCTACCGCTTTGCGTAACGACACGTACAAGTTTTCCAACCGGAAGGTGTCTTGTAACTGCCTCGATACGGTACCAGTTAGTGTTACCGTTTTCATCACACGAAGGAATCATATAGCCTTCAGGGAGAGGAAGATATTCTGTTCTGTTTTCTTCAATTTTTGTAATATTATCGGGATTAAGTGATAATAGTCTGTCAATCATTTTACCAATGGGTTCTACGACTGTTTTATTATCTTTAGTATATAAAAGCTTTTCTGTCCAATCAACAGAATTAAGAGTAGTCTGTGTTTGTTTTTCACCAATACTTTGAGCACAAATAACACCAACGCTTTCTCCTGGATCAATAAGAGAGCTGTAATAAACTTTTTCAATTTGTTCTTTTAAAGATGGAATAATTTCGGGATATACTTTTTGAGTTCTTAATTGAACACGAAGTCTTTCTTTTTGAATATTTACAACGCTCATAGCTGTATCCTGGGGAATACCTTTTTGGGGTTGAATAAAGTTTAACATATTTTCTATTTCGGTTTTGGTAAGCAATCTTGTCATTCTTTTTTTTTATTTCAACAATTGTAACAAAAAATCAAATTTATAAATAAAATAGTATTCTTGCTAATTAAGAAAATGTCTAAAAGATACTGTTTTCGTATTTTAAATAGTAGTGATGAAGAATTTGATATAGGTGAATTATTAGAATTTATAAGTAAACTATACATAGATAATTCTGATGAAAAAGATAAATTATCCTTTTTTCCATATTATTCAAAAGGAATAAATGATGACAATGTATGTATTGAAATGAAAGGTAAAGGAGAAGCTATGATTAAAAAAATTGAACAAATAAATAAAATGCTTGGAGAAAATCCTTCAATGTTAAAATGGTCAACTGGTATTAGTTTGTCACCACCATATGAATATGATGATACTCAAGGACAAGGGTTTCCATTAAAATTAGAAAAAACAAAAGGGACAAAAAGATGGAGTAGTATTGTTCAACGAGGACCTTATTTTAAAGAAATTATGGAACCTTATGTTCATTTAAATGCTAGCTTATCTATTAATGGTAAAATATATAACTTGGAGCCAGAAGAAGAAAAAGTTGCAGGTTTTTATGCTACCCGTATAAGAGCAGATGCTAAAGATACTGCTAAAACACAATATACTAAACTTGAACAATTTAACAAAAATTTTTGGAAAGATTTTAAGGAATATCTTACTCCAAAGGCTAAATCAATTTTTAAATCATACAATGATTTCTTACAAATTGATTGGAGTGATCTGATAGAGAAGTTGGAACAAAAAACTCTTGCCGAAAAAGAATTGGCTAAAACGAAAGAAGAGAAAGTTAGAAAAAAACAGAAAACGGCACAAATACGAAGTGAATATGGTTATGCTATTCTTGATGGTAAACCACGTCAAAAAATTGCACCGTATCAAGTTGAAATGTCAGGAATTTTTATAGGAAAAAAAGGGCACCCAAAATTAGGAAGTATCAAAAAACAAATTATGCCGGAAGATGTTACTATTAACAAAGGCGAAAATGATCCAAAACCTACTCCACCTTTTGGTCATCGATGGGGTAAAGTTGTTAATGATTATACCAAGGTATGGCTTGCTTCGTGGAAAGATGAAATCAATAATAAAATTAAATATATCTGGTTTTCACCAGAAGGTGTTTTTAAAGCACAGTCAGATTTTAATAAATATGAAAAGGCTAGAAAGTTACATTTTCAGATTGAAAAAATTAGAACAAATTATATGAAATTGGCTGAATCATCAAACATGATAAAGAAACAAATTGGAACAGTTCTTTTTTTAATTGATCGTTTTGGTATTCGTATAGGAAATGAAACAGATTCTGATATATCTGATCCAGTAGTAGGCGCTACAACTCTTCTTGTTAGTAACATAAACGTAGATAAAAAAAATATTGTGATATTTGATTTCGAAGGTAAAGACCGTGTTCGTTTTTACAAAGAGTTAGAAGTTCCAGAAAAGATCTATAAAAATTTTAAAGAGTTAAAAGAAGAAGGTAAAAAAGGTCATAATCAAATATTTGATCAAATATCAAGTGACACTGTAAATACATATCTCAAAGATATTGACCCCGATTTTACTGCCAAAGTGTTTCGTACAAGATTAGCTAGCGAAATTATGTATAATGCTTTACAAGAACTTCCTTCTATAGCTCCTAAATCAACAAACACACATATTAAAAAAGAATTTAATAAAGCTAACATTAAAGTAGCAGAAGTACTAAATCATGTTAGAACAGCTGGACAAAACAAATCTATGGAAACACTCAAAAATTCTTTAAAAGAAGCAGAAAAAAAAGGAGATAAAAAAACAATTAACAAATTAACGGAACAAATTGAGGAAAAACAAGTTTTAATGTCTGTTGCAATAAATACTTCATTAGTTAATTACATTGATCCGCGTATTGTTGCATCTTGGGCAAAAAATCAAAATGTAAGTATTAATTCAGTTTATAATAGTACTTTACAATCAAAATTTAAGTGGGCAATTAATTTAATTAATTCTAAAGATGATGAATGGAGTTGGAAAGAGTCAGATTTAGAAGAAGGTGAAGAAGAAAACGAAGAAGAAGAAAACGAAGAAGAAAACGAAGAAGAAGGCGAAGAAGAAAGTGAAGAAGAAACTAAAAAAAGTAGAACACGTCGAAGTGTAATAATGGAGACAGCAAGACGTCCTCCTAAAAAATCTCAATCAGAAACAGTAAAACATCCTCCTGATAAAGCTCAATCAGAAACAGTAAAACATCCTCCTAAAAAATCTCAATCAGAAACAGTAAAACATCCTCCTGATAAAGCTCAATCAGAAACAGTAAAACATCTTCCTAAAAAATCTCAATCAGAAACAGTAAAACATCCTCCTGATAAAGCTCAATCAGAAACAGTAAAACATCCTCCTAAAAAATCTCAATCAGAAACAGTAAAACATCCTCCTGATAAAGTTGAAGAAACTCCTGATAAAGTTGAAGAAACTCCTCATAAAGTTGAAGAAACTCCTGATAAAGTTGAAGAAACTCCTCATAAAGTTGAAGAAACTCCTCATAAAGTTGAAGAAACTCCTGAAATAAAAAGTAGGAAAAGATATAAGAAAATTACACCAAGACCTAATTGGAAAGAAGAAACAAAAATGGAAAGAGAGAATAAAAAAGTTTCTATGGAAAGATTTCCATTAAAAATGTTAGAATCTTATCGATTACTTTTGCAATTATGTAAAGATTTAAAAAAGGGTAAAGATTTAAGTTGTATGGTTATTATTTCTAAAATAAATCCAGCAGTGTTAAAATGGATTTATACATTATCTAAAAATGCACTTGACAATGGTATTATTAAAATAGGTAGTATATATTATAAACCGAACAAATATATAATTAATTATTGTGAGAAAGAAATTTTTAATAAAGAGTCTACTCCAGTTCATTCTTATCCAACATCAGATACTTCTAGTGATATTACAACACCTTCATTACCACCAAGATCTCGTACACCTCTTTTTAGTTCATCTTCTGATTCAACATCAAGTCCTATTTCTCCTTATCCAAAAACTCCTTTTCAAACACCTTCATCAGATACTTATTTACCTCTTTCTCAATCAAAGTCTGATAAAGATTTTGAAAGAAATATTAGAAAATCTTATGGATCATCATTTCCGCCAAAATCTCGCACACCTATTTTTAGTTCATTTTCGGATTCAACAGCGACCCCTACTCCTCCTCCTAAAAAAGAAAAACAAAATTACGATATTTATATTTTAAAAACGGGTGTAATTTTGTTGACTATGAAAGGTTTAAAATCAATTGAATATAAGAAGATCGATAAAGAATTAGCAGATCGTTTTTCTTATCTTAATTCTTATACAAATGAAAAAGATTTGTCTACATACTGTAAAAACAACGGCATCGAATGTAAAGGAAAAAACAAAAAAGAAATGAAAGAAACAATTATAGAATTTTTTAAAGATAGAAAAAATCCTCCTATCATCTGATACTTATCTTTTAATTAAACTAATATAGTTTAATTAATCTTAATTTAATTATTCAAAATACAAGACAAGAGATGTTCGTCTCCCTCTAGCACACTTTTACGTTTACGTTAAATTAAAGCTCAGATGAAGCTAGAGTTGTTTTAACTTGTCCGTCTATTTCGATAGGCTTGTCATATTTTGGATCATATGGATATTTTGGTTCATATGGTTCTTTGTAATATGAGAATCCTTCTGTTGGTGTATAAGAAAACAGTGGTTGTGTAATACCTGTCATATTAATACAGTTAGACGCAAGTATAGGGTCATCAAATGTATTTTGTTCTATACGTTTGCATTCCATATGATTTTCTAAAAATTTTCGATATCTATTTGCATGATCTTCACCTCCGTATATTATAATATTATGAGGAGTTTGAGGCTCGTCAAAACCACGTTTTTTCTCCGGTTTATCTGTATTTATATTAAATTTTTTAAATACGCGTGAGAGAAGATATGCATCAGGAACAATAGAATTGATCAAAATTAAAATAGCCCGAAAATCTTTTACGTATTGTATAATTATGTCAGGCACGTTTTCAGGAGAAAAAGTAATTTTTATTGGTATACGATTTTTATCTAAATAAACAGGGTATTTTTTAAGAAGCTCAATAAGATTTTTTAGGATATCTTGCAATTTTTCTTTATATTTTAGTGCTTCTAATTTGATTTCATCAAGAATAAATCTAAGAATGGTTTCGTATATTGATGATCTACGCATTTTTTTCATAAGAAACTTGTAAGAATAAATCTCGTAGTATTGCAAATATTCAAAAAAACGTGTATCGGATGAAGTTTCAGCAATGCCATATATAAATACACTAAAGTTCAAGTCATTTATTATATTATTAAAAAGGAATATAAATCTTTCTATATTTTCTTTTTTAAATTCATCGCTTAATATATCTGTTAACTTATCAATTATTTGAGTTACCAAATCAAATTGTCCTTCAACATTTCCTTGCCTAATATCAAAGTAATGAGAACGCGAAAGACGACAGTTTATATTTGTATTTCTCGATTTTACATCCGATATACATTCTCTAAAACTATCACGTAAAATCTCTAGTCGGAATGGACTTGGATAACTACTTAAGTCTGGATTATAACCAATATGAGCTTTTTCTTCAAGAAAAAAATCTATATAAGAATCTGTGTTCGGTAACAATTCCTTAATATAATCCTCTATAAACATTGATTTTAGAGGAACTATTTTTCCATTTATAGATTTTTCTTGTGGAAAAATATGACAATCCGTCTCGGAATCGTGAAGTTCACCAAAAATATATATCATCCATTTCATATTAGAATTCCAGTGCAAAGTAAGACTGAACGGACCTTTTATAAAATCGGATTGAGGTTTATTATCTAACCTGTGATTATTAATCAGATGCATTAATGTCTTGCGCTCATTGCATCTAACAGGGTTGTCTGCCGTTTCTGTGTTTGCTAAACATCTTTTTGCTTCTTCATATAAAGCGTCCCTAAGCTCTGTAGGAAGTTCTTTAAGAACTGAAGTATTATAAGAAATTAGTAGAGAAGATATAATCTCATCGATACTACTCATTTTATTAACAACAATTTATTTTAAAATAAAATAAATTACCTACTTATAACTTTTCGTTACAAGAAGAAAATATAATAATTAATAATTCTCTTAAATGGTATAGCTGAATTTTATCTTAATCACGTAGACTGTTAAGAGCTGTGCTCATTTCAAATTCATCCATGCCATTTAAAGTCATTTGTGATTGAAATTGTCCGTTTTTATAAAAGTGAAAACATGGTACTACTTCAATTTCACCATGTCTTTGAAAATTATGATCAACATTTTCCTTAACAAAAACTATACCAAATTGAGAATGTTTTTCAGAAAGTTCATTAACTTTTGGAGCACACGCTTCACAAGGTGCACACCAATTAGCGTAATTATAGACCACAAGCTTTTTATTAGAATTAATAATATCTAATTTATGTTGAGAGCTGCTTATTTCTGGTACTTCACGAAAACTTTGAACCTTTTCCTTATTATTTTTTATATCAGATATTTTTGCGTATTGAGCCATTTATTTATCAAAATGTTAATCTTTAGGTTGAATTATTTCACAAAATTTTTTTCCTCTTTTTTTAATATAATATTCCATAAATATGGATAAACATCCTGACATTTGTTGATTAGATATTAACTGTTGATCCCATTTTCTCAATACTTCCATACGCATATGATATTCTCTTTGAAATTGATTTTTCTTTGCATAACCAGTATATAATTTTTTTGGAGTTTTTTGATAAAAGCGAAAGAATTTTCCATATAGTAAACAAAATTCTTCAAAATCTAATCCACAATCAGATATTAGTTTGAGTCGCTTTTTCTGTTCTTCAAATTGTTGTTGTTCAATCCTTTTTTTCTCTTCGGCTTTTTGCTTATCATTAATCCTTTGTTCATCCGCACGATGACGTTGTTTAATTTTTTCTGGTTTTTGTTCATCAAGATAATCAGAACATAATCTTCTTATTTCATTCCAACTAGGTCCTGTGTGTATAATATCTTTATATTTTTCTACAAATTTGGATGTTATTGATCTCATTTGCATATTTGGAATAAGATCATCTGTATTCTGTGTAATTTTTGTAAATGGACATTTCACAATTTCTTCAGTAGCTTGTTCTTTTTGTCTTTCAAATTCTGCATTTATAGCATGTCTATCGTATGTTTTCCCGGAAGTAAGAATAACTGGATCTATCATAAAAGCATATGATATTGGACATACTAACTCATCAACCAATGCATCTGCTATTTCTGCTTCTTCAGGATTTTCATTAGGTTCTAATTGTACAAGAATATTTTTCTCAATTTCTATTTGTTCAAGAAGAGACTTTACTATTTTTTTTTGCTCAGACAAACTCTTTTTTGGAGAAGATAAATTTGAGTTAGTATTATACAAATGTTTACTGTCTAAACAACTTTCTTTTTTTAGAATCATAGTTATTTATTATATAAATAATTATTTATATAATGTTTTTAACACTAGCGACATCAAACATAATTATTATCAAAAACATCTACGTGTATTTTTTTTTCCAATAAAAATGAATTTTGCTGGTAGCACGAGAATTTGAAAATAATTATATTAGTGACGGCTAGGTATGTTTTTAAGTTAAGTTGTATTTTTTTTATTTTTGATTGCTGTATGTACCAAGAAGTATAATTATATTAGTGGCTAGGTACTATTTTCACATACAAACATAATTATCATCTACGTGCATTAGCACGAGAATTTGAAAATTAGTGTCTAGGTACAGTTTTTATAATCAATTTTTTTAATAATCAAATTTTCATTGCTGTATGTACCAAGAAACAAATGTTATAACTAAGAACTTATAAACAACAATGTGCATTTTGTTCAATAAAATGAATTTAAAATGTTGCTGTTAGCACATTGAATTATATTTTTGACTAGGTACAATTTTTATAATCAATTTTTGATTGCTGTATGTACCAAGAAACAAATCTTAATACTAAGAACTCAAAAGTTTCTACTTCTAAAAGACATATCTTTAAATAATAATTTATGCATAAATTAATAGTTCATAAAAATCTATCAAGAAACAAAACTTTCACATTATATCCTTTATAATAATTACATAAAGTTATATTTAATAAAAAGTAAAAAAAATGGAAATAAATCGTGAGTATTTTATGGTAGGTGCCATTTTAATGGGATTATCTTTTGGTGGCGGTATTGGTTGGGCTGTATATGGAATTATTATGTCCAAAAAAGAGCAAGTTATATCCGGTGTTTGCCTCACATCACTTTGTCTAATTGGAGAAACCTGCTTGTTCATCGCCTACTTGTTTTGGAATTCCGAGAACAGAGAAAGAAGTGCTATAACAACAATAGATGTACAAGAAAAGTTTAATAAAACATTGATTTGTTTAATATATGAAGGTGATACAGTTCATATTGTAACAGAAGCAAACACGCCTCCTAAGATTGTAGTGTTTGAGTGTCATTCATAGTTTTGCATTAATTATGAAATTTATATTTACTAAAGTAAACTAAATGGAAAAAAACAAATGCACGAGTTTATCACAGAATTAAACACTCTTATGATTATAATTTATTAGATAATCCAAATCCTCATCCTTCTTTACATATTCCAAATATGCGTAGAAATTGTTTAGATATGAGAAATATAAAGCATCCATTTTGATATCAATAATTAATAAACAAAATAAGCTTTTCAATTACATTTATGAAAAAAATCTTGAATAATCTCATTATTTCTAATTGACTTCACAAATTATATCTAATTCTGAATATTTATTAAAATTGAAAATTAAAATTAAAATTATAAGTATATTTGGTAAATATGTTACGAACAAGTAGATTGTCCAAAGATACCGAGGATATTTATTTCATTCTCCTACAACTATTTGGAAAAATAGCGGCGACAAAAATTATGAAATTTTTACTAAGCAATAGAACATACAATATTCAATTAATTGGATCATGCGGTGTTGGAAAATCATGTTTCGCACAAACACTTTTAACAAATACATTCCCACAACGTCGATCAAATGATCCAATATCAGGAACAATAGCGTTTCCGACAAATCTTGGAAAAATAATTTTTAATATTAAAGAATGTAGGTATCCTATTCTTCAGCCAAATCTGGATATGCTTGTTCGAGATGAATGGGCAAATACGGACGCTTTTTTTGTGATGTTCTCACATGAAACTACAGATCCTTCGCTACAATGCGAAGCATGGATTAAAAAAATTAGGACAATTCTAAGAAGAGTCGATGTTCCAATTGTATTAGTAGGTCTAAAATGTGATGTTTATAATTATAATTTGAAACCAAATATACCTCCTCTTTGTGCAAAGTATGGTATTCCATATGTAGAACTCTGTTCAAAAGATGGCACAAATATGCATTCACCTTTCTTAGCGCTACAAGACATTCTTAGAACATCTGATAGAAACATCTTTGTAGATGTTCCAAACATTCCAATCACACCTTTGCTTTTGCCACCACCTGAAGAAGATTAACAGTCCTATAAAAAGATTTTTTTAATTATTTATTTTGAACTAAATTGATAAAAATTTTGATATTTTTATATCAAAATTATCTACCTGATGTGATTCTTAAACAGACAGAAACAACCCTTTTTAGTTAGTCTACGAGCTAAATCATTTGCTGCTGCATCGTCAATATCGTTCAAAAATTCATCATGCATAACATAGCACAATTCAAAAACAGCCTCTTCTCTTTGCAAAACCTTCCTCATTGCTTCACCTGCTCTGCGTTGTCCCTCTTCGTTAATATCTCTAAATTTTCCAATTCCACTAACAAAATTGGCGGATACATAGCTTGCTTTTTGCACTTTATCAGAATTTATATCTAGATATTTTACAATAGGCTCGCCAATAAGATCGTAGGTTGACCAACAATTTGGATCATCGATGAGTTCACAAGCAACTGCAACAGTTACAATATCAGCTAAAAAACTAGCTTTGTTTTCTGTGTATTCATCAAGAGCTTCGACAACAAGTTCCGGTGAAGGTTGTATTTTCATTCGAAATGATAGTGCTGGTGCTACAAGTTCCTCAACAACTTTAATGGTGAGTTCTTTATCAAAATATATTGAGTCACTTCTCTTTATAAGAGATTCTGGTGACTTGATAAATAAAGGTCTTGATACTCTCGGAGCACTTGCAAAAAAAACATCTATATTTTCTCTTTTACACCAAGACAAAATAGTAGAAAGAGCAAAAGAAATATTTTCTTGTATTTGCAATTTATTTTCATAGTTGCATCTAAGTCCATTCATTTTAGTTCTAATGTTGATAGGTGCCCTAAAATTGGAAGGTAAAAGATCAACATATCCATTTGGTTCTATTACAGACAGTGCTGTAATGTACTCTGCTAGATTTGAAGAGAATACAACATAAAACTTGCCGTCTTTCATAGAATCATAAGCATCCTTAATCAATGGAAGAGTATCAAAGTTTGGTGCTGAGTTAAGAAAAAACATATTCTTTTCGTTCATCTTCTTCCACATACCATCGAGATCGATGAACGATTCATCATACTCAAGTTTTCCATCAACAATCTTAGTTGTCATATCGTGTGATAGAACTCTCAGTATCTTATTGTATGATTCATCTACTTCTAAAGAATGACAAGGTGTTTTCTTGTAAAAAAAGGTCTGAAAATGTGGGCTAGGAACGCTAAAGCTTGGCTTTCCGGCAACACCTTTCTTAAACCAAGTTTGACAAAGGGAACCTATCTCAAGATCAGAAAGATCTGCTTTCTCCTCTAGAAAAGACTTAAAAATTGATACTGTGTTAACGTAATCGATTAACTTTAGATTTAGATATTCAGGTCGTTCTGTAATAACAGCTTTTGCAAGCACAATATTTTTCTCCTCAGTGTCTATAAACTGTTCGAGACAGTGTATATATGCTTTGAGAATATTAAGTTTATTTTCATTACGCCATTCAATAAAGTCACGAAGACGAGCCTCAGTTGTTTTTTCATCTGTATCAAAAAGATTAATAGAAACTGGTTTTACTGGAACACAGTTAACACCCATTGATCCACCGACAAAAATAGGATCTCGAGTAATAAAGACTGCGTACTTTTCATCTTTGAAAATAGCCAAGTCCAATCTAGTAGAAAAGATAGTGTCAGTGAATCGAGGATTTTTGCAGTCAATCTTTGATAAAAGGTCTTTTGGATCTTCAGGTCCCGAATATGCTAAACTTTGTTCACGTGCCTTAATACTTTGCTGATATATTTGTTGTCTTTGATCTTTTGATGGAATAGTACTAATATCAGACAACATATTCTTAAAAATGAAAGACGATGTAGATACCATAGTTTTTAGAAATTATAAAAACCAGTTATAGTCATAAATCAATTTTAATTTTCTATGTGCTTTTTTAATAAAAAGGCGTAAAATAATATTATATTTAACAAAATAAATGGAAGAACTCTATATTTATCAAAAAACGGATACAGAGAATACAAAAAAGATGTTATCAGAATTTATGGGAATGATACCTGAACAATTTGAGATTTTTTGTTCTTTAATGGAAAGGACAGACTCTATTATCAGCGGTGGATTCCTTTTACGATCTCTTTTTGAATTTAACGATAATATTTCAGATTCTATTTACATATATTGTACTTATAACGGAGCTTTAGAAATCAATAACTTTTTAAAAGACGAAAAAATTGTTAGAGCAGAAGAACAGAATGTTAAGATTACAGATCCAAATAATAATCCTTCTGAACCGGAAGCATTTTTTTTTAAAAATAGAATAAATGTAAGATTAGAATATTTTATTGCAAGTGGAAATGGAACTAGATCTTCAAAAATAAAAATATACATTGTTGAAAAGTCAGAAGATATTCTTAAAGCTGTGAACAATTTTGATTTAAGTTTCACACATATCTGGTTTGATGGAACAAATCTTAAAACAACATATAAGGACGATATAGAAACTAGATCAGGTTATATTAATTCTGAATACACAGAATTTATCTTACATTTTAATCCGATTATGATAGAAAGGGTTCAAAAGTATAAACGAAGGGGTTTTGAAATATCATATATTTCTCCTTCTCTTAATGTAATAGTACATAATAATAAACCTGTATATGATTCTTCAAATAAGGATAAAATACTAGTTTATTTTCTATACACACACTTAATAAAACAAATGGTAACAATGGCAGAAAAATATAATGAACAAACTGTAAATTACAAAGAGATTTTAGGAAAAGCAGATATTTATCTTACTCATTTCTGGCTGGAAAAATATACATTACAACAATTCTTAAATCTTTTATCTGAATTAGAAATGAAAAAATGCCTTCTACCTTTTTGGATACAATATACATATGCAATAGAAGAAGAGGAACAGAAAAAGAGGGATAAAAAAATACTTATAGAAAGATTGAGAGCGCGACTACCACCTATCATTAAAACATATAAACCTCTAAGTGAAGATGATAAACATAAAACCGAAATTGTAAAAATGTTACTTTTTAAAGTATGCTTGTTAGGTCAATTTGCACTAGCAGCCTCTACAAATTTAGACGTTTATAAGAAAAGAGCCAGAGAATTTATTTTAGAAAAATATGGATTAGATCGTTCAGGTATAAGTGAAATCTTAAAAAAGTATGATGATGCAAAAGGGATATATTTTAGCTATCAATATAAACCATATAAAATAAGAATATATGAAAATGCAAAAATGTTATGTTTAAAAAAATATGAAGTAATTAGGTTTCAAAAAGTTAAAAAAGATATTAGAAAACAAACTAACAGTCGTGAAATAAAATGGTTAAATATAGTAGATCCTGTAGTTACAAAACCGATAAACTTTAACGAAAAAGAACTAGTATCTTATCATTCACAAGAACCAAGTGTTGATATGGACGAGGATGGTGAAAAAGTTTTTACAAATAGCAGAGGATGTCTTAGTATACATAATTTTGGCATCTATAACATAAACGCTTTTTTAAATGGAGAAGCAGTTGAAGGTTATAATATAAATGGTAATTTTCGAGATAAAAGTATAGATTTACTTGAGGAAAATGCGAGAGAAAGAATAGTATTCTTTTTGGCAAAATCTACTGATTTAACAGACTTAACACCATATTGTTATACTTTAAGCGATTTGGCAAATGATGTCGGTCATAGATTGTACTTAAATTGTGAAAATGGAAAAAGAACAACTAAGGAGAAACTTTTTGAACAAATAGATAATATTATAATAAAATTAAGTTTAGGAGATCATCAAATATACGTACCTCTTGGAGAAATTATATACGCAATATATAAAACTCAAAAACAATCATTTATTTTAATACCAACAGACAAAGTTTTTACTCACACGGCATCTTTATCTTATATATATCCTCATTTTAATATTAGATCTATAGATCATTGTCAAGACGAATCTAACAAAGAAATTCATACTATAAGAGTGTGTCAAGGTGATGGCAAAGATGATCATTGCTGGCCTATCAATGAAAGGTTAGAAAAAGTTGAATATACAAAAGATACATTTTATTTAGATCAAAAATATTATGTAGATGATGTATTAATTGAAAAATTAGATAATGAACAAAATTTTCTTGAAGAATCCTTACATCATAATATTATTGTAAAGAATATGGAAGATGAAATGAGCGAAATACTAAGTTATATGATAGATTTACAAAGAGACAATTTTTTATATCTTTTCACAGACAGATTATTATTTATGCGTGATCATGACAGAGAACAACTTGCTCTTAGTTATATGGATTTAAATCAAAAAATAAGATACAAAACTCATAAATTATTTAATTTTATCACCGAAGATAAACCTACAAAAGATTCATTTTTACGTAAGTGGAGTCGTTATTATAACTATAACCAAATTGACTACATATTAGATGAATTTCAAGAAATGAGTGAAGAAACAAGAAATGAAAAAATGAGAGAATTTTATAATTATATTAATAGTAAAGATGATCTTGAGTTAGAAAGAGACTTAGCATATGCAGACACAGATGAAGACTGAGTGTTTGTTATAACACTAAAATTCAGAAGTCGGAGGAGGATAATCCAAAGGAAATTTTCAAATTATTTAGAAAAATTTTTCCTCCTCTGCATCCGAATGAAATCTGGTAATTGATCGAGACATAGAAGTGCATATATTAAATGTTATAATTAAATGGAGCTACACACAGATAGCTTAAGAGCTCTTTCGAGAGTTATATTTCATACGATTTTGTATGAAATATAGTAGCCATAGAATTTATTTTAGAAAAAATACGGGTTCAATCTTTTAGGCATAAGTCAAATGTTAGAAAAATATGATAATGCAAAAGGGATATATTTTAAAAATACATATAAACCATTTAAAAATACAAAAATAATATAAAATGACAAAAATAACTGTTGGAATAATATCATATAATAGAATAGATATGTTAAAAGAAATTTTAGATGTATTATCAAATCAAACTGTATTATGTAAAGTTATAATTTCTGATGATGGAAGTAAGGATATTATCAATCCAAATAACTATCCTATAATAAGTAAATATATTTGGAATAAGGATATAGGGTATACAAGAGTAGCTAGATTAAATCAAATAATGAATGAATGTGAGACTGAATATTTAATATATTTAGATGATGATTGTGTACCTCAAACTAATAAATTTATTGAATCCTATATTTCAAATTTAGAAAGTTATGATGTCGTTAGAGGTAACACATCTTTTCATTGGGGAGGAGAAGCATCTGGATGGTTTAGTTGTGCTAATATAGGTTTTAACTTATTAAAATTAAAGGATATAGGAGGATTTGATATAAATTATAATGGACACTACGGGCATGAAGATGTTGATATGGGAAAAATGGTTGAAAAAGCGAATTATAAGATATTATTATTTCCTGAAGGAACTAATGTTTTACATAAAGGACAAATGTATGCAAATGGAGATAGAAGCGAAAGTATATTAGGACATAATGATAGATATTTCAAAGAAAAATGGACTTTAAATTTAAAGGTTGCAGTAATATGTGCAAATTTTGGAGATTATGATTATATTTATTCGAATAGTAATTTAATAGATAAAAATAAATTTGATTGGTATCTTTTTACAGATAATAAAAGTGAAAGATCGACATTTTGGAATATAATTAATCAAGAATTTCATCTTCAAAATAAAATAGAAGGTAAAAATAATTTTTTAAATATAGATATATCATCAAAAGTTAAAAATATGATGATTGCTAAGTATTATAAACTACAAACTCATAATATTAATTTTATTAAAGATAATAATTATTCACATATAGTATGGATTGATTCTTCAATTTCTATTTTAAATAATCATTTTGTAAATGATTTACTAGATATAATATCCAAAGATGAAGTTAATATAGTAAATTTTATTCATCCTGAGAGAAACAATATTTACGATGAAGCAAATTTATCAATAAAAATGGATAAGTATGAATGTCAAGATATTGAATCGCAAGTAAAAAAATATAAAGAAGATGGGTTTAATCAAAACAATCTATTTTGGTGTGGATTTTTTTGCAGAAGAATAAATGAAAAAATGAATAAAATATTTGACGATTGGTGGGTTGAAAACGTCAAAAATAGTTTTCAAGATCAAATAAGTTTTCCTTATGTATTATGGAAAAATAATAAATATCCTGAACATATAATACAACAGAATATGTATAATAATCAATTTTTAGGAAAAGTTAATTATCCTCATAAAAAACATATATCAACATAAATTTTACGTAAGTGAAGTGAGTATAACCAAATTGACTACAAATTTGAAGAAATGGAAAATTAGAGAGTTTTATAATTATATGGACGTTCTTGAGTTAGAAAGAGATGAATGATAATCAAATTTTCTTTAGAACTAAAAGTCGGAGGAGAAGGAAAACCTAAAATAGTTTGCACTGATACAAAAAGAGGTATATTTCATCGCAAATCATCTATAAGAAAGTTCATTCTCCTTTCAAGAGAAAAATGGGAAAAAATTGTGCAAGACAACTGGAGAATTAATGCAAAGAGCAACAAAAAAAAGCTTCTAAATTAATAATTATATTTTATGAATATAAATAATGACAACAGAAACAAAAAATTCGGTTCCTATTATTAAGAAAACTGAAAAACTTAAAGCAATTTCTAAAGCAATTTCTAAGGTAATTACTAAAGAGAATCCTATTGCTAAGATAATTGAACCACCTAAAGCGACTGCTATTGTTAAGAAAGAGAGTGTTATTTTACAACCTAAGGAGACTTCTATTGTTAAGAAAGAGAGTGTTATTTTACAACCTAAGGCGACTTCTATTGTTAATAAAGAGAGTGTTAGTGAAGAAGCGAATGTCGCTTCAGATGTTAGTGAAGAAGCGAATGCCACAACTGATGTTAGCGAAGAAACAAATGTTGATTCTGATGAAACGAACACAACATCAAATCTATTGAGTCAAGTTTCTGAAATTGGTTTAGGAAGTGTTAGTAAAATTTTAAGTGAAAAATTTGATACAGGAACTAATACTTCACTTATGAATAAAATAAATAATATGAAAGGGACAGTAACAGGCGGTAAAGTATCAATTCTTAATAAACTATTTATAGTATTGTTAGGTATAATAATAATAGCTGTATCATCTTCTGGATACTATGTTAAAAAACATTGTGGTGACAAAAATATTACTATTAATTCATCAATGGTTGAGTTTTTTATGGGTTTTGGAACAGGATTACTATTTTATGTAATTTTTGATACATTAAAAATTGTAAGTGTCCCGATTATTATTATTCTTGGGTTATTTTTATCTGTTATAGGAGGTATGTATATTAATATTTATAATAGAATGAATACTGAATGTACTGAAAACAGTATGGCTCCTGAATTATCAATTGGTATTTTAGGTTGCGGAATAGGTATTATTACGTTTGCTTTATTGTATACTATCTTAAATTTTTTAAAAAATCCTGTTACTAGAATAAGAATTGTGGCTCTTATTACATGCACATTTTTGATTATTATACCATCAATAATTATAAATATGATTAATAAATGTTCTGCATATGACGACAGTGTAGATCAAAAGACTATTAGTTCTCACAAAACAGCTCAAATAGTTAGTTTGGTGTTAAGTCTTCTAGCATTTGTAGGAATATGTGTATCCTTTTATTTTATACCACCAGTATAAATCTAATCAACCATTTAATTGAGTACGATCATAATTTTTTTATGAAAAATTATAAGTAATATAGACGTAATTAAGATTGTCTTATCTAAAGATTTCTATTTACTATGTAAAATAGAAAACTAAAATGACAAGATCTACACCTACCAAAGTTGTATCTTTGTCAAATACTAACAACCAAATCTTTAAATCTGAATTAACAACTACCAAGACTCAAATTGAAAAAACTGAATTGATGAAAACATCTGATGGATTGTTTAACTGTTCTTTGAAGTTACCGGATGGATCTTCTATTATCATTCCATTGAGAGAAGATGGAATGATTAATGCTACTATGTTATGCAAAGCACATGGTAAAAAACGACTAGATAATTATATGAGAAGTTCGAAAGAATTTATTGAAGAATTAAAAAACTTATTCCCTCAATTTGAGGGAATTGAATTATTTGTCACAACAGCAGGAAAATATGGTGGTACTTGGGTTCATCGAAAAGTAGCTATACATTTGGCTCAATGGTTATCACCAAGTTTTGCAGTACAAGTATCAAATTGGCTTGATGAACTTCTATTATTTGGTAAAGTTGAGTTAGGTCAAGAGAAATCTAATAAAGAACTAGAGAATAAATTTCAGGAACAAATTAAACAATTAACAAATGAAAATAAAGAACTTACTCATAATTATGCAAATCTTAGAAATCTGCACAATTCGTTAAAATTATCACCAACTAGAAGTAGGAGACTGCGTGTATGTTTGTCATAACAGATTAGAACCTCCGAATAGGTTTAAGATCGGAAAAACTTGCGATATTAACAAGACTCTAAAAGTTTATAGGAGGATTTCACCATATATGTTGCTTGATTTCTTATTTTTCACAAATAAGATGACATTGCTTGAGGACATTTTGTTAACAAAATACAAAGATGAAAGACGCCCTATCAATCATGAATTAGTAGAAGACATTGAAATAGAGACTATAATAGCTGATATTAAAACAATTATATCTCTTATAAAGATACCAGGTTCTATAGGATCTGTTGAAAGCATAGATATTTATAATAAGGATGTAAACACACCTAGTATTAATACATGTATAGTAGAATCGGAGGATGAAGAAGAGGATGAACAGGAAAATGAGATGAATATTTTGATTGAGAATCGTGTAGAACTTTTAGAGGAAAATGTTGATTTGATTGATGAGAAGATAGAAATCATAGAAGAGGATATGGCTATTGTAGATGAAAATTTAGCAAATGTTGAGGCAAGAGTACAAGTAATAGAAGATACTCAGAATAAAGAATATATGACTTTATTGAAAGAGATGGAAAATTATACAGATAAAAAACTAAAAGAGTGGTTGATAAGATTAAACTTACCCGTCAGAGGTAATAAAGATCTTAAAAAGCAAAAGATAACTGATCACCTTAAGAAAAGTTCTATCGTTTTAGAAAATATGGATTACAGAGAGTTTAGAGAATGTAATACATGTAAAGAAAATAAGCTATTGGATATTGAAAATTATAGAAACTTTGGTTCTGGTTATAAAAACAGATGTATAATGTGTGATCTGAAGAGTTGTGAAACTATAGTAAAATTAAGAGAAGATATAAATACTGTTATATCCGACACAACCGATACAGCAACTTTTTCTAAATGTAAAAATGTTGTTGCAATTGATGATTTTTACAAGAATAAAGCAAATCCAAATGGTCGTGAATCGCAATGTAAGAATTGCTCGGCAAAAAGAAAAAATATGAGAAATAATGATGGGGTGTTAAAGCCGATGCGAAAAATACATAAAAAAGTAATTTGTGGTGATGATAAGAAACATTGTATAGAATGTGATACTATAAAAAGTAAGGACGAATTTAGAAAATCTTCAGTCCGGAATGATGGATGCCAGATTTATTGCAAGATTTGCGACAATAAGAGATCAGCCAAGAATCGGATGTTAAGAAGAATCAAGATTGAAAGTAATTTATCATAAATATATTTTAAAATATTTCTTTACTAATAAACAAAATGAAAGAATCTACTAAAGTTAGTATTATTTTTTTTATTACTTTAATGATGGGTATGTTATCGATTTTCTTATTATTATTATTAGCAAACATTTCTAAGTCTGATTCCGATTCCGAAAATGTTGATGAAAATAAGGAAGAATGCTTTCTTTGGAACGGATCTAAGTGTGTTTATAAAAAAACATTGTTAATAATTGGATCTGTATCTTTAATAATTTTTATTAGTTTACTTTTATATTTAAGATATATTACAATATCAACTGATGACAAACTTTCAAAAAGAACCGTTTTAAATCAAATTTCTAAATTTGTTAATAGAATTACGACACATTCTAAAAAATAAGAGTTTTTAATTTATACTAAATGTAGTATAAATTATTTTTTAATGTAATTAGCAAGTGAACTAGCAGTCAATCCAATTTTTCGACGAGGAACACAAGAGTGTAATATTTTTTTGGATGAACCTCTTTTATGCCAAATTTTATAATCTATATCAGATGTTTCGTGAATAACAAGGAGACCTTCTTTTTGTGTTTCAAATAAAATAACAGGTTCGCCAGGTGTTGAAGGACGTTCTCCGAAACAATAAATATTTTTCCAAATATAACCTTTATTGTTAGGCATATGTTTAAGTTTTTTAATCATATACTCTGGAATTGTTTCTTTTGTTTTGAGAAAGTATTGAAAACTTTTCTCAACTTCACGACTGTTGTAAGCATTATTTCTATCAGCACGTCTTGCTAATTGTTCAAAATTTTTAGATTTATTAATAGCTATCTGTTTTATGTCTTTTTCATAATCTTTATTTTTTTTGACTTCCTCTTGCTTCGCACGTATCTCATTATGCACGTAATTCTCAGAATTTAATAATTCTTTATCAAATAATCCTTTTTCAACATCTAAACTCTTTTTTTGCAATGCGTCAATAATTTTTTCTCTTTGCTCAATTTTAGCACGACGAATACTTACTTGATCTGACGCCCATTTGGAAAAACTTTGATCTTTATTCATTCTTTCAATAGCTATTGTATCATTTTGAATATATATTTTTTCTTGTCTTATTTGAAATTTTATTTTATTTAGTTCACTACGTCTTTTAGAGATAACATTCATTTATATTATTTATTTTTTAACTTTTAGCTTGTTTTTTTTAAGAATGTTGCAAATAGTAAAATGGAATTGTTAAATGCAAAAGTAAAAGCAAAAATTGCTGAACATCCAACAGAGACATTTCTTCGAACAGAAAAAGAAGAAATAAATAAGGCTTTTACTGATATTTCAATATCAAATATATCAGTATCACCTCGTGTTGTCAAAGTTCCTGATAATTTTGATGGCAGAATAGTATGGTCAGGTCTTTTAACTCCTGTGATGAACCAGGGTAAGTGTGGAAGTTGTTGGGCTTTTGGAACGACAAGTGTGTTATCTGATCGTTTTAATATACAATCGATGGGTATGATGAATGTAATTCTGTCTCCTGGAAAGTTAATATTGTGTAATTTTCAAGGAAAAGAATTAGATTTTGATCATCCAGAAGAAAATATTTCTGAAATATCAAAGATTAACAGTAAGGCTTTTTATAACTCTGCATGTTATGGAAATAGTTTGCTTGATGCATGTAGATATTTATATCAAATTGGAACTACAACAGAAGAATGTCATCCTTATAGTAAAAAATTAGGTATACAGTCTGACTATCAAACAATTGGAACTTTTGAAAACGTAAATCAGTTACCACTATGTAACACTGTTTCTGGAATTCTTGGAGATATGTGTTCAGATTTTTACAATGATTCTAAAGTTGGTATAGAAGGTGGTACGCCTGCTCGTTTTTACAAAACATATCATTATTATTCTATTGCCGGAATTGAAAAGGATGGAGGAAATGAAAAAAATATTCGCGATAATATTTACAAATGGGGACCTGTAGTATCAGCTATGAAATTATATCCAGATTTCTACACATTTGATACTAAGGAAATATATGAATGGGATGGACAAGGCCCTTCTATTGGCGGTCATGCTATTGAAATTGTTGGGTGGGGAATAGAAAATAATAAAAAGTTTTGGATAGTTAAAAATAGCTGGGGTATTGAATGGGGTGACAAAGGATTTTTTAAAATTGCAAGAGGAAATAATATGTGTGAAATAGAATCTAATTGTCTTGGTATGATACCAGATTTTTTTTATCCTATGAATTATGTTGTATCTGGTCACGAATTTTTACGTGAAAACAAAGAAATAAAAGAAGGCAGAAATAAAATATACAAGCATGAAAGTACTGCTGGTGGAATTGATCCATTAACAGGATATACACGTAGAATTATGATTGAAATGCCATGGTTAGTATACACACCTCCTGTTGAATGGGAAAATCTTCCTGATTGGAAAACTTTTATAGCTGGTAGAGATGCTACTGTAGATGGCCGAGCTAAATATTTAAACAACGGAAACACAAAATACAAATTTGCTACTTATTTATTCTTCATTTTATGTTTGGGTATTATTGTTTTCTTAATAATCTTTTTTGTAAATTATGGTAAGAAAAGATTTATTTTACGCAAATGACTTATCGAACCATAGCTAAAAAAAGGTCTATGAAAACTTCTTATATCAAGACAAAAATGATCTTCAGAATTAGGTGGAACAATAGAAGGAGGTACAAGTGAAAAGCCACATTTTGTAAAAAAATCTCTATAATTTTCTGCGTGTGTTTCTCCTCCATATATTATTATATTATGAGCATGACTAGGTTGATCTGATATATCTCTACCTATCGGTGGTTTTTTTGTTAAATTGAATTGTTTAAAAACTCGTGATAAAAGATATACATCAGCACTATATGTATTAGCAAGAAGAAGATAATTTTGAATCATCTCATATGCTTGTTTAACAATCATTTTATCGAAGTTTTTTTGATTTCTTATAAATGTGTCTATGTTTTTTATAGATTCTATTACTTCATTTTTTAGTGGTTTTATTTCTTCTATTAATTTGTCTAAACAAAAAGTAAGAATAAAATTTTTTATCTGTTCGGGTAATTGTCCTAATTCTTTATTGGTATATGAATTATCAATTGTAAACTCTTTTTTCCAAAATTCTCTCGTATAATTATTGGTATCTGTGTCTAACGAATTAATGTCAAAGAGTTTTTGAAATATTTCTGTATATTTGTTCGCGATACTGAATAATTCTAAAAAATCTAACTCTTCTTGAGGATTTATCTTTTGTTGTTTCTTTTGTTTTGTAAAAACGTTAGTTATATCTTCATAAAATTGGTTTATATTAGTAGATCCATCATTGTTTATCATTCTAGCGTCAAAATAATGAATTCTTGCCATTTCACACTCTGGAGAATGACGTGTTTCTTTTTCAATACATACTTTTAAACGTTGAAATATTTTTCCGATACGATCGTTCATATTATATTCTTTCATATCTCCATATTTGACACCTTTATACGATGGAATTTCCAAAAAAAGATCAATAAAAACATCTGATGTTTGGATAAGAGAATAAAAAAAATCTTCTACAAGTAATTTTTGAGGACCCCAATTTATTTTACTTGCGTCTGAAAAACGTGTATCACAGTCTTGTATTTCAGAATGAACTTCTCCAAATATATATATCATTTTATTTAAATCCTGATTCCAATGTAGAGTAAGAGAATTTGGACCTCCAATAAAATCAGGAATTATCTGTTGATTTTTTAAATGATTATTAATAAGTTTTGTCAAAACAGGTCTTTTAACAAGTATTTCTTTGCCGTCGTCTACAGATATTTCATATAAACTTTTAGTTATACCACTATCAAGTTTATCTAAAATTTTTGTGTCATACGTATTTATTAGTTCATCTATAAGTTTTCCAAGTTCTTTCTTTTGTTCTTTTTCAAAATATGTATTCATTTAATTTATTAAATATAGTAAAATTAAAATAAATCAGAAATTACAAAACAGTTGGTAAAAATATTATACAAGTATTTGTATAACATTATAATTCTATAGTTTATCGACGACTCTTCTTTGAAGGAGATTTACGCTTTGGTGAACGCGACTTACGCTTGGGAGACTTAACCTTGGGAGACTTACGCTTAAGAGAACGAGATTTAACCTTAGGAGATTTACGCTTAAGAGAACGACTCCTCTTCTTTCGGCAACGACCACTAGATACGTCACGAATTTTTCCTGAACCACACTTCTTCTTTCGACAACGTTTGCTAGATACATCACGAATTTTTCCTGGACTACAAGGCTTCTTTCGGCAACGACCTGTCTTTCTGCTACGGGTTTGACCAGAAGCACACTTTGTTTTTGTTATAGAACTTGTCATTTTATTATTATGCAATATTTTCTAAATTTAAAAAGTTTTATTTTGTATTTTTATTTAATTTATGAAAGCAAATAAGTTTATTCTAAGAAATTGAGTAATAACTTTATTATTTCCAAACTATTTTTTTGTTTTCATAAACGTAAAACTTATTTTATCTTATTTAAGGCTTTTGTTCTTTTCTGGCTCTTTGTATAGAGTTTTCACTAGGTTGTACATGAACTGGAACTGTCGATCCCATCACAGCTTCTATTGCTCTTTGATTAGCTCTCGCACTAGTACGTTTTCCTGAAGCTTTTCGAGCTTCAAATAACAGAGCGTCTTTGACTTTTCGAGCTTCAGCTTCTGCTTTTTGGGATGCGGCGTGTCTAGCTCTTATTATTCGAGCATCTCGTTCTTCTCTTTCTTCTCTGGCAGCTCGAGCGGCTTTAGTTTCTACTTGAGTTTTTTGAATTCGGAATTCTTGCGGAATAAATCCCTTACGATTTTCTTCAAAAATTTTCTGTTGTTGATGAGAATTTAATCCCAAAAAACCAGAACTAAGTTCTGAATTGACTGTAACAGGAGCCTGAGTGTGATGACGCTGATACGCAAGCATAAATTCGGTTAGTATTTTGAATTGACGTCTATTATGTATAAGTATAAATTTCATCACTGAATTAAGAAAAAATTCTTCTGCTTCTTCATCGGAAACTCTTATATACTCTATTATATTATTATATGAGTATTGTCGATACTCTTCTGTACCATATTCAATTGCATCATTTATAATGTCTTGATGTAATCTAGGAAATTGTTGTTCTATGATATTTTTAATTTTAGCCGATAAAGTATTTGCGGAGGGAGCGTAACTATCTGAATTTCGATAAGAATTCATTTTATTTATAAAAATATTTTAAAATTTATATATAAAATGAATAATCTATTGGAGGAATGTAATGAAATATTATACAAATAATTATTTGTATAATATATATACTTTTTATTTATTCTTTATTTATTCTTTGAGTCCTAAATTGATAATTTTATCAAAAGTTCCCATAACTACTTGATGTGCTATGAGAAGAGTAATTTTACCATTAAAATTTTCTCTAATAGAGTTAAAAACAGTTTCTGTCAAATCTTGATCCAAACTTGACGTACATTCGTCTAATAATAACAAAGGTGTATTAAACATTTCAGCAAGAGCCATTGTGTAAGCTAAAATCACACGAGAAAGTTCTCCTCCGCTAAGCATATTTATATCTGCTTCCATACCTTTGTATTCAATTTCTATATTAATTTGAGGTTTTGTGGTCTTTTTTGTTTCTTTAAAAGTTTGCAGATTTACAGAGATCGGATTATCTGGAAAAAAACAGTCAAGATAAACACGTGCGTGAGCGTTAATGCTATCGATAATGTTTAACATTGCAATGCTTTCAGCTTCCAAAATTTTATCTTTTAGTTTTGTAGCCGACGCGTGTTCATTTTCAGCTATTTTTTGAGCAAGTTCCAATTCTTTTACTTTAACTTCCCATCCTCTGTAATTATTTAGAGATGATTGATATTTTTCCCACTCTTCTAGTTCATATACATTTTTTTCACAATTTTTCTTTTTTTCATTTAATTCAAAAAGTGTTTTTTCTAATTCAGACATTTTTTTTTCTAAAGTATTTGTTGTTTGAATTATGTTGTACTTATTTTTGTGATTTGTTGAAGCATTTTCTAATACTTTTTTACATTTCAAAATAGATTCTGTTGTTTCAGAACAACGTTTTTTCAAAACAGATAATTGCTCTTTTTTATGTTTTTGTGTATTAATTTTTTGTCTCAGTTCTTCTTCATTTGTTACAGGATGTTCAGATCCGTACTTACTTTGAAGAGAGTTTTTTCTAGACTCTAATTTTTCAAAACTTTTTTTAAAATTAAAGTATGAAGAAGAGAATCTTTCTTCTTTGATTGCAATTTCTAAATCTTTCTTCTTCTTCTCTATTTCGGTTTGAGTTGTTTGATATTCACGTAAATATTCCAAATCTTCCTTAACAGATTCTAAAGAAGGAAGTTCTTCGTAAGAATCACACAAAATATTTATTTCATTCTGAATTGTTACTTTTCTTTCTAGATTATTTTCATCAGATTGAATATTTTTCTTGAGAGTAGTAATATATTGTTTTAAAATATTTACTTCTTCTTTTAATTCTTTAAGATCAATCTTACTCTCTTCATTTACATCTTTTGCAAGAACTAGTTTATTATCAACTAATCTGATCTTAGAACAACATGAAGGGCAAGAGTATAATCCTTTTTGAGAATAAAGTTTATCATATAAATGTTGTTTGTTTTCTAGTTCTACTTCTTTTGTTATTAATTCTTTCTTGTTCTTTTCAAGATCTTTACTATTACCAATTTTTTTTAATTCATCGGATAGAGAATCAATACGAACTAGATCAGAAAGGCATTTTTTAAGATCATCCATTGTGCTTAATAATTCGTCTTTACTATATTCTTTCCATAAGACATTTTTATATTCTTGCAAAGTATTGTTCATTACAGATTCTTCTTCTAAACGCATTTCTTCTAATTGAGATTTATCTAAAGAAATTTGCGTTTGAACAGCGTATAGTTCACGAAGTGCTAAAACAATAATCAAAGATTTTTCTAAAGACTCTAAAACATCGTCACCATCATATTTTAAACTATGAATTTCTTTATTATTTTCTGATAAAGTATTATCAAGATTTAAAAGTGTTTCTTTTCTGCTTGCAAGAGTCGCTTCCAGAACCCTAACGTCTGCTAATTCTTCAGATATTTTTTTAAGATCTTTTTCGGTTCTAGAGATCAAGACTTTACAGTTTTTTAAACGAATAATTTCGTTTTTTTGCACTTTATCTCTATCTGATTTTTTGCACTTTAAAGGAAATTTTTTTTCTACTGGTTTTTCTATCTCTTCTAAAACGTTTTTAGCCATTCCTAATTGAGATACGATTCCTACTAAAGAGTCTGACGTTTGTAAAATGTATGATTTGCATTTTGCTTTGATTTTTCCTAAATCTACATCTCGAAAAGCAAATTTTTCTAGAAAAGCTAGCTTTTCAAGAGGAGACATAAGTATAAAACTATTTAAATTATTTTGTTGAATATAACCAGTCACTTTGAATGTGTCCCCAAACGTTTTGTTAATAATTTCTTGTGCAGATTCGTCTTCGTACACATCGTTTACAACAAGTCTGTTAGGCCTTTTTGTTCTTATGATTTTTAAATCATCAAAATCAAGTTCAACTCTACAAGAAGTTGCCCCGTTTGCCTGTAATTTATTTCCTTCTCCAAACAGAGCAAAAAAAATACCTCTTAAAATAGATGTTTTTCCTACACCTGAAGGACCTGATAGGAGAGCAACACCGCTATTACCAAAATCAAAAGTAGAATCTGTATAACACAAAAAATCTTTCATTCGAATTTTCATTCTATTCTTTCTTAGAGTAATTGAAAGTTTTAACTAATTATCATTTTGATTTTATAGAATAACAGCAATTTTTTGAATGAAATTTTTAGTAAAAACCACTTAAGAGAAAGAGACTTTTTACATAAATGTCTGATAAACTAACCTTTGAAATATATAATAAAAATCGTCTTGCTGTAAGAGGAGACAAAAAACTTTATAACGATCTTGTTAAAAGTATTGGAGGTCGTTGGAATTCTCGTATGCATGGTGGAGAAGGGTGGATATTACCTATTGAACAAAAAAGTATTCTTGAAGATTTAATCAATGCTTTAGGAAACGATGACAAACAAAAAGATAATGATGATCCTGAAGAGGAACCGGAAGAGGAACCGGAAGAGGAACCAGAGGAAGAGGAACATGACGAAGAACCAGAAGACTGTTCTTCAAGTGATAATGATCAAAAAAAGAAAATAAAAGGATGTTCAGACTTTGAAAATCGTAAATTAAAAGAAGAGGAGTTTAAAAAGATACAAAAGGAAAGAGAAAAACAAATGATTAAAGAAGAAGAACTAAAAAAGATAGAAAAGGATAAAAAGAAAAGACTAAAACAAATGATTAAAGAAGAAGAAGAGCTAAAAAAGATAGAAAACGAAAGAAGAAAAGAAAAACAGCGTAAAAAAGATGAAATAAAAAGGCTTGAACAAGAAAAAGCAGAACGCAAATCAAAAAAAGGTACAGACTTGGTAAGTATTAAAAAAGAAGATCCTGTTGAATATTACCGTTCTTTTTCTAAAAAGCCATCTGAATTTCGCAAATTGTACGAAAATTCTGATTCTGATAATTCATCATATTCATCTTCCGCTTCTAGATCTGAAAGTTCAGATGATTTTCCAAGCCCTAGCACACCAGCTAAAAACCGACATAAGAAAAAGAGTGATCAAGAAAATAACCACGAAGATTTATTTGAAAAAGTAAAAGATCTTCAGAGAAGGTTGTATGAAATAGAAAACCAAAATAGAAAAATAAAGGCTTATATATACAGATGATTTTTATAAGAATAAAACATAATATAAATTATGTTTTATAATAAAAAAATTACTAAATAACTTTACCACCCATAATTTTTACTATCGTTTTTACTAAATGGGTATAATATCCACTACAAGCTGGTATAAAATATTTAGAGTTAGACATAAAAATAAAGTCCTCATCTGGATTTTTTCCAAGTCTTAATTCTACAATATATCCTTTTTTTTCTAAATACCTTTTCATTACATTAATGTACTTAGAGCTTTTAGGTGTTGGTATATCTAGATGACTTGCTGAAACGAGTATAATTTTTTGAATGTTATAATGTTTTAATTTATTTATTTTTTCTTGAATATTTCTGATTGGACATGTGTAATTTGAAGAAGTCCTAAAACTCTGCATATATGTATAACTTGTTAAAATTTGAATTAAATTATGCGGATTCTTTTCAATAGTATCTCCTAGTCTAAGGTGTATTACCAAATCGTTATTTTTTGGTAAGTCATTTGTAAATTTACTTCTTTCTCGGATAATATTTGCTAAAACATTATAATTTTTTTGAGTTTTTGATTTTTTCATATATTCTGTTGCAATAGAGTCTGGAAATGCATTAAAGTGATATTTCTCTCCTTCCTCTGACCATCTAATTTTATGGCAAATCATATCACCCAATCTATACAATTTATTATTAGAATATAATTCATACAAATCTTCATCTAATTCTTCTTTAAATATTGGTTCTAATATGTTTTCCCATTTTTTTATAATTATAAGTTCTTCAAACCAAGTTATAATTGTAAATAACAAAATTAAAACTCCTAATAATGCTAGAAAAGTATTTTTTGTAGCAAAACCGTATATAATAACAAACAACATCATTGATATTACCAAATATCTCGAATTATATAAAAACTTTAAAGAAAAAGGATTAAATTCTTTTACATATTCGATAACATAATAAAAAATCTTTTTCAATAATTCTTTTATATTTTTTTTGTTATTAACGTTCTGAGACATTTTATTATAACATAACTTTATAATTTATTACTAATTTATGTTATAATAAAATGTAAATACAAGTATAAAAATATATCTAGCCTTTTACTATTCGATAATTAATATAACCATTCGATTGAGTGATACGAATTACATCACCACGAACATAATCATAAAAACGTGCAATTGGACGATCGACACGTAAAACTCCAAATTTTAATCCATATAATTTTTTAAATTCATTCGATTCTTCATCGTTTAGTTTTTCAAATTTTGGTTGAAGACGATGTTTTGTAATGTTGATTTGCAAATCTTCTTCTGCAAAGAGCTCTACTTTCATATCTTCTGTTTGTTCTAAAGTGCTTTTAGTAGCTGGTGTGACTTTGTCTCTATATACTACAATTGAATGATCAACACCTCTTTCGCTCATAATAGAAAAAATTTCTTTCATACTCTTTGTATCAAAACTTGAAGCTTCGTTAAAAAATACTATAACTTGCTTACCATTTGGTTTTATAGCTATAATATCTTCGGTGTCAACAATTGTATACCCTCGTTGAGATAACATCTCTAAACAAATTTCTTTAGCTTTTTCTTTAGCTTTTTCTTTTGACATTTTTATTTTTTGTTAAACTTACTTACAATTTTCAATTTTAAAATATTAAAACTATGAGTTTTTAATGTTTAAACTAATTTTTTAAATTTAGAAAATATTGAGTAATAATAAAAAATGACGATTGCATATTCTCCAAAAAAGAAATGCAAACCTAGTCAATCACGTAGCCGAAAATCCGGTCGTTGTCGAAAGAAGCCTTGTAGTCCGGGAAAAACCCGAGATCTAATAAGTGGTCGTTGTCGAAAGAAGAAGTGTAGTACAGGAAAAACCCGAGATGTTTTTAGTCGTCGTTGCCGAAAGAAGAGGAGTCGTTCTCCTAAAAAATCATCTCGAAAGTCTCCTAAGAGACAGTCGTCTAAGAGACAGTCGTCTAAGAGACAGTCGCCAAAGAGAAAGTCGCCAACCACAAAGAGTCGTTCTAGGAAACCATGCAATAAAGTAGGACAGACTCGAAGCCAAAAATCTGGACGTTGTCGTGTTCTACCGTGCAAAGATGGTATGATTCGAAACAAAAAATCAGGAAATTGCCGAAAGAAGTGTCTTCCTGGACAATATCGTAGTAAGAGATCAGGTCGTTGCAGAAAAATTGGTTCCGCTAGGAGAAAGTCACCGTCGACAAAGAGTCGTTCGACAAAGAGTCGTTCGACAAAGAGTCGTTCGACAAAGAGTCGTTCGACAAAGAGTCGTTCGACAAAGAGTCGTTCGACAAAGAGTCGTTCGACAAAGAGTCGTTCGACAAAGAGTCGTTCTAGAAAATCACCCTGTAAAAAACCAGGGCAAAGACGAAGCCGAACATCTCATCGCTGTCGTGTTCCACCATGCAAGGATGGTATGATTCGTAATAAAAAATCAGGAAACTGTCGGAAAAAGTGCCTTCCTGGTCAATATCGTAGTAGAACATCCGGACGTTGTAAACCAATTGGTTCGGGTGGTTCGGGATCGGGTGGTTCGGGTTCGGGTGGTTCGGGTTCGGGTGGTTCGGGTTCGGGTGGTTCGGGTTCCGGTGGTTCGGGTTCCGGTGGTTCGGGTTCCGGTGGTTCCGGTGGTTCGGGTGGTTCGGGTTCGGGTTCGGGTTCCGGTGGTTCAAGATCAAGTTCCAGAAATGCATTAGATAATGTGTTAGCAAGACTTGGCGCAAATATGCCAGACCCTTTTTCAATGTTTGGTGGTCTACAACCAGCAGATAGTAGAAGAATTCATTCACGAAAAATGAAAAGTAAACCAGCAGATGTAGGTTATCCTATACCAGAACCAGATGGTTCTGGACGCGCTTCTGTTATGCCTGTACCCAAGTATAAAACTGTCAACGGTGTGACATTACGCAACCCTGATTACAAACCAGTCAATGTACCAAAGTATAAAACTGTCAACGGTGTAACATTACTCAACCCTGATTACAAACCAGTCAATGTACCAAAGTATAAAACGGTCAACGGTTTGACCGTACTCAACCCTGAATACGGAAAAACAAGTAGTAAGCCATTAGTTGCTTCACTTGTCCCTGTTGAAGACAATTCTCATTGGTCATTAACACATTTACCACAACCAGATCATTCTCCACCTAAAAAACCTTCAGCCAATGTACTGGATGCGCTTCGTAAACACGATGATTTCAGACGGTTACACGATCCTTCTCATCCTGAATATAGGAAATAGATAATTTGTATGATAGTAATAAATCATTAATGATTTATAACAAAAACAATTTTCTTTAAACTTTTTTTTACACTCTTTAAATAAATATGACAACAAACTTAGAAGACTATACTGTTAAGGAATTAAATGTGTTTGCAAAAAAATTAGGGTTAACTGGATATTCAAAATTAGCTAAAAAAGAATTAATCCGTTTTATTAAAAATAATATGTCTAATGGAATTGATAAATGTAAAACTAAAAAATGTGTATCAAAAGATATTTGCAATCCAGAAAGTGGCAGATGTGTTTCAAAAGAAGGAAAAATTGGTAAAAATCTATTACAAAATGTAAAAGAAGACGAATGGATTATTTTTACACTTAATAGTTGTTCATCGTGCATAAAAGCAAAAGAACTTTTTAATTTACTTGGGATCAAATATAATCAAATAGAAGTAAAAGAATCGGAAAGAAAGAACGTTTTATCTAATTTAAAAGAAATTACAAGTGATTATAAATATTTTCCTATTATTTTTAAGAATAAACAATTTATTGGTGGATATGATAAATTAAACGAGATGTTTACTCCCAGACCTAATATTTCAAAAATTCATATGATGAATCCAATACATATGTCAAAAATTAATTTTGCAGGATACCCCTGGGAAGATCTAGTATCAATGCTTTATATAATGCATCGACATCCAAAAGAATGCGTTGCCATACCAATTGGTCTTTTAACTAGCTCCGGAAAATTAACAAGCAAAGCACAAAAAGTAAAACAATTTTTTGATACTTCTTTGGAATGGTCGGAAAAAAAAAATAATTTTGTTGTACCAGTAGGATTGTGGAATTCTGTAAAATCTTGTTTGGCAAAAGGATCAAAATTTATAGTTATGCCTTTTGGTTTTAACTGTATTAATGGTCTCGCACATGCTAATTTTTTGGTTTATAATTCAGAAACAAAAGAACTTGAACGATTTGATCCACATGGTGTTATACAAAATGGGTGTTTAAATCCTCCAAGATTTGCCGAAAAATTGGGAAAATTATTTAACGATAATGTAAAAAGAGGAATGGTTAAAAAAGTGTATGATCCATTAGATTATTGCCCAGTTATAAGTTTTCAATATATTCAAGAAGGAGAAATAAAAGAAAAGAAACCAGATGATCCTAGAGGTTTTTGTCTAGCTTGGTCAGCATGGTATGCGGATACTCGTTTATCAAATCCAAATAAATCACGAGAAGATGTCGTTAAGATGTCTTTAAAAGAATTGAAAGATAGACCTACCTCATTTACAGAATTTATCCGTTATTATGCTGGATTTTTAGAAAAAGTAGGTAAAGAATTAAAAAGAGGTAAAAGTCCTGGAGATGTTTTTGCCAAATATATTCAAAAATACACTTAAAAGGAAATAATAATTAAGTAAAAATGGGTAAAAAAAACCAACTTGATAAATCAGAATCTTTAGCTGATCTTTTTGACAATCCTATGACAAGGTCAGCAATGGCTGCTTTATCTGAAGAAGATAAGGCAAAATATAAGATGATTGGAGATCATTTATACGGACGTGTTAATTTTGAAGATGGACAAACTTTAAATAATATGCCTCCACCTATGGCAGAAGCTGTAGCTTATATAGAAACATCATTAATGTCTGGAATGCATCCATCTATGTTAGAAGACAATGAGAAAGCTTTATTGAAAGATAATTACGGAGATGAATGGTATAAGAGATGGGGATATATAGAAGCCGATTTAAATGATATAGTAACACTTACCTTTGATATTTATAAAAATTCTTAAGATAAAAAATTGATTTAAATTTAAAACATAAATATAAGTATAAAATATGATTAGAAGTGTACCAAAAGTTTCTTTACAAATAAAAATTGCATTTGGATATAAAATGGGAGTTGGTAAAGATGAAGCATGTTCATATCTTTCTAGTAAATATGGCGGTGAAAAAATTTCCTTTGCGTCTCCGATATATGATATACAACGGTATGCTCAATCGCGGTGCGGATTTTCAAATGAAAAAGACAGACAATTTTTACAATATATTGGTACTGAATGGGCGAGAAAGAAAGATCCATATGTTTGGATTAATTTAGCTATAAAAGATTCTCCAAAAGAAGGAAATGTTTTTTTATCTGATTTACGATTTCAAAACGAATTTCAGGCTTTAAAAAAAGAAGGATGGTGTTGCGTAAAAATTGATCGTTCATTTTCTGATATTGAAGAAAGAAAGGGATCTGGATCTGTTTTTCATGAGAGCGAAACATCTCTTGATTCTCTAGACGAAACTGAGTGGAATTATGTAATTAAAAATAATGACACAATCGAAAATTTTTACAAATCATTAGATAAATTATATCTTAATATTTGGCGTAATAATGTAAAAGAACTTTAAAAAATAAAGAATTGTTTTTAAAAATAAATTTAGATTTTTAAAACGATGTTATTATATAAAAATGGTCGCTGTAGCAAATAGTTGGAATAGATATCACGAACAGCTATTAAAAAAATGGTCACAAATTAGCAAAACATATAGTATAATGCACAGTTTGTGTGCAACTTATTATTCAAATTGGCACAAACGTTTAGGAATTCCGGTTGTTATTATAGGAGGTGTAACTGCATCTTCTATTTTTTCAAGTAATAAGAACGATTCTGAAGCTTGGACTTATATAAATGGTGGGCTTGCTTTATTTGTCGCAGCATTGTCAGGTATAAGTAGTTTTATTGGAACTGCCGAAAAAACAAACAAACACCAAAACGCTTCTTTTAAATATACTAAAATAGCTATGGATATTGATACTATGCTCTCTTTTGGACGTCACGAAAGAACACAAACTCCACAAGAATTTATTCAAGAAAAAAAATCTGCAATGCTTGATATTAGAGAAAATGTACCCGAAGTTCTTACTTGGGTGATGAATGATTATTTGAAAAAATTTGACAAAACGTTGACAGATACAAAATCAAAAGTAAACACGACAATTGGAACTTATATTGAACCAAAACTCGGTTTGGTTTATGATGAAGAAAATTCTAACTCTGATACCAGAGGGCCTAGTACTGAAAGTTCAGGTTCAAGTGTTAAACAGGAAGAAATACATACTGGTGAAATGTTGTCTGATTTTGGAGATAAATCGTCAACTCAAATGTTTAGTGCGAGTGAAAAAATGAAAGTTGCAAGTGAGTCTGATTCAGAACAAGAAGATCATGAACAGATAAATCATCATATTATAAATTGTTAAATTTATATTAAATTGTTAAATTTATATTAAATTGTTAAATTTATATTAAATTTAACAAATACAGCCTATATATTTTCTAAAAATGTGTAAATATAATCTTGTGATTTTATTGATTTTTTAATTTTATCTTTTAGTTCAAAACAAGAGTTTTCTTCATCTTCACATAAAGGAAGTTGAAGAGCTGAAATAGTAGATTCTTGAAATGCCGAAATTATAATCAATAACATCACAACAGGAAATGCTGAATTAAAATCAAAGTATTCGTAAAAAAATACGCTAAATAATATCATCAATGTTTGTAAATATTTAAGATGATTTTTAGCTTTGTTTGTGTAATTTTTAACATTTGAACGAGTAATATTTATTATTTTTGATTTATTTTCACATATTTTCTTACGTGCTGATTCTATATCTTCAAATATTTTTATTAATTTTTTCATATTATTTGATAGTTCAGTTGTCCTACTCAATTGTTCTTCCGTATCTTTTATTTTAATAATGAACTGCTTATTTCTTTCTTGTAAAGCATTGTTCATAAGAATTATGTAACTTTCAGACATTGAAATATCAGATGATAATCGAGTTTCGGATTCAACATTTTCAATTTGCATTTTATTTTAGAGTTTAGAGTTTAAATTTATTATTTTATATCTATAGTTCAATTTACGTAAACGTATTATTTATACTTTCTTTCGAACTAAAATTAAAAAGTCGGAGGAGGAAGGAGCAAAATAAAAAAGATAATCCAAAGGAAATTTTCTACGAATTTTTCAAATTATTTAGAAAACAAAAGGAAAAGGAAAAGGATTTTTTTCCTCCTCCAAACTTTTTAAAATCCGGAGGGAGGAAAAAAGATTTTTTTGGAGAAATGTATTTTTAAAAAGAGTCTTACACACACACATTTCAATTTTTTTTGAAAAAGTGACTTTAATCAGAGAATTGTGACTATTTTCATTTTTTTTATCCGAAAAAACCCCATTTTTACCCATTTTTACCCATTTTTAATTTACTAAAGAAATGTGATATTTATCTAAATAAAAACCTTATATTTAACACTTATCTAAAGATAGGGTATCAAAAATAGAATAATATGGAACAATGTAATTTTTGTTCTAACATGTTTGGTGACAAAAAAATGTTACGTCGTCACCAAAAAAATACACAGTATTGTTTAAAAATACAAGAAGCAAAAAAAAAGGAACAGGCTGAATCTGAAGCTAAATTGCTTGAAGAATCTAAACTCAAAGAAATAGAAGAGCTCGAACTCAAAAAGACAAAAGAAGCAGAGGAACTCATTTTAAAAGAGAAGGCTACCGAATTAACTTGTCAATTTTGCGGTAAACAATTCAAAACTAAATATTTGTTAAATATTCACCAAACACAAACAAAATATTGTCTTAAAATACAAGAATCTCAAAATTTTCAAAATATTATAGAATCTTTATTTACTTGTAACTTTTGTGAAAAAAAATTTTCAACGAAGCATTTTAATAGACACGATTCCACATGCAAGAAAAAAATACAATTTCTTCTTAATCAAAAAGATGAAGAAAATATAAGATTAAAAGCTGAAAAAATTGAGAAAGCAGAAGAAATTGCCAAAATGAAGACTGAAAAAGCAGAAGAGATTGGTTCAATATATAAAGCAGCAGCGGAACGTGCTCAGGCTACTATTGATGAGATAGCTAAACAACCGACTTATCAAAAAAACAGCACTCGAAACATTCAAAATAATCTTATGATATCAAGTCTTACTCCTCTTGATTTAGCTCAAGCTCGTGTTGACAGTATAATAGATGAAAAATATACAAAAAATGATTTTTATGAAGGTCAAAAGGGTGCCGCACATATTATACACAAGCATATTCTCACAGACAATAACGGTAAATCTCAAATAGTTTGTACTGATACAGAAAGAGGTACATTCCATCATATAGACATTAATGGTGAACACGTTATTGATTATAAGAACGTTCATTTGATCAACAGAGTCCATTTACCTCTTAAGAGAAAAGCTGGAAAATTTGCGGCGGAAGAGTATGTAAAAAATCCATCCGCTTCAAAGGAAATTATAATGAATGAGACTTCTATAAGAGAACTAGAATCTAAACCTGGATTGTTTAATAGGACATTAGCTCAACTCACAAGAAAAAATTGTGCAAGGCCACTATCTGTCGAATCATCATCGTCAAACATTATTTTATCAATCACGGAAGGCTGGTTATTGGAAAATACAAAGTTCTTAACAATTGAACATATATTAAGGGGGGCTGAGGGATACGCTGATTATGCACTTTCTTATCCTTTATGTGATAGGCTTTTAACAGATGAAGATTATTACAACTCTGTTTCAAAAACTAGTATATTGAGATATATAGGTGATAATGGTATTATAATAACAGATTACGGTGGAAAGATATTGACTGCTATGATAATGAATTCTCTTAGAGAAAGAAATAAAATCTTAAAAGAAGAGAATACAAATGAAGATATTATTTTTCCTGATCTAGATGATTTGTCATTTCAAGAAGAATTTATAGACCTCATAATGAGTAATATATAATGAATGTCTTTTTTCTTTCTTGTAAAGAATTGTTTCATAAGAATATGTAAATTGTTATTTAATTGTCTGCATTTTTATCTAATATTTTTATTTTACAAAACAATTTTTTACATTTATTATTCGTATATAATAAATGAAAAGATCTCTGTGTAAAAAAAGTCAGACTCGTGATCGCATAACGAAACGTTGCCGTAAAAAAAAATCTCCTGGACCAAAACGTAAGTCTACAAAACGTAAGTCAAGAAAGCCAAGTAAGGTTTTTAATCGTTCGACGAAACGTAAGTCTCCGAAACGTAAGTCTCCGAAACGTAAGTCACCGAAACGTAAGTCTCCGAAACGTAAGTCTCCGAAACGTAAGTCTCCGAAACGTAAGTCACGTTATCTAACCTTACACCAAAAATGGCAAATTGATTCCGATATAATTCATCGTTCGACAAGACGTAAGTCTCGTTATCCAACCTTACATGATAAATGGCAAAATGATTCCGACATAATTCATCGTCGTTCGGCAAGAAGTAAGTCCCTAAAACGTAAGTAAGTCCCTAAAACGCAAGTCACGTTATCAAACCTTACACGAGAAATGGAACATTTATTCTGAAATAATGTAAATTCTTATATACTCTCGTAAAGCTATTTAATGAATTAAAATAAAATATAAAATGGATTATATGAGATTATATAAAGATTTTAATCATTTATGGAGTCCTATGAAGCATCCAGACAATACTATTGGCAAAGAAATGTTGATAAAAGATGAGTATTATATTTGGAATCCATCCACGACTATTATATTATTCCGTTTTGAAGGACATCACTCTGAATATGCTATACTAGCAAAAATTATTATTTATAATGGAGTTATGCAATCAGAAGATAATATACCTCAAGTTTTGGGTACATCTGGTGATATTTTTTATAAACTAAATAATTTTTAATTAATTTATTATATGTTTGGTTTAAAAACATATAATTATGATTAAATAAAAAATGATAGCTTTTATCACAGGATGTACAGGACAAGATGGTTCTTATTTATGTGAGTTATTACTTGAAAAAGGATATGAAGTTCATGGTCTTATTAGAAGATCAAGTAATATAAATACAATTCGAATTGATCATTTGTATAAAGATCCACATGAAAAGGGAATCAAATTCTTTTTGCATTACGGAGATATGAGTGATACATCTTGTTTAGAACGTCTAATAAAAGAAATTCAACCTGACGAAGTATACAATTTAGCTGCAATGTCACATGTACGTGTATCTTTTGATTGTGCTGAATACACAGGAAATATTGATGCACTTGGCACGTTGCGTCTTCTTGAAGCTTGCAAAAATCAAAAAAAGAATATAAAGTTTTATCAAGCTGGTACGTCTGAAATGTATGGTGGTGTGTATGATAAACCACAAAACGAATTAACTCCATTTAATCCACGATCTCCTTACGCAATTGCCAAGTTATATTCACATTGGATTGTTAAGAATTATCGCGAATCGTATTCTATGTTTGCAGTGAATGGAGTCTTGTTTAATCATACTTCTCCACGACGAGGAGACACTTTCGTAGAACAAAAAATTGTAAAAGCGGCTGTTGCAATTTCACAAGGTAAACAAAAATGCCTTTACCTTGGAAATATTTACTCTTACAGAGATTTTGGACACTCCAAAGATTTTGTAAAAGCTATGTGGTTGATGTTACAACAAGAAAAGCCAGATGATTATGTCATTGCATCTGGACAAAAATATTTAATAAAAGATATTGTTAATAAAGTTTTCAAAATGGTTGGTATGGAAATTCAGTGGCATGGAAGTGGAGATACAGAATACGCTTGTGTTGATGATAATGTTGTAATACGCATAGATCCAAAATATTATCGCCCAAGCGAAGTTGAGTCGTTACATGGTGATTCAACAATAGCAAAAACGAAATTAGGTTGGGAACCAGAATATGAGTTAGATACTATTTTAGATGAAATGATAAAAGCAGTTATAGTGTAAACTTAAAAACAAAATTGTATAATAAAAATGACAGAAAAACTTACAAATTTAAAAACCATTCTCAAAAATAAAATAAGCGATAAAAAAATGGACAGATCTGGTAAAAAACAAAAAGAAATTATCTTGGGTCAAACATTCGAAAAATTTGGAATAGATATTAATAAATTTAAAGATGATCTTAAAGCAGTACAAAAACAAGGAGGTCTTGAAATCAATCTTAAAAAATAAATAATTTTTAATTAATTCTTACTTATTAATTAAAAATGTCAAGTTCTTATTTAAAAAATGATTCAGAAAATGTTTACGATTTAAATACTGAAAGGAAATTACGACAGTATATTTTAGATACTATAAAATCTTTTAGAAAAAATCGAGAATTAAGGAATGTAAGCAGAGGATACAACCCTCGAACAGAACCTGATGATAGTAGTAGCGATGAGGAAGAGGAAGAGGAAGAGGAAGAGGAAGAGGAAGAGGATAGTGATGATTATAGTGATCTTTGGGTTAATACTAATCATATTGGTGAGGATGTTAGTGATGAGGATGTTAGTGATGAGGATGTTGGTGATGAGGATGTTGGTGATGAGGATGTTAGTGATGAGGATGTTAGTGATAACTCTCGTATAGCAAGAGAAGAAGCAGACAGAGCTCTTTTGGATTATGAGTTATACTTCTGGGAAACGGATGAGTTTAAAAACTGGCTACTCGAACACAACCGTTTGTTAAAACATTATATGTCAGAAGGGTCACTATATCGTGCAATATATAGTGCAGCTGATCCTCGAGAATTTCAAGATATAGATATTTGGGAAGACTTATTAGACGAAAATTTTATGGCTAATTTAGATTTAGATTATTCAGAAAATAGTTTCAATAGATTATACTTCCGTTATGCCGATAACAAGAGGATAACTCGTCCTGGTTATAATGAATCGGGTGAAAAAAAATTATTGTTTATACATATGTATCTAAAAGAAGCATTTTTCGCACGATATGCTTTAAGAAATATTGATTTCAGAAAAAAACTATGCCTATTAGGAGACGTAAGTAGACTTGAGGCACTTTATTTCGAGAGTGATAAGGAATCCTATATTAAGATACCTAAATTTTATAAAGAAGTAGATTCAGATGATGACGATTCTGACGATGAAGATTATAGTATATTCGATACACCTCAAAATCCAGAACTTTTAAGAAAAGAATTAAATATAGCTACTGGATACGATCAAATATTACAAGAAGTGATGGAAATGATTTTGCTTGCACATGCACGTAACATTAGTAGTCCTCTTACAACTACAGAATTTGCTTCTCAATTGCTTACATTGAATTCTGACCATCTAAAGAGGATACATAAAAAACTACAAACGATATTGATCGACGAATAAAATTTTCAACTATTACATTTCTTTTACCAATTTTTTGTAACATATTTATAATACTATCTTAAAAATAAATAATGTTTTTGATTATTTATTCTTACCTATTAATTAAAAATGGCAAGTTCTTATTTAAAAAATGATTCAGAAAATGTTTACGATTTAAATACTGAAAGGAAATTACGACAGTATATTTTAGATACTATAAAATCTTTTAGAAAAAATCGAGAATTAAGGAATGTAAGCAGAGGATACAACCCTCGATCAGAATCTAGTGAAGAGGAAGAGGGTAGTGATGATGATAGCGATCTTTGGGTTAATACTAATCATAATCTTAAGTATGATGATGTTAGTGATGAGTCAAAAGAATCTGAAAAAGATCGTTTAGAAAGAGATCGTTTAGAAAGAGATCGTTTAGAAAGAGATCGTTTAGAACAAAGAGATCGTTTAGAAAAAGTTCGTTTAGAAAAAGTTCGTTTAGAAAAAGTTCGTTTAGAAAAAGTTCGTTTAGTTAGCGAGGATCGCTCTGAAAATGGCATAAACTTCTGGAAAACGAATGCGTTTAAAAAATGGTTAATTAGACACAACCGTCTATTAAAACATTATATGTCAGAAGGAACACTACATAATGAGGCAAAAAGGTGGAATCCTCATGCAATGCACTACGATATAGGTATCTGGAAATACTTAATAGACGAAAATTATATGGCTAATTTACATTTAGATTATTCAAAAGATAATTTCACTAAATTATACAGACTTTATCAGAAAAATAAGGAAAGTACTAGGTATAATCAATCAAATGAAAAAATATTATTATTTATACATATGTATCTAAGAGAAGCATTTCTTGCACGACATGAGTTAAGAAATATTGATTTCAGAAAAAAACTATGCCTATTAGCAGACGAAAGAAAACTTGTTTATTTGTCGGGAGATAAAGATAAAAAACGCTATATTAGAACACCAGAATTTTATTATCAAGTTCCGTATAACTATTATCCATCATCGTATCAGACATATGAGGAAAAGTGTGTTATATTTGACATACCTCAAAATCCAGAGCTTTTAAGAAAAGAATACACTATAGCTACTGGATACGATAACATATTAGAAGAAGTGATGGACATGATTTTGCTTGCACGAGAACGTAACATTAGTACTCCTCTTACAACTACAGAATTTGCTTCTCAATTGCTTACTTTGAAACCTGATCAAATACATACTATACATAAAAAACTACAAAAGATATTGTTAGAATAAAATTTTTTTGTACAATTTTTTGTAATAATACTCAAAAGTATATATATATATATATATATATATATATATATATATTATTTGTAACTTGGTAAAATAAAAATCATTATAATTAATCTTTTACTAAAAGAAATGAATTACAAAAGAACAAACTATGTAACTTTTAAAAATTATTGGCAACCACCTGATGTAAAAGAAAATTTTTTTGTAAAGTATGCTATAAGAGGACCGATTACAATTCCTAATGATAATTATGATTATGAAAATTTGAAAAAGTGCGGAATTTGTTAATTTCAATTATTTTTGAATAAATATGTTAACTTTTTCCCATGGAATCGCCGGATTACTGTGAGAACCTTCAATCAGAATGTGTTGAGAGCATAATTTAATTAAAGGTTTAACACTTTCGTAAGGAATTATTTCATCGGATGTGCTATGCAAAATAAGGCTTTTTCCTTTGTATCCATCCAAATAAGATGCTGTATCAAATTCTGGAAATAAAAAAGAGAAAAAAGATAGTACAGGATAATTATTCTTGATAATTTCTTTTATACTTGGAATAGATGATTCAATAATCAAAGTAGGAATTGAATATCTTCTAGCAACATAGGTTGCTATAGGTGCACCAATCGATTCTCCGTATAATATTATTTGTTCTGGATTGTACGTTTGGCGAAGCATAGCGACCATAGCTGATGCGTCATCATATAATTGTTGTTCGCTTGGAACTCCAGTGCTTTTACCATATCCAGAATAATCAAAGGCTAAAATCGAGTACCCCATTGATTTCATTGCTAATATTTTTTCTTGCTTGTATGAAATATTACCATAATTATCATGACAAAACAAAATAATTTTATTTGAGTTTCCGGAAAAAAGCCAACCGTTTAAATGTCCGTGATTAATTTCTTTATAATTTTGGTTATATTTTTCGTTTAATTCAAGAAACGTAGAAGAAGGACGAAAATAAATAAATCTTTTAGTGATAAGCACGCATATAAATATAGCGGCAACAACGATTATTCCTGCCTTAATAAAAACCTCAAGCAATTGATTATTCATCTTAATTAATAAATAGATATATTTACTTTAAGTAAAATCTAATTTAAAAACTTTTTTCTTAATATAAACTATAAATGAAACACTTAAACGTAATCCATACAAATTCAATTATATTTCCTCAATTAATTACTCAGTTAATTCCTCAATTAATGCCTCAGTTAATGCCTCAATTAATTAAAGAACCTCCTAAAATATATATTGTTGATTTCAAAAAATTAGATGAATTAAAAAAAAATAAAAATGTAATAAAAAAATAATTTAGAGTATAATGTGTAACTGAATTTAATCAATTTGAGGGTTAGAAGCTCAAAGAGTTTGATTCGTATAAATTTGTAGATTATAAATTAAATAAAATTGTCGTTAATTTTATTTAATATTACATTATTAATCACAAGTAAAAAATCTTTATGATTTAGAATTAAGCTTGATCTACCAAGATAGGTTCCACGATAGGTTCCACGATAGGTTCCACGATAGGTTCCACGATAGGTTCCACGATAGGTGGTTTTGGTTGCCCGTATTTTTTTTGTAATATGAATTCTCTTAAAAAGTGTTCTGTTTCTTCTACACACGTATATCCATATCCTTTTCTTCTAAAACAGTCTTTCTCTTCATCGGTTAATTCATCTTTAGACATTTGTTCTATTTTTAGTTCTATTTTTTCTAACATAGTTTTTACGATAGGTTCTACAATAGGCTCTACGATAGGCTCTACGATAGGCTCTACGATAGGCTCTACGATAGGCTCTACTATAGGCTCTACAATAGGTTCAACTACGTTAGGTTCCACGATAGGATTTTGAGAAACATTTTTTGGTATAAATACTATATTCTTATCGTCAAATACATCTAACTTTACATAACCAAGATTATATACCATATCAAAAAACTCTACTATCGATGCTAATCCAGAATCTTCAACTGTTTTATCATACACTTGAATCATAATAACTGGTTTATCTCTTGTAATAACCGAAATAGCACCTTTTAAAATAAAATATTCCCATCCTTCCGCGTCACATTTCAAAAAATCAACTTTTTTATCAAAATATAGATTATCAATAGTGTTTGTAGAAATTTGAATATTTTCATACACATTTAAGTTATTTGGAATACTCATTGTAAAAATGCTAGATTCGGTATTAGATATAGCTATATTATAAGGAAATACTTTATGTGATACAGTGTTTATTGAAATATTATCAACAAGGCATTTGTAAGGCATTGGAAAAGGTTCATAAGAATCTACACTTATTCCTTCAAAAAATTTGGCATATAGTGAATATAATCCGTTCTGCGAGCCTATATCTACTAATTTTGCACTACCATTGCGACTAACTGCTTTCAAAAGCTCTTCATAAACATACTCAATAGAGTCATACTCTAAAACAATACTATTGTGTGTACTCTTTAATGTAAATGTATTATTAGCGAGAGTTTCTTCTGTTAACCATACACAGTGTCCATTTGGATAAGTAAATTCAATCATTTACACAAACGCAACATTATTTTAGATAATTTTTATAAAAATTACCATAGACTACTGTATAAAACATATGTACCATTTGTGTTGAGATGTGTACCATCTGAATTGACAAATGACACTAAATTGGTTTGGGTCAGAGGAGAATGCAATGGAAATTGACCAACAGTAATATCATTCAAGTTCATTGACGCCTTTAGATAATGCTCAACTGGGGTACCTTTAATCTCGCTTTCGGGCAAAGTTGGTGTTAAGTCTATAGACATTCGTGCAAGAGTAACATCTCCAGTACTAGCAAAATTACCAAATCTAACGTGCGAACATGTAATAGAATCAGCTAAATCAATCATAATTGATCCTCCTGGTTGAATTGTTACTATAGTAGTATCTGTAACTGACGGTGCTAACATTCCAGTCTGACTGAGAACAGCTGTTATTCCATCTGCACCAACTGTCGCAGATGAAATAGTACAGGATACTCGGACTGATGGATTTCCTCCTGCACCTGGAATAGCAACAGTTTCAGTGAATCCTTTCATAATGTTTCTATAGCATCCCATTTTTTGATCTATAGTATTACCTGCCGTATCCGAAAGAGCCTCTGAATGACATCCGTAAAATCCTAATCTATTAAATCGGAAATCAACTGTTCCTGTATTTCTGATAGTAACCCACCGATAAGCCATTACAATTCCCCATTTCTTTGAGAGAGCAGCAATATGTGTAGCAATTTCAGCTGATGAATAAAATACATCAGGAGTAGCTCTACATAAATTAGAAGTTTCAGCGATAATCTGTCGATTTCTTCCTATCCAACCAGTTCTGCTTATTCCGGCAGCACCTTCCTGATATGTGTTTGCAGCACCAATGAAAGTGCTTCTTCCAACCATTGTAGTCAGACTTCGTGCATTTCTAGCACAGAGCATACCATACTTTATGTACCTTGTAGCGACTGAATCTGCAGCGTCACTAATTTGTGTTATTCCATATGTAAGAGGAGACGAATTGTAAAAATAGGTAGGATAAGTTGTTGAGGTTGTTGATACACTAGTAATAACTGTTACATAGCTTCCACTAGCAACTCTTCTATTAGCAGTATTAATTTGTTTTCCATTGAGGTAAACTTTAATATAATTTTCCATAGTCGCATCTGAGTTGAAAAATCCTCCATTTGACTGTGTATTCACAACAACAGTTAAAAGGTACATTCTTTCACCGCTTAACATGTTTGGAAAATTGACACCATCATCTCGCTGTGTACCTCCAACACCAGATCCAGCATTTGTACATGAGCGAAACATAGCATAAGTAGGTGGAGTAAATGGGGCTAGATTCATTGAATTGTTTGATGCACCTAAGTTTATTACATTTAACCCAATCGTTTTATGAATAATTTGAGTACATACACTATTGCTAACAGTCACTGTAATTCCACCACACATACTACTATAAGCTGATTGATGATTCTGTGTTGCAGCAGTCACATTATATAATGCATCTTGTTTAAGAGTTCCCATTCCAGCATAGCTGTAAAGGTGTCTGTAAAATAAAGACAAGTGATTTCCTACCATTGAGCTGATAGTAAACATTTTTTGCAAATCAAGAGTATCTACTAATCTCCCTACATTAGGGTCATGAGCTGGATAATTGAACAATGATCGTGTACCTTTATTAGTAACAGCGTAAGGAAATCCACCATAATAGGGATGTGCATAAAATTGTTGATTATCAAATGGATCTGTCATTGCACCACTATCAGGAAATATTAGCGGAATATCAACATACCAACTTCCTGTAGTAATGCTTTGTCTGAGTCTAGTAGCGAGTGGCATTCGACCAGCTTCGTTCCGCAAAGATACTCCGAAAGGAGTATGAAATGTATTAGGATCCATAAACCCAAGGTTTAACAAATCATAATCTGTACCATTTTGTCCTGCCGCGTTACATGATTGCTTAAAAATTAAACCATACACTGATAAGACTTCTTTGGGAATATAATCTTGTCTAGTCATCATAAACCTTGTTGAAGTAGTAGCATCAGTAATTATATATCTGCCATCAATTGAACTATATTTGTCTATGTTTGCTTGTGTACTAGATCCTAGATAAAATTGATCTGGTGTTTGAGTAGAAGTTAGGTAAGGAGGTGCATTCCACGGGCTATCTGCTACAAATTGCTTAAAATTAATTTGTTGATTTGTTGTAAACGTATTGGTTGCTCCATTACGCTGATAACTTAGGTAGTGATTAATGGCTCTATTACAGTCCCAAGTCTTAGCCATCAAGTTACATGACCATTGGTTGAGTTGATTTGTAGATGATTCAAGTGTTGCTTGATATCTTGGTAAGTTGTATGGCGAAATTGCCACAGTAGTACCGTATTTTTGTTTCCATGGCATGAACATATTATTGAGAGCATATGTGTTTACATTTGTACCATTTAACTGTGCACAATCGATTGTTGTACACTGAACCGCTGAACCATTAAGATGATACCATAAGTTATATTTTTCCCAATCAGTGACAGTTGCATTACACTGAATATCAAACCTTAATTTTGCGGATCTTGTTGTACTTATTTTTCCTAACCTAATAAATCCGCAGTTACTCACAACAGATGAAAGTGTGAACTGAATATATCCTCCTGCTGGAATTTGTTGAAATGGAGCAGTGCTCATAAGTGTAGCTGACCAGGCAGCCGAAACACTTCCCGACGAAACAGCTATTCCACCGGTAGCTGCATAAATAGTGTTCACATTAATTAAATTGGTAGATAATGTATCTAAGTTGAAAGGATTGTTGTATATTCCTACCCATCCAATGCTTATGGAAGTCGATCCAACGTTGACAATTCGGAATTTTTTGATTGATGGGCCAGCGTATGGAACACACCATTTATTTGCAATGTCAGAACCTAAACTTATAAGTTCTTCTGCTGATATAGAAGAGGGAACAACAGTAAATTCTCCGAACCTCGCTGCACTAGTCTTATTTGTGGCGGTATTGGAGAAAGATGGAACATTTGCTCCTAAGTTTTCTCCTATAACATTCCAGGTATTATTGTTTATAGAACTAAATTCAATGAAAGTTGGCGTATTGAACTGGTGAATAGTAATAAAGTCTTGCAGAAGTGTATCGCCTGCCGCACCTAAACTTGGTGATTGTGTATCAATTGCTGTAAATAAACTTGTATTAGTATTAGAAAAACCGTTATACCATCTTCCAGTTTCACCTGATATAATAGCTTGACTAAACTGCACAGATGGTTGATATGTGCACGATTCCATACAATCTGATGAACTTGTATATCCGGGAAGTACAGTCATTACAGATGCCGGTGCTGAAGGAGGCTGTACGTATGAATTTCCACCAGGAGTCATCTGAGTTCTTGTTCCTCCGCTTGGTGTTGCATGCCATAGAACAGATGGATTATTGTTTCTCCAAGTATGGCATTGAACAATTATCGCTGCGTGTCCTGTTGCAGCTATATTAATTGCTACTGATGACCCACTATTATAGTTGCATCTGACCATAGTCTTAGTCATTTTTGTTCCGCTCGGAGCCCATTCACCTGTAACGTCTCTGTAATATGATCTAAGTGTACCGATGTTGGTAGTTCCACCTACTGTTGTAAAACCTGGATAAGTAAAGGAACCTGCAAAAGTATCTGTAGCAGTTCCAGACAATCCAAAAGACGTAGCATCTATTGTTCTCAAAGCCGGGGTAATAGTTATAGTACCTCCTGAAGCTAGCAAAGTAGAACTAGTAATTCCTTTTGGTGAAGTAACAGATGCATATGCATAATAAACGCCAGATGGTGAAATTATACATGGTACAATAGCAGAACCGGATGAATCTACTATTCCAGTACCGCATTGTGTAAGACCTGTACCTCCTGTAGATGCAGAGAAGTAAACAGTTGCTATCCCGGAAGAGATAGTATCAGATGGGGAAAAGGTTAAATTAATATTAAAAGATTCTGAAGAGGATATAGAATTAACTGATATACATGAAACACTAGTTGGAGTAGTATAAGCTCTGGTTGTAAATTGTTGAGGAGCAAGAATATTTGAACCTGTTATTCCTAAAGGACTTATAGTACGTGCGTAAAGATAGTACGTTCCAGCTACAGAAGGGGCCGAACCAGATACTGTAACAACACCAATTTCTGGGGTTGTCGCAACACCTATTTGTGTCAAATTTAAATAGTCATTAGTAAGAGAATAAGATACTATTGATGTTCCAGGTGCTGTCGTAATAGTTTCATATCCAGAAAGGGTTACAGCAAAAGTTGTTATAGCACTTTCTACGCATGTCGCAGGTGAATAAGTTATAATAGATGTTGCTTGGGTATAACTTCTAGATGTGAATTGTTGTCCTAATATAGCAGAACCTTGTACAGATAGTGGGCTAATAGTACGAGCGTATAAATAGTATGTTCCAACCGGGATAGTCCCAGATACTGTCACAACACCGTTTATAAGAGATGATATTGTTCCTATTTGTGTTAAACCAAAGTAGTTATTTGTGGATGAGTAATAAACGGCAGCTGTGCCATTAATAACAGAATCATATGTTCCAAATGTAACAGTGAATGTAGTTTCAACGCTATCTACACATATAGATGGTGTATAAGTTATAGAAGATCCTTGTGTATAAAGTCGTGATACTATAGGTGTATTTGATACGACTAGTGGTCCTAAAACACCTAAAGGTGAACGTATCCGTATATAAGGATACCATGTACCTGATGGTAATTTTACTATTAAAGAACATGATCCGGAGTCTCCACCATGTGCAGAGTATGTTATAGCTGATCCAGCCGATGACGCTCCAGTTATACCTGCTGCGCCAAAGTAAGTAGCATTTGTATTATTGCTATAGTACAAAAAGAGATTTAAATATGATATTGCAGTACTACCTGAAAGTGTTATTGTCATATTAGTTTCTGTATTTTCTATAAAATTACTAGTAGGTGTATAAGTAAAACTTGTAGGCATTGTATAAATTGTACCGGGTGCATCTACAAAATATCCTTGTTTATTTGAACCTGAATAAGACAAAGTTATTTCAGATGATGTTAATGGAATCCTGTATATAACATACAGAGTATTCATACCAGTTACTGATGGAGTACATGAAACTGACAAAACACCTGTTCCTTGAATATATCCAGATATTGTGCAATTAGAAACTTGAGTATTTGTTGTATTTAAGTATACTGAAAAGTTTGCGCCAGTTGCACTTGATGTGTTAGGTCCCAAAATTGTTGCTGTAAAAGTAGTGGCTGTACCTGATTTTAAAGATGAGTTCAGAGATGACGTTGATATAGATGGTACTTGCACTGTTAGTGTTCCTGTAGTTCTTAACAAAGAACTAGAAGAAACTCCTTTTGGTTCAGTAACTTTGCAATAGAGATAAAAAGTTCCTGTTTGCAAAAATACGCAAGATACAGTCGACGCACCACTTGAACTTACTGTTCCTGTACCGCACTGTGTAGGTAATAAATCATTTGCAGATTCAGAATAGTAAACAATTACAGTACCTGTAGCCAGTGTATCAGAAGGAGAAAATGTAAAATTAATATTAACACCAGATGAACTAGAAAAATAAGTACCAGAAAGAGAACCTGCAACACTTGTTGGTAATGTGTAAGCACGTGATGTTAGTGTTGAAGAATTAGCTAATAAAATAGATCCCGATGCTCCTAATGGACTTATAGTTTGTGCGTAAAGATAGTAAGTTCCTGCCGCAGGAACTATTCCGGAAACTGTTACAATACCACTTACAGGCCCAGTTGCATTTCCTATTTGCGTCAAATTTGCACCGGTATTTAAAGGCGAGTAATATACTTTTGCTGTACCAGGGACTACAGATTCGTACCCCCCAAGGGATACCGTAAAGGTTGTTGTATTACTCTCAACACCAGTTGCTGGTGAAAAAGATATGACAGAAGTTGCTTGAGTATAAGATCTGGATGAAAAAGACACGTTTGAGCCCATTAATGGTCCGGTAATTCCAAGAGGAGAAGTTATCCTGATATAAGGAAACCATGTACCTCCATTTGCTATTACTGATAACGAAGAAGTATTTGATGCGAGCGCACCTGTAGCTCCTTGTATAAGACTAGTAATTGTTGTCGCACCTGCCGAATTACCATAATAAAACACCAAAGGAGCTGATGCGCCGGCCGCTCCTGTTGATGATATTGTCATAGTAGTTCCAGTCATTTCATTGTAACCAATTGTTGGTGTATATGTAAAAGAAGTAGGCATTTTGAAAGTAGAAGTTGTTGCATCTACAAAATATCCCAAATTATTTGATCCCGAATATGAAAAAGTATACACAGGGCCAGATGGATCAGTAAATCTTACATAAAGTAAATTAATACCTGTTACGTTTGGTGTTGCTGTAAAAGTTATTGTTGTTGAAGGAGATGAAAATGAATATCCGGTAACTGTACAATTAGAAACTTGAGTACTTGAAGTATTTATGTATGGTACAAAATTTGATGATGATACACCAGTTGCACCTATACCTGTGATAGTTAGAGTTACTCCTGTTGTAGCGGTTCCTGACACTAAAGATGATGAAAGTGTTGATTGTGTAATTGCGCCTAATATCACGGTGGTTGGTGTAGCATAAGGTATAAAATTGCTTCCGGTTGTTCCCCACATACTTGTAGGTTTTATATAAAAGTATATATTTCCTTGAGAAGGAGGATTTACAGTAAAACTGGCTACACCTGCATTATTAAGTGTTGCCGGAGTACTTATAAATGTGGTTGGTCCTGTTGCTCCTGTATAAGAATAACCAATTTGCACTGTATTTATTAGAGGTATCATACAAAATATTGTCATTTGCATTGCATTTGACGAATTTGTGAATATAGTACTAGGAGTTACCGAAGTAATACGCATACCTAGGAAAGGATCAAAAGAGCTTCCACCTGCTGAACCTGTTGAACCAGTTGCAGCCTGAACTATTTCTCCAGATGTTGAATTATATGCTAAATATCTAAATCCATATGACAATGCATCGGCAAAATCTCTAATTGGTTTGATATAGGTCGCACTAGAATTAGGATAAGTATCTGTAGTATTAAATGAACCAATAACATTTGTATTGTTTGGTTGTCCCGTATATCCAGCATTTAAACCAATAGCAATAGATCCTGTACCTTGATTAGTATAACCAGCAAAATTACCAATTGCAACTGAATTACTATTTTGATTAGTAGTACCTGCATTACTACCAATTGCAACTGAATTTGTATTTTGATTAGTCTTACCTGCATCTTTACCAATTGCAACTGAACCTGTACCCTGAATAGTAAACCCAGCACTTGTACCAATAGATATTGAATCAGTTAATTGTCCAGTATAACCTGCATTTAAACCAATAGCGATTTTATCTGTAAAAGTAACACTACCAGTAGGTCCAGTATTACCTGTAAATCCTTGAGCACCTTGAGCACCTTGAGCACCTTGAGCACCTTGAGCACCTTGAGCACCTTGAGCACCTTGAGCACCTTGAGCACCTTGAGCACCTTGATTACCTTGATTACCTTGAGTTCCTTGATTACCTTGATTACCTTGATTACCTTGAGCACCTGTAAATCCTTGAGCACCTTGATTACCTTGAGTTCCTTGAGCACCTGTAAATCCTTGATTACCTTGATTACCTTGATTTCCTTGAGCACCTGTAAATCCTTGATCACCTTGATTTCCTTGAGCACCTGTAAATCCTTGATTACCTTGGGTTCCTTGAGCACCTGTAAATCCTTGATCACCTTGATTTCCTTGAGCACCCGTAAATCCTTGAGCACCTGTAAATCCTTGATTACCTTGGGTTCCTTGAGCACCTGTAAATCCTTGACCACCTTGATTTCCTTGGGAACCTGTAAATCCTTGATTACCTTGGGTTCCTTGAGCACCTGTAAATCCTTGATCACCTTGATTTCCTTGAGCACCTGTAAATCCTTGATCACCTTGGGTTCCTTGATTTCCTTGGGCGCCTGTAAATCCTTGATTTCCTTGTGCTCCTGTAAATCCTTGATCACCTTGATTTCCTTGGGAACCTGTAAATCCTTGATTACCTTGGGTTCCTTGAGAACCTGTAAATCCTTGATCACCTTGATTTCCTTGGGAACCTGTAAATCCTTGATTACCTTGGGTTCCTTGAGCACCTGTAAATCCTTGATTACCTTGAGTTCCTTGACCACCTGTAAATCCTTGATCACCTTGATTTCCTTGGGAACCTGTAAATCCTTGATTACCTTGGGTTCCTTGAGAACCTGTAAATCCTTGATCACCTTGATTTCCTTGGGAACCTGTAAATCCTTGATTACCTTGGGTTCCTTGAGCACCTGTAAATCCTTGATCACCTTGATTCCCTTGAGCACCCGTAAATCCTTGATCACCTTGATTTCCTTGAGCACCCGTAAATCCTTGATCACCTTGATTTCCTTGGGCACCTGTAAATCCTTGATTACCTTGAGTTCCTTGACCACCTGTAAATCCTTGATCACCTTGATTTCCTTGAGCACCCGTAAATCCTTGATCACCTTGATTTCCTTGACCACCTGTAAATCCTTGATTACCTTGATTACCTTGATTACCTTGATTTCCTTGATTTCCTTGAGCACCTGTAAATCCTTGATCACCTTGATTTCCTTGAGCACCTGTAAATCCTTGATCACCTTGATTTCCTTGAGCACCTGTAAATCCTTTATCACCTTGATTTCCTTGGGAACCTGTAAATCCTTGATCACCTTGATTTCCTTGGGAACCTGTAAAACCTTGATTACCTTGAGCACCTGTAAATCCTTGATTACCTTGATTTCCTTGGGAACCTGTAAAACCTTGATCACCTTGATTTCCTTGGGAACCTGTAAATCCTTGATTACCTTGGGTTCCTTGAGCACCTGTAAATCCTTGATTACCTTGAGTTCCTTGACCACCTGTAAATCCTTGATCACCTTGATTTCCTTGGGAACCTGTAAATCCTTGATTACCTTGGGTTCCTTGAGCACCTGTAAATCCTTGATTACCTTGAGTTCCTTGACCACCTGTAAATCCTTGATCACCTTGATTTCCTTGGGAACCTGTAAATCCTTGATTACCTTGGGTTCCTTGAGAACCTGTAAATCCTTGATTACCTTGAGTTCCTTGAACACCCGTAAATCCTTGATCACCTTGATTTCCTTGGGCACCTGTAAATCCTTGATTTCCTTGGGCACCTGTAAATCCTTGATTTCCTTGACCACCTGTAAATCCTTGATTTCCTTGGGTTCCTTGAGCACCTGTAAAGCCCTGATTTCCTTGGGCACCTGTCGAACCTATTTGATCAACAATCTTGATTGTACCAATCATTCCAGAGTGAAATTTACATTGATAAAATATTTCCGAAGGTGCGTCAAAAGGAACTCTATATGTTATAGTAGTTAATATTGTGCCATTTCCATAAACACCGTCAACTGAATTATTTCCAGTAGTTCCAGCTACTGCAGAAGTATTTTGATCATTTAACCTTAACGCTAAAGGATGACTGCTAGTTATATTAGTTAAATCAAAGTAGTATAATTGTCCTCTAACTACAGTTAATGTTGGATAAGAACCAACAAATCCATTAACTGAATAAACAGAACTTGTATTTTCAAAAACAAAGTTTGTTCCACCAACAATACCAGCAACACCTGTAAATCCTTGACTTCCTTGATCACCTGTAAATCCTTGATTTCCTTGAGGACCAGTAGCACCTGTAAATCCTTGACTTCCTTGATCACCTGTAAATCCTTGATTTCCTTGAGGACCAGTAGCACCTTTTTCGCCAGTAGCACCTTGTTCACCAGTAGCACCACCTTTATCTCCTTGAATACCTTTATATCCAGTCAATCCTTGAGGACCTTGGTTTCCTTCAGCACCCGTATTTCCTTGAACACCCTTTTCACCCTTTTCACCCGTTTCACCTTGAGCACCGGTAGATCCACCTGAATCTCCTTTTGAACCTTGATTTCCTTGATGACCAGTAACACCTTGATCGCCAGTAGCACCTTGATCGCCAGTAGCACCTTGCTCACCCGTAGCACCACCTTTATCTCCTTGAATACCTTTATATCCAGTCAATCCTTGAGGGCCTTGGTTTCCTTCAGCACCGGTATTTCCTTGAACACCCTTTTCACCCGTTTCACCTTGAGCACCGGTAGATCCACCTGAATCTCCTTTTGAACCTTGATTTCCTTGAGGACCAGTATTACCTTGATCGCCAGTAGCACCTTGTTCACCAGTAGCACCTTGATAGCCAGTAGCACCTTGTTCGCCAGTAGAACCTTGTTCGCCAGTAGCACCACCTTTATCTCCTTGAATACCTTTATACCCAGTCAATCCTTGAGGGCCTTGGTTTCCTTCAGCACCCGTATTTCCTTGAACACCCTTTTCACCCATTTCACCTTGAGCACCGGTAGATCCACCTGAATCTCCTTTTGAACCTTGAGGACCAGTAACACCTTGATCGCCAGTAGCACCTTGATCGCCAGTAGCACCTTGCTCACCCGTAGATCCACCTTTATCTCCTTGAATACCTTTATATCCAGTCAATCCTTGAGGGCCTTGGTTTCCTTCAGCACCGGTATTTCCTTGAACACCCTTTTCACCCGTTTCACCTTGAGCACCGGTAGATCCACCTGAATCTCCTTTTGAACCTTGATTTCCTTGAGGACCAGTAACACCTTGATCGCCAGTAGCACCTTGTTCACCAGTAGCACCTTGATAGCCAGTAGAACCTTGTTCGCCAGTAGCTCCACCTTTATCTCCTTGAATACCTTTATACCCAGTCAATCCTTGAGGGCCTTGGTTTCCTTCAGCACCGGTATTTCCTTGAACACCCTTTTCACCCGTTTCACCTTGAGCACCGGTAGATCCACCTGAATCTCCTTTTGAACCTTGATTTCCTTGAG